TTACACCGCTAACACCAGTCTCTCCAGTTACACCGCTAACACCGGTCTCTCCGGTAACTCCTGAAACACCAGTCTCTCCAGTAACTCCTGAAACACCAGTCTCTCCGGTAACTCCTGAAACACCAGTATCTCCAGTTACACCGCTAACACCAGTATCTCCGGTAACTCCTGAAACACCAGTATCTCCGGTAACTCCTGAAACACCAGTATCTCCAGTTACACCTGAAACACCAGTATCTCCAGTTACACCTGAAACACCAGTATCTCCAGTTACACCGCTGACACCAGTATCTCCGGTAACTCCTGAAACACCAGTATCTCCGGTCACTCCTGATACACCAGTATCTCCAGTTACTCCTGAAACACCAGTATCTCCAGTTACACCTGAAACACCAGTATCTCCGGTCACTCCTGAAACACCAGTATCTCCGGTCACTCCTGATACACCAGTATCTCCGGTCACTCCGCTAACACCAGTCTCTCCAGTTACACCGCTACCAGAACTAGAAATTTGTATATTATTCTTTAGCAATATAGCATCTCCTCCAATTCCATTAACTGGTAATGATACTTGTATATATACAGGATAACTAGTTGGTTGAGAAGAGACAATATTTCCGTTACTATCAAGATAATAAATCTGTCCAATAGTTCCAAATAAACCTGGTGAAATACAATTAGGGATTGAAATATTACATCCAGGAATATATTGTCCAAATGGAGCATAAGTGAAATTAGAATTTATACAATCAGAATTTATAATTCCAACACTTGTAACAACACCAACTATAATATTATTAGTTGGTGTTATAGAAGTAACAACATTAAATAGTCCAGTATTAACATCAATATATAAAAATTGCCCAATCGTATTTATAGCTGGCATCACTTCTATCTGACATACATTTATGTATGTTGTATAATAATTACGACTATTAAATCTAGATATAAGATTAGTAATATATTCATAATTTAATCCTAAAGATTCTAAATCATTTGTAATTGGAGATAAATTTGGTAACCCATTATCTCCTAATTGCCAACAATATCCTACTGTATTTTCAGGAGGACCTATTTCACCATCTGAAGAAATAGAATAATTATAATATTCTACATCTTCTAATATAACATCAACAGAATCATCTATGTTAGGAGGATTTACAGAAATAATTCTCCATGCTTGAGCCGCTTGACCAATACTATTAGGTAAAATTCCTAAACATGTAGTACTAGATAACCAAAATCCCGGAGTTATATTTGCAACTGTATATGAAAAATTACCACCTTGATAAATTTGAGGATTATTTGTAATTAAATTACATATATATTTATTATTTTCTATTTGAATAGTATTATTTATATAAACTTGCAAACAAATATTTGGTTTAATATAACTCATTTGTTATATTAAAGAATTTTTTAAATTAATATGTTATGTATATTGTTGCCAATGTAACAACTCCTGAAGGTGAAGTTCCAGTTGATTTAAATCCGAGTGAATTAGTTGTTACATTATTAAATGTTATATTTAATATTTTACCAAAATAATCGATATTATAAGTTATATTATTTTGACTATAAGTTACATTTGAAGTTAAATTATAAGATGATAAATTACCATTAGAATATATATGTCCAGATGATAATATAGAATAAGGAATTTTAAATGTATTTATAATATTTGTTATACTAAAACTAATAGTGGTTGTACCTGATAATGAAAATGTTGAAGTTGATGATATATTTGAACTTATATTTGCAATTGTAGGATATCCTATACCACTTACAACTGTACCTAAAAATGTTATAGTTCCAATATTAGGACTACTAATTGGACCAGTTGCACCAATTGGACCAGTTGCACCGGTAGAACCTACAATACCCACTCCGGTAGCTCCCGGAGGACCAATATCCCCAGTTACACCAGTTGCACCTGTAATACCTACTCCAGTAGCGCCAATAGTTCCGGTAGCTCCCGGAGGACCAATATCCCCAGTTATACCAGTTGCACCTGTAATACCCACTCCTGTAGCACCAACAGCTCCTGTAGCTCCCGGAGGACCAATATCTCCAGTTACACCAGTAGCGCCAGTCATACCCACTCCTGTCGCACCGGTAACACCAATAGGTCCAGTTGCGCCTGTTGGTCCTTCAACTCCAGTTGCACCTTGAGTACCAGGATTACCTTGAATAGGTCCTACATCTGTCCATACACCACTAGGACTTGTATTTACCCATAAATTAGATGGATTTTGTGCATCTAAAAGTCCATAACCTACTAAACCAGTTGTAAACATTGGTGGACTTCCAGTACCATCAAATGAACCATAAATGGTGATTGTACCTGGGTTTATACCACCAATAGTAGACCCAAGTGGTAAATTAATTATTTGTTCATTTTCATTATTAGTTGAACTAATTGGTACACCACCAACCCATAATGTTTGCCCAGAAGCTTGAATATCTCCAACCCATAAATTCGCAAAAGGGTACTCTGGAGATCCTAAATCTATACCTCCTGTTTTTCCTGTTGCAGGCGATATAAAATACCCTGTATATGAAAAATTTAAAAATACATTACCAGCATCTGTATCATAACCAGTTATTGGTAATATAGGAAAATTTACAGAACCACTAAAAGATCCTGCTGGTCCTGTTGGTCCAGAAGCACCCATTGGACCAGTTGGACCAGTTGGACCAGTTGGACCTGTACTCCCATAGCCAAAAGTTCCAGTACCAGCTGTCCAATTTATTCCATCATAATATAATACAGAACCTGTTTGTGTACTATTAGCTAAATTAGGATCTATATTTGTATTATATAAAATATCAGCATTATATACAGGTTTTTGGGCATATGATAAATATAATGTCGTTGACATATTAATACGAAATGACATTTATTATCTATAATATTTTTAGAAAACATTTAAAAAGACTAATTCTTGTAAAATATATTTACATATCTAAACTATCATAATTGTTCTGTATATCCGTATCTACTTTAGATTCACTATGACGATACCAATCTGAATGTATTAGTTTAGGTTCAACCTCCAGTAAGTTTAAATTTGGAATAATTTTTACTACATAATCAATTCCATGTTTTATACCATTTAAATTTATATATTCTATTATTTTTTTAGCACCATTTTTATGTATAATATACGAAAAAAATCCACCTATATATAATTCTTTATTTAATTCTTTAATAACTATATTATCAGATTTATTAAACTCAATATCTGTATCTTCTATTTGATGATAACCTAAAAATAACATATCAAAAGATTTATTATTTATAATTTTCTCAAAATATTGACACATATCTTTATCTATGTTCTTTATATCATCTTCAAATATAAAATAATAATCATTGTCTGCATCATTTATTAGTCTATCCCATAAACAATAATGACTTAATGCACATCCCATAAAAGATTTTCGATTACCAAAATCATTTCCTTTAAATAAATTTTTTATATCATCAGTTGCTTCAATATCATTACCATCTATTCCTTCAAAAAATTCGTAATTTTTAATATTATATTTATTAAACATATTTTGCATTATTTCTTTTCGATCTGGTCTTCGTTTTAAATTAATTACTATTTTTTTACAATTATTAAGAATATGCGAGTCATTAAATTGTGAAATATTATTTAAATCATATGCATTAACACCACTTTGATTAGTTAATTTTCCTATATGTATACAAGATATAGTATCAAAAAATCCACTTTTATAACCTTTATCATAATATTTATCCGCATAATCTCGTTCAAAAAAATTATTTTTGCTATCGTAATTCCCTAAGTCAAGTATCTTATCGACCAACGTCATTGACGGGCGTAAACTATAATGAGGCCAATATGCACAATTAGGTAAAGGTAAATCATTAGTAACTATATGCGCTAAAAATTCTGAATCCAATCGAGTACCGCCATTCATTACCCAATGACTATATACTTCACTATAATTACGATTAAATAAAATTTGATGAATATTATCATTTTCATATTTATCTAAGAAATCTATAGATTTTTGAACATACGTATTCTTTTCAAAAAATAACCAATCATCTTCTAAATGTATCCAATATTTTGGTTTTAATTCAGCTAATTTATCAAAAATAATATTCATACTTTGTCTATGTCCTTTTTCTTCAGGTGTTTTCATATAGTATTCAAAAAATGGATACATTTTTTGCATATATTCTCGATCTTCGCTATCTGAATTATCATCAACACACAAAAAATAATCAATCTTATGAAAATCAAGCCACGTATTCATTAAAGAATTAATGGTTTGTTTAAATAATTCTAGTCGTTTACAACTAGTTATAGTTAATATTACAGAAATATTATCTTTTTTAGAACATATATTTTTTGGAACTTTATATACTATAAGATTTTTACGGTATTTTTGAAATAACATATCAACTGATTCGTATTCTAATTTATCAAATATATAACCTTCATTATGGAATTTTTTAATATATTCTAATAAATTATACAAAAATTGTATATCATCTGTTATATAATTTACAAAATATTTAAGATTACCTAATATACATTTAATATGTTTTATATCTACAACATCTGTATATTGTTTTTTACATATTATTTCATACATTTTAGCACATATATTATGATGGTTACTATGTTTACAGCATATACCTAATGTATAATATGGTAAATAAAAATCAGATAAACTTTTCTCTATATTCATTGTATCTAATTTATCAAATAAATGTTCAATACACTTATAATATACATATCCAAATTCATAAGGACCATATTTATAATAATGATGTATAAGTTTATAAAAACATTCAACTGGTTGTGTGTTATATCTACTTGATTCAACTAAATAACCTAATCCTTCTACTATACAATTTAATTTTTCATAATTATTATAAATTTCTAAACAAGCAGTATACTTTTCACTATTTACATTGCTATTTCCCAACACATATTTATAAAACTCAATCGCTTTTATATACTGTCCAGATTTACCGCAACTATAAGCGCAATAATAAGCATATCTAGTTGCAATTTCATCTTTATTTTTAACAGATTTATTATAAGCATCTTCTAAAATAATAGCATCTTTAATATACTTATTAGGATCTTTACTACGAATACCATTTGTTCCAGCTATAAAATAATATTCTCCTTTTATAGTAGTATGTGTAGGAATATCTGTGTCTAAACAAATAGGATATTCATATAATACACCTTCGTATACCCATGTTAAATTATTACATAATAAAATCAACTTGTTATAAGTATTTCCGTTATTTTCTCTGAAAACAAAATTATATGAATCTAAATATAAAGTATCAGGAAGTGAAAAATTACCGGCTATACAATCATCAGCATCCCACATAAAAATATAATCTGTTTTTGTATAAGCAGCTGATATTAAAGCTGTTCTATTATAACCAAAATCACGCCATGGAATATCAATTAATTCTCCTGGTATTTTTTTATTATTAAAAAAATTTTTTATTATAGATTTAGTATTATCTGTAGAACCAGTATCACTTATTACCCAATAATCAAATTTAATGTAAGTACAAATATTTTCTAATGTATTATATATATTTGATTCTTCGTCTTTTACAATCATACATAAACATACTGTAGGTGTACTATTATCTTTTTTAGCAAACTTTATACTAACATTATCATCTTCTACAATATTATACATTTTATCTAAATAGCGTAAGAAAAATTTAGAAGTAGCGGAATATATATTATAATTATTATATATATATTTTTCTTCAATTGTTAATAAATTATTATCTATATACCAGGGTAAATGTTTTGCTGTAAAATTACCAGCTATACGTATAGACATTTCTGAACATCCATATTTTTTATTATATAAAAAAAATTTTGTATCCATAGATGCTGTATAAAGTATATAATCTTTATTATCTATTTTATTTCTCCAAAACTGATTTTCATGATCGTATATATTCTGTTCAAATAAATAATCATTATATTGATACATTTTATCATAATCAGAAATATCTAATGCAAACCCAATTTTTTTACAATTGTATTTATCACTTAACTCTGATAATATTTCTATAAAATTATTAGGTAAATTTTTATTAAATTCCAAATCTGGATCTGTTAAAATATATTTATCGGGTAATTGCTTATATAAATCAGTATTTCGTGTTTCATCAATCCATGGTCCGTTATTAGCACGATCTAATACTGTAAATGTTGTTCTAATTTTATCTAAATATAATCTTGTATCACTTTCAGTGCTTGAATTATTTACTATTATAATATTATTTTTATAATTCTTATTAATACTTATTAATTGAGTTATAGTATTTTCAACATATTTATAATTATTATAACAAATGATTAATATCGGTATAGGTGTAGGTATAATTTTTTCTATAATTTTAGATTTATCCTCTTTAATTATACGATCAATAGTTGGAAAAAATGCTAATTCATTAAGAATACGCTGTTTCTCTTGTCGGATTATATCTATACGTTGTGACCACCAATCTTCGGCAATAGCCTTTTTTATAATATTGTATGATTTTTCGTAATCATTAATATCCAATTCTACGTAAGCTCTTGAATCTATATATTGGGATACATTTGGACAACCATAATAAAATACTAATGTTTCGCATAAAATCGGTTCCCATAACTTTTCGGTTATAAAATTACGTTCATAGTTATTCTCCATCATAATATAATATTTATATGGTACTAATCCTTTACTCTTATCAATATATGGGGTGAGTGGTCCCTTATAATTTTTAAATTCTTTATCATTATCGCTATTATAGATATCAACTTTTAAAAATGGATCATCTTTAGCTTCTAAATATTTTAATAAGTCTATTCTAGCAATATGGCCTTCATCAAAATATTTTGAACTGCAAATTGATGAAATAATTTTAGTCTTTTCTACTTGTAAATTCTGTAAATCATTAAGTGATAGCTCTAATTGCCAAAATGCATTATTATGATATTCTGTTTTACGACCACGAACTGCTAAAAATTTTTTAGGATCTGGTATAGCCCATTCTCCCCATGTTTTTACTCCCCATTTTCGATCATTATCATACACCCATGGTTCCATTTGAAAGATAATTGTTTTATCTGGAATAAAATACGCATTATTTGGAGCTGAGTTAATAATTACATAATAATCAATATTATCATCATCCCAAGTTATTTCTATATTTTTCCATTTAAAATCTATTTCACACATATTACACCATTCTTTACATAAATTTTCGGATGTTGTCCAATTACACATCATTTTAACACGAATAGTTTCCATTTTTTGATTAAATTATGTATCATTTTAAATGATATATAATTATAAATTTATACTAAATTCTTTAGAAAAATTAGTGATATTATCTTTAGGTTTTCCATATTGGTTTGATACTATACGCGTACCTTTTTCTGATATAAAATCGAAATTATGATGTGTATGACCACAAACCCATGTGTCTATATAATTACTATTTAATAAATAGTCTAATTTACTTGCATAAATTGAATATACTCTATATTTTTTATCAGATCCTTCTAATGTTCGAAAAGATGGACAATAATGTGTTATTACTATTAATTTCATTCTATATTTTTTTGTGTACTTAATCATTCGCTGTATATAATCAATATCTCTCAAAAAATTATTATAATAAGTTTGAGTATCAATATTGTATATTTTTACGAAATTTGGAATAGTTATTAATGGATAACTCCATAAAGTACAACCAGCTATACAAAGATCATCTATTATTAAACATGATCTATCTAATATATATAAATTTTGTATTTCATTCTTTAAATTATATAGTCTATAATTTAATATTTCCCCATTTAATGGTTCTACACCATCAATTATATAATACTCGTGATTTCCTGGTATATAAATTGTATATTTAAAATAACTGCATACTAATTTTAAAAATCCAGATAATTGATCGTATTTATACAAAGACCCAATGTCACCTGCTAATACTAATATATCAGCAACTGGAGTAATATAGTCTAAAGGATTTGGTATTTGGTCATTTTTATATTCAATATGTAAATCAGAAATAATTTGCATAGTTTTAAGAGACATTTTCTAAAAATAATTACATATCTATTAATAAATAATTCATTTTTATTTTATATTATATTTTACTATCTGCGTTACTAACTTTATCAACATCTGGAATATCATCTAAATCAATATTTGGACCTTTCATTCGTCTCTTTTTAGGTTGTGGTATTGTACTTGCAGATGAAGTGTTCATAGTATTTATCATACCAATTAAATTGGCACCAGTCTTCTTAAGAATCATTTTACTAATTATAAAGAATGTAGCATTCATAATAATTAGAAATAATAATCGAATTTCAACTGGCCATTTTGAACCAGTAGGAACATATGATTTTTCTCCTAATTCAATTAGTAAACGTTCATATGAACTCATCGATACAATTTGCTGTTGAGTAAAACCTTGCATATCAAATCCTAAAAAGTTTCCAAATAAAAATTCACACGCCATAAATCCGCCAATTAAATATGTTTTGTAATTATCAACCGATGAATCAAGAGATAATCGTCTAATTGTAGTTTCATATGATTTTTTTAGTGTATTATAGTCTGTATGAATACTAAAATCTGGAATAGTTGAATTGGGATAAGATTTTTTAAGTAGTTCAAACTTAAACATAATTTCACGTTTCTGATCTTCTTCTTCTTGATCAGATATTGGAATAATATTAATATCTCGTAACTCTTTTTTAGGAATATATCCTCCGTTTGCCGCTAATTCTGCAAGCGAAGGAGCTGTAACATGCGCATTATTATATTCTGGTACTTTATCAATATTTTTAATACGTTCTTTATCTCTTTCAAAATCTTTACTCTCTCTATCACGTTCTTTATCTAATTTTTCAGTACGATTACGTTTAGATTTAGAATCATCATCTGAATCATTTAATAATTCTTTTAATCTAACAGATAAATCATCTGATGATGCATTACTGTGTTTATCATTTTGATCATACTTGTCTTTTTTATATTTATCATAATCTTCATCTTTATCATAATCTTCATTTTTATCATCATCTTTATCATCATCTTTATCAGAATTATTATCACTTTCTTTATCATCGTAATTATCATTATACTTATCAGTGTATTTGTCTTTTTCTTTGTATTTGTCTTTGTCTTTTTCTTTGTACTTGTCGTTGTACTTGTCATTGTACTTGTCGTTGTACTTGTCATTGTACTTGTCGTTGTACTTATTTTCGTCATCTTTATCATATTTTTCTTTATATTTGTCTTTATATTTGTCTTTATATTTTTCATTATCTATAGCATCATCTTCAGCATATTTTTCTTTATATGTTTCAGTATCAGATTCGTTATCTTCATTATTAAATAAATTATTTAAACGTTCTTTTAATGTTTTCTTACTAAATTTATCACTATATTTTTTACTACTTTTACTACTTTTTTCACTTTTATCTGAAAATTTATCATTGTCTTTTATATCATCAATAAAATTTAAATTAGAAGTTGGACTATTTTTAACCTTTGAAATGACTGGAGGACAATATTCTTTATTTATTAAATCTTGTTTAATTTTTGCCTTATTTTCTACTAATTCTAGATATAATCGAGGCATTTTAGGAAAAACTTGATGAATTTCTGAATTAATTTGATCATCTGGCAGTGGTACTTTAACAATTTTAATAGGTTTTTTCTTTAGCATCCTTTTAGGTAAAATACTGAAGTCTTTAAACTAGTATAATTTATTTTGTAGATAAAGATTCTATAATACCACATACTGTACAGTATTTATTATTCTTATCTTCTGGATTATATAATGTATCATATTCAAAATTATGAACACAATTATTACGTAATTTATTTTGAAGTTCTATATATAACTTTTCATATAATTTAAATTGATTATAATGATACCATTTCATATCACACGCTTCTTTAACTTTAGAGTATAAATCCATTTATTCAAACTAAAAAACAAATATTTACGTACTTAAGATCAATTTTATATTTTGTATATAATATAAAATTGATTTTTATATATGATTTAAAAAAGAAAAAGTAATATTAAAAACATCACTTTAATAATGTCAAATATGACCGAAAATATGTCGTCTGAATATGAATTTTCACGTGAAAAAATTGAAAAATTAAACAATGTAAAAATGGTTGATAAAGATGAAGAAACTGGTTTAGAATTATTTTGCTATACAAAATGCGAAGCATCTGATAGCTATTTAACTAAACAATGTAGAGGAGTTGTATTTAATGGAAATGATATTGTTATGAAAGCATTTCCTTATACATTAGAATATACTACTGATAATACTACTATAATTGAAAAAACCATTGATAATATGTTTAATGATTGTTTAATATATGATTCGCATGAAGGAGCACTTGTTCGTTTATTTTATTTTTCAAATAAATGGTTTATAAGTACTCATCGTAAATTAAATGCTTTTCGTAGCAAATGGGCTTCCAAAGAATCATTTGGTACTCTATTTAAACAAGCACTTGTTTCAGAAGTCGAAAATAACGAGAAATTACGCACTGCCTTACCTAGCGGTGATGAAAATATTCTTGAAAGATTCTATTCAATATTAGATCCCACTAAACAATATATGTTTTTAATTCTTAATTCACCAGAAAATAGAATTGTATGTATTCCACCATCTAGACCTACTTTGTATCATGTAGGTACTTTCATTAACGATAAAATAACAATGACTGAAGATATATATATTCCATACTCCAAAAAACATAATTTTAAATCTTTAGAAGAAATGTATAATTATGTTGATACAATGGATTACCATTATTCTCAAGGTGTTATATTATTTTTACCGAATAACACACAATTTAAAGTATTAAATAAAAATTATTATGAATTATTTAATGCCCGCGGAAATGAACCAAGTATTAAATATCGTTATTTACAAGTAAGAATGGACAGTAAATATAACAATATGTTATATTATTTATATCCAAATATGATTAACGTTTTTGAAGAATACGAAAATCATATTTACAATATTGCTAAAAATATTTATAAAGCATATGTCGAGAGATATATTAAAAAAGAGTATGTATCGGTATCTCAAGAACAATTTAATGTAATTAAAGAATGTCATAACTGGCATTGTGAAAATAGAAAAGAAAACCGTATTACATTAGAAAAAATTATTTCTGTTTTAAATACTCAACTACCAGTTCGTATCAATCATATGATACGACAACATATTAGTCAGAAAAAAACTGAAATGACAACTGAGTCAACTGAAATAACAACTAACACTGAATCAGTTGAAATGTCAACCGAAATGACAAATTAATAATTACAGTTACTTTTAAAATTGATTTTTTTATATTTTTAAATATAAAAAATAAATGTCAGTTAACATCTTAGTAATAGGAGATAATCATATTAAATGTTCAAATATATTAGAATTTGATACTTTTGTTGAACGAATTCAAATAATAGCACGTGAAAGGAATCCAGATTTAATAGTTCTGCTTGGTGATATTTTAGATACACATGAAAAATTAAACACAATAGAACTTAATAAAGCTTGTGATTTCATTGATAAAATGCGAAAAATAGCAAAAACTATAGTATTAGTTGGTAATCATGATATGGTTAATTGTTCCCAATTTCTTACAACTAATCATTGGATGAATGCTTTAAAAGAATGGAAAAATGTGTTGATTGTTGATACTGTAATTACCCATACTGTAAATACTCAAACTTTTATTTTTGTACCATTTGTTCCTAATGGTCGTTTTATAGAAGCTTTAAATACTGTTAATTATGACTGGGTAAATACAGTATCATGTATATTTGCACATCAAGAATTCTACGGTTGTAAAATGGGAGCTATAAATTCAATTGATGGAGATAAATGGCCTCTTGATTATCCACATATTATTTCCGGGCATATTCACTCAAGACAATTTCCTCAAGATAATATTTATTACACCGGTTCATCAATGCAACAAGCATTTGGAGAAAGTGATAAAAATATTATAGCATATGTAAAATTCAACGACAAAAAATACGAACGTGAAGAAATTGATTTATTATTACCCCGAAAAAAAATCGTATATGTTGATATGGAAGGTATTGATAAATATATTTTACCTGAATCAGAAGATAAAATCAAAGTAAGCGTGTCAGGCGATTATGAAGATTTTAAAGCCTTAAAAAAAACTAGTAAATATAAAGATTTAGTTAAAAAAGGAGTTAAAGTAGTTTTTAAACCTAAAAAAAAAGATATTGAAAATAATACTAAACAGATATCAGAAAATATAAAAATTTCAAGTATTGATAACACAGATTTTAAAACAATATTAACAAACATAATTTATGAACAAAAAAATATAAATTTACTTAAAGCATTCGAGTTTGTGGTAAATAACAAAAATATCTCTTCAGAAGATATGATATTAATATAAAATTTTGTTTTCTATATTACATAATTAAAAATAATTATTTTAATTATGTATTAATATAAATATGAAGTCTAATTACCAACAAAATATTACTCTAATAGAAAATTTACCTGAAGTAGATGATCTAGAAGGATCCTCTAAAAATTATCATCCAGATAATCATCATGGTAAATATCCAGGTTTAGATATGATACCAAAAAATGATGCTTTAAAATATCAAAAATTTTTAAGAGGTGGACATGTAGCACCAATAGAAGCAGGTATGAACAGTCATAAACAACATGGTCATAATTATGACCATCACGATCATTATATTCAACAACCACAACCTCAATATTATGCACCTTCTTGTTTGGAAACTCACGATCATATAATGAACTGTCCTATATGTGCAAAATTATATAATAATGATAAGACAATTTATATTATCGTTATTATAATTTTATCTATTATTTGTATTATGCTTATGAAAAGAATTTTAGATATATAATTTATATGTTAAAAGAATAAATTATGGTAAATAAATCGATATGGATGCAGAATTAATATCTGAACCAAATCATCAAATAATAAATGAAATATCTGACTCTAAATCGGAAAATATTATAAAAGAAAATATTTCAATGTCATACGATACTCTGGTGATTTCCGGTGGTGCAGTTAAAGGTATATTAGCATTAGGTGCTCTGCAATACACACAAGATAATTTTTTATTAACTAATATAACTAATTATGTAGGTACCTCTATTGGATCTGTAATATGTTATATGTTAGTTATTGGATATACTGCTATTGAGATAATTGTTTATATTTGTACTCATAATTTATTAGAAAAAATGCAAAATTTTAATATTGTTGCTATGCTAAACGGAGGAGGTTCTTGTTCATTTTCAGATGTTCAAGAACAATTAGAAAAAATGACTATTGAAAAAATAGGTTATTTACCTACATTACAAGACTTAAAGACAAAATTTAATAAAACGTTAATTTGTATTACTTATAATCTTACTGATAATACCAGTGAAAAATTGTCATATGATAATTTTCCTAATTTACCTTGTATTACTGCTATCCGAATGTCTTGTAATCTACCTCTAATTTTTGAAAATTATAAATATGGCACTAAGTATTATATCGACGGAGGTATAGCTAATCATTTTCCAATTAATATAGGGGATGAAATAGGAAATAAAGTATTAGGTATTCTATTAACATCTGATGTAAGTAGTGATATAGATACAAATATATTAGAATTTATCTATAAATTAATGAATATACCTATTTTTCAAGATATTCGAAATAAAATAGATAATTGTTCGTCTAAATGTGATATTATAACATTATCTTATTATAAACCCATAAAATTTTTTAATTTTAATGTAGATTCAAAAGAAAAATTAGAAATGTTTAGTTTTGGATATCAAAAAATGAAAGAATATATTGAACGGTAATTTGTAAGATTATAATTATTTATTATTTTATGTAAAAAATAATAAATATATTTATTATATATCAATCGCTTCTTCAAAACTTATATATTCTCTATTATGTGGATCTTGACGATGTCCTCCGTTTGGACCATTTCCGTATCTAGGAAATCTAAAAATTTTGGTAATATTACCAAAATTTTTAAATGTTAAATTTTGGTCTTTTAGTATACTATTATTAACAAAAAAACAATTAACACCATTTTTATCACAATAAACTAAAGAATAATTATATTTTGTAGCTAATTTATTTAAAGATAATAATGATGCTCCAAAATAATTTGAGCCATCCCATCCATCATTTTTATTATATAGTACTACTTTATCCATATCTGGTAAATGAGTAGCATTATATTCACATATAAGTATATCACAGCTATAATTTTTTAAAATCTCTTTTAAACAATAAAAGTCGTTAAAATCTATATCAACTGATAAAATATTAATTTTTGAAGGTACATTATATTTACTAAATAATTCTACTATATTTTCTTTGGTTATAAATTCTCTTTTTAAATTAATAAACTCATTTTCATTACTTCCATCCATTTGTAAACCTGACCAGTTGTATTGTTCTCTTAGTATTCTAGTATTACATTCATAGCCATTTTCAACTCCGAATTCAACATAATATTTATTATATTTATTATTTCCATAAATTAAGTCAATTAATTTTGTAATAATACCATCTTCTCCATTTTGAGAAAATAATTTAAATTCAAATACTTCTAAATCTATTTCTAATTCCATTTATAAGTATAACTATTCTTTTTAAGTAGAATTTATTTTCTCATAATATTCTACTGCATCTGGGTGTGCTTTAATACGATCAAAATCTAATCCAATAATACTTAATCCTTCTAAATTTTTAACTCGTGATAATGCTACATAACTCTGTCCATATTCAAAAACATCTCGTAAATCTACCTCGACATAATCTAAACTACATCCCTGACTTTTATTAATCGATATCGCATACGCGGGTTTTAAGGGTATTTGAATAATCTGCATATTTTTTACATCATTCTCTTCAATTTCCCATGTATGATAATCAATTAATCGTTCTTCTCCAGTTAAAAATTTTACAACTGGAAGATCATCAATAAATCCAGATACAATACCTCGACTTCCATTTGCTAATTTTGCATTTAAATCAAGATTACATAATAACATTACTTGTACCCCCTCGCATAATTGTAATACTTGTGGAGCTATACAATACTTATTATATTTCTCTAATATTTCATCGCGATTTTTCTTATTATATATAGTTATTTCTGCTTCATACTCATAAAATTGCGGATTATTTTTAGCTAATTTTTGGATCTCCTGATTATTAACTTGATCAACTAGATGATTTAACGAAAATAATTTAGTAGGTTTTACACCTAAATTATTTTCGAGTTTTACACCTATACGACTATTCAATAAGTCCATAACTTCTGCGTCTAAATTTCCAATTCGAATAGAATTTAGACATTTTTGAAACTGAATATCTGTTTGCCGAATAATTTCATTTAGATACACTACATGTTTAATACAACTATCCCATGATTTAGCTCTAAAACAAAATTCATCTGAATTAGGACACGGTAATTGACAAAAATCTCCTGATAATATTAACTGTATACCTCCAAATGGAAATCTATTATGTCGAACTATTCTCGCTATATTTTCAATTTTATCAAATAATTCCGGAGATAACATAGAAATTTCATCTATAACTAATACATCTATTTCACACCATCTTTTTCTCAAATAAGAACGCTTAAAAATTAAAGATGATATGGCATCTATACTACCTTTTCCAAGTCCTATACCCAAATACGAATGTAAAGTACTTCCGCCTATTAATAACGCCGATGTTCCAGTAGTAGAAGTTATGGCGATTTTTTTAATTTCACTATATAAATTTGTAAATAATTTAATAGCTTCTGACTTTCCCGATCCGCCTGGACCTGTTATAAATACATTTTTTCCTGCTACCATTAAATCAAATGCTTCATCTTGTTTAGGTCTTAATTTTATGTTTGATATCATTTTATAATTTTTTAATTTGTCTTTATTGTATAAAATCAATTTTATAAAAATATTCTAAATATTTTAAAGAGTGTAATTAAATCGATGGATTACGAAGCTTCTTACAGGCTCTTATTTCGACGGTGGGAATTCCCACCGTCGAAATATTAAGCACATTTCAGGTACAAATGATAATAATTGTGTTTATGGCTTGTTTTTAACTAATAATTAACGAATAAAATAATAGTTTAAAAATTGTTTTATATTTTTTTATCAAAAATTGTAAACATATATAAACAGTGTAATTAAATTGATAGATTATGAAGCTTGTTACAGGCTTTTATTTCGATGGTGGGAATTCACACCGTCGAATTATTAACTACATTCCAGGTAAAAATGTTAATAATTGTGTTTATGGTTTGTTTTTAGGTAATTACGACAAAGAGTATATTAATTACACATCAAAAAACAGCTAAATATTGTAAAATCAAAAGAGGACTTATAAAAGAAGAAAATTGTATAATTATAGAAGATTACAATTGTGAATATTGTGAGAAAATATTATCAACAAAAAATACTCTAATTCGACATTTAGAGTCTTGTAGTGTTAAATTAGAAAAAGAAAGAAAAGAAAAAAAGAAAGAAGATGAATTAGAAAATATTAGTAATGAACTTGTTATTGTTAGACAAAAATTACAATATGAAAAAAATTACGGAATACAACTAGAAAATAAAAATAAACAACTTGAAGAACAAAAAATTATGTATGAACAGCAAATATCTGAATTAAAAATACAAATTAGAGAAAAAGATGATTTAATAGCATCTATTGCAGTTCAACCAAAAACTATTAATAACAATCATGAATTTGTAATAGAATTAAATGAAAGAGCTGAAGATAAAGAAAATTTAACTGAATATAACAACGAAGAAGAATACCAATTATCACCGCTTGTAGTTGGTAATGGTATTACAATTCAGAATCGCGAAGATGGATATATTGATGTTACCAATCTGTGTAAAGCAGGTGGTACCGAATTTAAAGATTTGAATCGCCTTGATCGAACGCAAACCTTTTTACAGGCTCTAAAGTCGACGACGGGAATTCCCGTAGTCGAATTAATCCAGTACGTTTCAGGAGGAAATGGCGAACGTCATACTTGGGTACATCCACAAGTGGCAATTAATATAGCACAATGGATATCTCCAGAATTTGATGTAAAAGTATCTGGATGGATCTATGAAGTTATGCTAACTGGTAAAGTAGATATTAAAAATACAAAGAGTTATCAAGAATTACGAGCTGCAAATAAGGATAAAGATCTTAAAATAAAATATTTAACCAAAAAATATGTTAAACAACAACCTAGATTACATTATGATGTTCCAAATGTAATCTATATATTAACCACGCCAACCCATAAACTGGAAGGTAGATATATATTAGGAAAAGCAGAGAATCTTACAAATAGATTATCAGTGTATAATAAAAGAGTTGAACACGAAGTCGTATATTATCAAGGATGCAGAGATGAGACATGTATGAAATTAGCAGAACAAATTATTTTTTATAACTTAGAAAAATACAGAGAACAAGCAAATAGAGAACGATTTATATTACCAAAAAATCAAAATATAAATTTATTTATAGAAGAGATTAAGAATACAATTCGGATTTTAAATAAATAATAATTATTTTAAAACTTAAAATTTTAAAAATAAAGTTTTAAAAATATAAAATACAAACTTTAAGTTTTAAAAAATATTTTTTTTAAAAAATAAAATATAAAAAAATTTTTCCACACACATGGCATTGTGTGGAAAATCGATTAGCCGAAAAAAGATTTATTTTTTCAAAAATAAACTGAAACGAAGATGTAAAACGAATAATATAAATTTAAATATATAAATAGCATTAAATATAATTTTAGAATTCACAGTTAAATACAGTTTATTTTTTAACATTTGGATTTTGATTAATTTAAATTAGCAAGATTTTGTAAAATTCTGCTAATTTAAATTAATTTTATATAAATGAACTATGAACAGCTTAAAAACTTAATAATTTTTTACATACTTATGTCCACAGTTAGAATTTCTTAGTAAAAATATTTTTCTGAAATGTAAATATTTTAATTCTAAAAATACAAACTTTATGTTTTTAAAAAACTTTTTATGAAAAATAAAATATAAAAAAATTTTTCCACACACATGGCATTGTGTGGAAAAATGATCACCCGAAAAAAGATTTATTTTTTCAAAAATAAACTGAAACGAAGATGTAAAACGAATAATGTAAACTACCGGCTGAAAAACAAGATATAATTCAATTATTGTTTTAATGAATTGTATTCAGGTTATTTTTAACATTTTAAAATATGTCTTAAAATTTTTTATAAAAATTTATGTAATTTTTTATAAAAAATTTTAAGACATATTTATTCAATTGTTTGCAGTTGTTATTAGGTTAAAAACTTAATAATTTTTACAGGCTTATGTTCACTATCGAAATTTTTATATGAAAAAATCTTCAAAAAATAAATTTTTAGATTTAAATTATTTAGAATTAGCAGAATTTTGTAAATTATTGCTAATTCTAAATAATAAATATTCTTAAAACTTTAAAAAAATATTTTTATGAAAAAATAAAATATAAAAATATTTTTCCACACACATGGCATTGTGTGGAAAATCGATTGACTGAAAAAAGATTTATTTTTTTGAAAATAAACTGAAAACGACCATGTAAAACGAATAATTAAGTTTTAAACTGTATTTTTAATAAAAAATATTGATTAAAATTTAATGTATATTATGCTTAATTATTGTGTATTACAAATATATAATATTATTTTATTAATTTTTATATAAAAATTAATAAAATAATATTATATGATTTAAAGAAATATTTCTAATATATAAAATGAATTGTGAATACTGTAAAAAAAATTTTAAGACAAAATCTATATTAAATACACACCAAAAAACAGCTAAATATTGTCTTATTAAAAGAGGAATAATTGAAGAAAATAATTCAATAATAATAGAAGATTACCAATGTGAATATTGTAATAAAAGTTTGACTACTAAATATACATTAAATGCTCATATCGAGACATGTTCTGTAAAATTAAAAATGGAGAATAAAACTAAAAAGAATAAAACAGATAAATGTCTTGAAGAACAAAAAGTTATATATGAAATACAATTAGAAAATAAAAATAAACAACTCGAAGAACAAAAAATTAATTATGAAATGCAATTGGAAAATAAAAATAAACAAATACAAGAACAAAGAATTCAAATTAAAGAACTTCAAGATACTATAGCATCTATTGCATCTCAACCCAAAAATATAACAACTCATAATAATAATCGTACTAATACAACAACTAATAATCGTCTTAACATTATAAATAATCTAGTTCCGATAACCGATGATGAATTCAAAAAATTACCAGATATGTTAAAACGAGAATATGTGGAAAGTGGTCTAGATGGATATATCAAGTTAGCTACAGAGTTTTATAAAGATAAAGCTGTATGTACCGATGTATCTCGAAAAATAGTAACCCATAAAGACGAAAATGGAAAAGTTGTTACCGATCCAAACATGACTAAATTAAATAGTAGATTTTTCAAAGCTATACTTAATAAAAATCGAGAATTAACATATATATTGGTTGATGAAGTGGAGAAAAAGGTAAATGATCGAGAGATGAATATTGATGATCTGATTAATTTTTCTTGTAAATATTCGAATCAGAGAGTTAATGTTATTAAATTAGCGAACGGTGAAGAAACTGGAGAAGTGAATGATACAGAAGGTGAATATATGGAGTTTAAAAATACCTACACAAATCGGGTTTGTGATAGTATATCGATAAAAAAATAATTTTATATTTTCGAATAAATATAAAATTTTTACATATGATATAATTTATAAGCTTCTTCATAACTCATACTGGGTTTACGATTTATCCGATTTACCTCATTGTGAAAATCTACAAAAAAATCAAAAAGTTTAATACGTTCACTACATATATCTTCTAATCTATCGTAATGTTTTTCTATAAATAAATTTGCATGATTTAAACATTTTTCACATGATAGAATATATGGTATTCCTAATATAAATTCTTTCATTTTATTTATATAAACTATACTAGCTTTTATAGGATATTTAGCCGCACCGTTATGTAAAGAATACCAAAATTTTGGTCCCCATACATCAGGAGGTGAATATAGCATGTATAATTTATAAGCATTTTCATAACTCATAATATGTTTACCATTAATAACGTTAATTTCATTATGAAAATCAACAAAAAAATTAAAAAGTTTAATACGTCCACTACAGATATCGTCTAATCTATCATAATGTTTTTTAATAAACATAATTGCATGTTTTGTGCATTTTTCACATGGTAAAATATACGGTAAACCTATTATAAAGCCTTTTATTTTATTTATGTATAAATTACTTGCAATTAATGGAAATTTAGCTGCGCCATTATGTAAAGAATACCAAAATTTCGGACCCCATATACTTAACGAATCGATTGAACGATCTATAGATGTATTAGTAATAACATCTGGTTCTGATATATTATACAATTCACTTATTAATTTATAATTGTTTTTTAAGGGGAACATTGTTTTTATTATAAAATAGTAATTTTTTTAAATATTTTAATTTTATATATTATTTAAGATAAATACCGATACCACCGTATTGACCAATGTCCCAAGGCATATCACCAACTGACATTAATACTTTAAATCCAGAATCATATATATGTTTTCTACGTGAATTTTTATATTCGTATAGATTTAACATATTTTCTGGTCTAAAAAATATTTCATGATAATCAGTGATATTACAAGTATGTAATTGATATAGTGTATAATTTATATTGTTTACTTCATCAAGTCTAGCTGTAATTATAATTGGTATTAAACCTAAAGTTTTAGCATAATTGTACAATTGTATAACTGGTATTATACATTGTCCGTATTTATCTATTAATGTATTATCAATGTCAAATATAATTGCATTATTAGGTTCAATAGTAAGTGAACTTAATAAATACATAGCACTTTTACAAATATTATAATAGTTTAACATTTTTATTATAATATTTATTAAATTTTAAATCAAAAATTTTCAATCATCTTCTTCAAATACTATAATATCGTTTATAAAAGATTTTTTAATGTTTTCTAAATCTATATATATATTATTATCAAATAAGAACTGTGTTAATACTGAGAAATCTGGTCTAATGCAATAAGGAATTTTTACAATATCTGAACGCGTATATTCTTTAAATAATTCACGTCCTCTAATATGATTAAGAGATGATACATCGATGTGTTCTTTTTCAGCAATTTCTTCAATAGTGCGATGTTTTTGTATATATTTAAAAGATTTTTCAGGACCTACTTTGTAAATATTCTTATTATAATCTGTACCACACATAATGCAAAAATCTAAAAATGAATCAGCTGATATTTGTAATGAATTAAGCATATTATTATAATTAATTCGTACACATGTTTCGTTAGTCATATCAATTTTTGATAAGAAAATTGGCGCACCATATGCTAATACATCTGTATCTTCAGATAATACAGCATCGACTAGTCCTCGCTTGCATAAATCAGAACACATAGTTTCAGCTTCTAATGGTGCATGATACCAAGGTACTCCTAAAACAGTAAATAATTTTTTAGTTATCTCAAAATCTTCAGATGAGATATCTAACACGTAAGATCGTAATTTTTCGATTTTTTTTTGAATTATATCAATATCAACCTCAACCTCATTATTATTATTTTGAAGTAACCTTACAGGTGTACTTTTATTTTTTTTATATAATTCGATTAATGAATCGGTAATTATTCCAGTTTTAAAATAATTATCTAAATCAGTTTCTAATTCTATTACTTTTTTTTCTATTTTTTCACGCGCTGCAGCACGTTCTTCTCGCTCAGCTGCTTTTTCTAACGGCGCACCGCTATCGTAAATAAATACACAATGTATTTCATTTTTACGCAAACAACTTATTAAATTTATAAAAGCCGAAAGCCATCGTTGTCCATAAGATGCTTTAAATTTACAAAGATATAGAGAGATATCTATTGCTATCTTCTTAAATGCATATTCAGATAAATGAATAGTCTGATACACATTTGGTGAATTATTCCTTAAAAATTTATTTAGATTATGTATACCCATATTATAATTATATATAATTTTAATATTTTTTATTCATTTTTATTTTTAATATTTAATCTTATATACAATAAATGCATTTAAATGAGTTACAAAATCTCAGTATTACAAAATTAAAAGAATTAGCTATATTAAATGATATAGATAGACAAAATATTCAATCGTATAAAAATAATTCAAAGGAACAACTAGCTAAACTAATATATAAAAAAATTAAACGTATAAAAAAAGCAATAAGTAGTATTGTAAAAAATAAAGATATAAATTTTGAAACATTTACTATAAAAGATACACGAAGTTTATTAAAAGAACGTTATGATATTGATTTATCGGATGTACAATATGCTAAAACTATTATACAAAATACTTTAGATGAAATTAATAATGTTTCATCTTTTTGTACAAAAGAACAATTTGAAACCTTAATCTATAAGAAAATTAAACGAGTTAAAAATATAATGTATAGTATTGTAAAAGACATAAAAACATGTGATATAAATACAGATATTAATATTTCTGAAATAAAACATGCTAAAAAAATTATAAAACAAATATTACGCGATACTCGTTCCTTAGTAAAAGTATCAACTAAAGTATCGCGTAAGGTATCGCGTAAAGTATCGCGTAAGGTATCACGTAAAGTATTGCGCAAAAGATCACGTAAAGCATCCCGTAAGGTATCTCGTAAAGCATCGCGTAAAACATCACGTAAAGTATCTCGTAAAACATCTCGTAAGGTATCACGTAAAGTATCTCGTAAAGCATCACGTAAAGCATCACGTAAAATATCTCGTAAAGCATCACGTAAAGCATCACGTAAATCACGTAAATTAAAATAATATTTTTATAAAATTATAATTTATAATTTATATTTTTATAATATAAAATGGTTAAAGTAACAGATAAAAAATCTTTAGAAAAATTAAAATCGTCGCGTAAATCATCGCGTAAATTGTCGCGTAAATCATCCCGTAAATCGTCACGTAAATCATCCCGTAAATCGTCGCGTAAATCATCCCGAACATCATCGCGTAAGTCATCGCGTAAATTGTCGCGTAAGTCATCGCGTAAGTCGTCGGGTAAGTCATCTCGTAAGTCATCGCGTAAGTCATCGCGTAAATCATCGCGTAAGTCATCGGGTAAGTCATCGGGTAAGTCATCGCGTAAATCATCACGAACATCCTCAAGTAAATCATCGCGTAAATCATCACGAACATCCTCAAGTAAGTCATCGCGTAAGTCATCGCAAAGATCTACAAAGGCATCGAGTAGATCTTCTCGTAAATCTCGCAAAACATCAATTGATGAAACTCCTGGTCTTTATGTTAAAAGTGGATTAGAATGTAATATGGAAGAAAAAAAATGTAAATCAAATAAATATTATAAAGCAGATATTGAAAAATTAGCAATAAAATGTGGTATTACTACTATTGGTAAAACACGTGCTCAATTATGCGAAGAAATTGCAAGAAGTAGTAATATTCCTAAAAAAATAAATATTCAAGAGGAAATAAATATTGATAAAATGACGGTACCTGAGCTTAAATCTTTACTAAATGATAAAATAAAAGAGAATGTTATTTCAAAAGAAGATTTACCAAAACCAGTTAATAAATTATTGAAAAAAGAACTTATAGAAGTTCTAAAACGAATAGAACAAAAAGAACCAGATATTGTACATATTGATCAACCAGAAATACTCGAGAATATATTAAAAAAGGTACAAAAATGTTCACTTGAAAATAATAACTGTGATGAAGGTTATGTATGCAATTTAGATGATAATAAATGTGTAGCAGAAAGCGAAATAGAAAATTTAGAAAGTATTATTATAAATGATAAAAAAGTAATAGGTAGTAAGGTTACTATAGATATTCTTAAAGAAAAATTAAATGTACAAAAATGTTCAGTTGAAAATAATAATTGCGAAGAAGGTTATGTGTGTAATTTAAATGATAATAAATGCGTTCCCGATACTGAAACCGATTTAGAAACTCTTATTATAAATGGTAAAAAAGTAATAGGTAACAAGATGCTCATTAATACTCTTAAAGAAAAATTAGAAAAAGAAAAAATTAATAGAATTGCAGAAGGGGTTGATGCAGAAGAATTTAAAAAGGCTGAAGAAGAAGTTATTGAATGTATAAAAAATGAAGATCAACAATTAGAAAATTTAGAGGATATTTTAGAAGAAATACAAGAACATCAACCTGAAGAAATTTTAACAGGAGAATTTGCAAAACATCAACTTGATATCATGCGATGTATTGGATTAGTTTAGTAATAATTTACTTAATTATAATATTATTTATATTATAATTACTCTATACACAAATATAAATTATTTTTTATTAAGTAAATAAATAGTAAAATTTCTTACATTTTCTATATTTAAAAATTCACACAAAGAATACCCTTTATCTTTAACATGTGTTAATATATTTGTGCGAATTGCATTTGCAGTATCATCAATTTTGTTTAAGGTATTATCATAGTCTTTTTCATTTTCTATATCTATACTATCTGATTCTTCGTTTTCACTATAAGAATAATTTTCATTATTATAATAAGAAGTACGCGATTCATCTACATATAGATCTAAATGTTTAGACATATTTTTATCTTATATATTGTGTATATATCTTTAAATATATTTAGGAACATTTTTAGAAGAACAATGATACATAAGTTTAACAAAATTTCTAAATATATGCTCTGAATCCCAATTTACATTATTTTCAGGATAATTTTTATTAAATGTATCCCTAGTAATAGAATACATTTGTAATAATTCATATTCATAATATATTTCCCAGTCATCAATATTTTTTATGTTATTTGTAGTTACTATTATATTTCCATATTCATATTCTGGGATTTGTGATGATAAATTTTTTTTAATCATATTTATTTTAATTTTATTATCTTTTAAATCTTTATTCCAACTCTTTCAGTTCATTTTCAATTTCTGCATCTAAATCTTCATTAGAATCATTATCAGATGTATTAAATTCTGTAAGTTCTTCTATATTCATGGTCATAGTATTAGGTTTTTCATCATTAAACATTAATAAATTCATTTTAAGAGGAGTTGATGGTATCGTTTGTTGTGGTTTTTGTATAGTTTGTTGTTTTACAGCTTGTTGTACTGGTACTGTTTTTTGCTTAATAGATAAATTAAAATTAGAGACAAGTGTTTGAATTATTTGCTCATGTTTTTGTAAAATAAGATTTTGTTGTTCAATTAGACTTTTTAACTCATCTATTTGCTTTACCATTTTATTATGTTTTTGGTTAAAATAGAAAGTCAATCCACCAATTACTATAATTTCTGTTGCTATATGAATAATTTGTTTATTTTCAAAAAGTTTTGCCATTTATTGTTTTAAGTGTTTATTTTTAAGTAGGTATTCTATTATTTTTATCAGAATACTTACTTAAAAAATAGATTTTATTTATAAAATGGATACTTTTAATACAAAATACGGTTTAATTTCATTACTACAAAATGAATTATATATAAGAAATGAATTTATATATAGAGGATATTGGGATGAAGATACTCTAATTAAACTTAAACAATATGTGGACCCAAATCGTAATATTTTAGAAATTGGTGGGCATTGTGGTACATCTACTATCGTATATGCATCATACTTAAATAATGATAAAAAAGTATATGTATATGAACCACAGCAAAATATGTATAATGTACTGATGCATAATATTAGTCAAAATAATTTACAAGATAAAATTATTCCTTATAATTCAGCAGTATTTTGTTATAATGGAACAGGAAATATGAATAATATTGATGTAGATGGTGATCGTGGTGAAGTAGAGAAACGATACACAGTTGAGAATACATTACCTTGTAATTTTGGTGGAATTTCTTTAGGAAAAGTAGGTGAAAATGTTAATTTTACAACAGTTGATAATATGAATTTAGAAAATATTGGATTTATTCACTGTGATGCTCAAGGATCCGAAAACTATATTTTCTCAAAAGCTATTGATACAATTACTAAAAATAGACCAGTTATTTATTACGAAGATAATAGAACACATTCAAAATATTTATGCGATATTGTAGATGATGCATATCCGCAATATAAAGACATTAGTTTATTTGATGTTAAACAATACTGCATGGAGAAATTAAATTATAAAACATTTATTGATAAATTTAATGGTAGTATTGATACTTTATTGATACCATAATTTAAAATTTAAATATAATAAAATATTTATTATATTTAAATGTCATCTTTACTTTTAGAAGCTCTAAGTGTTGGAATATTAACTGCAATTATTGGTTTTATTATAAATATAATTTTAGTAGATAAAAATTACAGTTATAATTATTGGTATAAAGTCTTAATTGCATATTTTATAACTGGTATGATTATACACTTATTACTTGAATATACTGGTGGTAATAAATGGTATTGCAAATACGGCAATGCTTGTAGTAAATAAATATTCATTTCTATATATTAATTTTTACCCAATCATTTGGGAATAAATCGTTTAGTATGTTATGAGATAATCTTGGTCCAAACCATATATTAGGATAACAAACTATTTTAGTAGAATTTGTATTAAAATATGCACTCCACCAACTAAATGTACTATTAGCAATTATATTATGTTTACAACAACTCATCATTAACATTTGTTCCCAATCTGTAACTAATTCACCGCCTTTTATAAATACACACTTTGGAAATTCTGTTTTTAGACGATCTATGTGAACAGACACATCAGAAAAGTCTTCTTTTTCGCAAAAATAAAGAATATATAAAGCATCATTTTTTTCACATTTAATTACATATTGAATACTATTTTTATAATATTCGTATGGTAATATCGGATGATAATCTGGGTATTTTTTATAATCACCTAGACGAAAATGAAGACTTATCATTTCTTTGCAATTATAAGTGTTTAAAATTTGTCCTTTACACCCTTCTATATTTATAAGATCGCATATATTTGGATAATAATCGTTAAAATATTTATACGATTGAAAATAACCATCTAATAATATATTATCTTTTTCTCTTACCATAGGTAATTCATTATAATGAAAACTATGTTCTTCTATTCTCGGAAAATATACTGGTGTAGTAAAAGTAAATTTTTTTAACGAAAATAAAAAATTATCCCAATATGTATATCTAGTTGTATTATTAGGTAATATTTTTTTATATTCAAATCCAAAATCATTTTTCATACGTAAAGCGTATGCAATAGTTGTAAAAATTTGAAATAATTGGTTTCCTAATCCACCTGCTAAATTACATGTAATCATATTATTTCAAAATAAGTATATTTTTAAATAAGAATTACATATTATATTATTTTTTTTGGGTGTGCATAAACTCTACAAATTTATTCATGTATTGTTCAGCGCATTTTCGACTATATTCTTTTTCTTCTAATAATTGTATTTTACAATCTTCTAAAACTGTTTTTACTCTTTCTATTTCAAACTGTTTTTTATCTATATTTTTTTCATATTCATACGTTTGTTTTGTAATTTTTCTTTCACTTGCTTCAATCATATATTCTAGTTCTCTAATTCGATTTTTTAGTGTTTCAAGTTCTTCTTCAGAATGAGGTAATTTATGTTCATTTTGACTTTTTTCTAACAATTGATCATTTTTTTGTTGTAATTCTTTATTTTTAGCTTTTAATTCTTGTATTTTTGCAATTAATTTTTTATTATATTGTTGGCAATTATTTGCAGTGTCATATAATTCTTCAGATAATTTTTTTATATTATAATATTTTTCTTTATAATCACTCATTTTATTAAAAAATTACTTATTTAAACAAACAATTTTTTTATCTAAAAATGTCCTCACCTGGTAAAAAACCATCACATGTTATGTTTGGAGACTATTGTGTGTTAATGGAGACAAATGCTGAAGAATGTGAAAGTTGGTATTACTTTATTCGCCGCGAAGGAAACGAAGAAAATTTAAAACATTTACAAGATCAATTAGAAAAAGTACGTATGGAAATTATTGATGATTACAGCACTTTTGATCTAGATCTTGAACATAATGTACGAGCTACTACTGCAAAAGATATGACAAAAGTTGAATTAAATTCTGTATCTTTTAATCGAAAATTTGATGGTACATTAAAACGCATTGATTTTGGGTTTAAATCTAACGACAGTAATAGTAAAAAAATACGAAAAGTATGTAAATTATTAGGTATGGGTCGAATTGATGAGTATATTAGTGATGAAGATATTGACGATGAAGATTTAGCTTCTACAAATGGAGAAGAGTCTGATCCTGAACATATATTTAGTTCTGATTCCGGATCTGGTTCTGGTTCCGAAAGTAATTCGGATTCGGTATCGGATGATAGTGATTCAGAAGAAGAAAAAAAATCAGTAGATGTTAAACAGATTCCGTCATCATTAATGTCTAAAAATGGTAAAAAATAACTTATTTATATCCATGTTTAGATAATTCGGATATTATATATCTTTCTATATCTTCATGTTGAATATTATAAGGTACTTCAATTAGAGTTATGTTATGATCTTTACACATACGTCGTTTTAGTTCATCGCGATATTTTTGATTATGAAATGCATCTCGATTTCGGTGAAAAAATGGTACATATTTATAGTGTTGTACTCCATTATACTCAACACCTAATCGTAATTCTGGGTTATAACAATCAATTTCCATATTATATTGTCCACCATCAACTGAAGAAGTAACATTATTACGTAAAAAATCTGGTCTTATCTTATTAAACGGTTTTTTAAAAATATTTTCTACTATTCTTCTACATTCTAATTCACCTTTACTATCAGTTTTCTTCGGTATATTATCAACTTTATCAGATTTACTATTATAATAATATCCTTTTGACCATTTACCTTTATTACCAGTTATCTTATTATAGAGTGTTAAAATAATAATAACTGCTATGCATAATGCTAAAAGTATTTCAAAACCGTGATTTATAAAAAACTTTTTTATATCTGTAAAAGTCGTCATTTTATTATACAAAAATATAATAAAATGTATAGATACATTTTTTATTTTAAAATTAAAAATGTTAATCCATATAATAAATGTCTAAATGTGTAAATTGCATTGCATTTTTTGACGATGATATAAAAGGTACAGTTAGTTTTCATCAATGTGACAAAAGCAGTAAAGTAATTGTAATTTTTAATCTATTTGGATTCAAACCTAATATGACTCATGCTATTCATATCCACGAATTTGGCGATATGAGCAATGGTTGTATGTCATTAGGAAAACATTTTAATTTACATAATGATGAACACGGTTCATTATTTATAAAAAATGGTAAATCACACACCGGTGATCTTATTAATAATTTACATACGGATAATAAAGGATATTTTAAATATAGTTATACAGATCCTAGATTAAATATTATTGGCGATATATCTAAAAGTATTATCGGACGTTCTGTGGTTATACATGAAGGAATTGATGATTTAGGTTTAGGCAGTAATGCTGAATCGAAAATAACTGGTAATGCTGGTGGTCGAATGACATGTGCTGTAATTGGACATGCAAAAAATGGAAAATTATAATTATTGAGTAATTTTATTAACTTGTATTGTAAAAACATTTTAAATTATCAATATATAATTTAAAATTTATATATTGATAAAAATAAAACATATGGATTATACAATATCTCGTGTAAATGGTGGCGTTGCACCTATTTATAATTTTTTAACATCTCCAGATTATCTTTACGAAAAATTAGTTGGAGATGCACAAATTCGAGATATGTATATTTATTATTTCCGATATCTATATCCTCTTGTAGATGTAGATATCTGGAAAAAAATGTCCGCAAATCAACTAAAATCTTATTATGAAAATCTTGATTTTTGGTATACTTTTAATCAATCATGGGGTGTATCTCCGATGCCTGTCCTTCTTAGTTATGATAATAATATTCTTGAAAAATGGGAAAAGAATACTTTTTATCAATCTGGTACAATTGTACAATCTAGTATTACATCATGGGGAAGTGGTATAGATAATAACGGTAATGTTGAATGGCTAGCAGCTCGTTTAAATAATGCACCGCAAGTAAATGCTTCATTGACTTATAAAAATACTAATGGTAATCCGGTTACCATAAATTCAGTTACACGCGATCCAGATTATTGGGCTACGGTAATTGGAAAGAAAATGGAAGTAACTTCATGGGGGTGGAATCCATATCCGTATGGTATATACTCACAAGGTCCATTTAAAGGAACCGGTAATTTTTTAGAGATCTCTAAACGAGCTATTGTTGGTACTACGCATTGGACAATTGCACATGCATGTAAAGCTGATAATATTCGAGATGAAACATTATGGACAGCTTTATTTAATCGAGAATTAGCGGATTTAAATAAATCTCAATTGCTTATGAGTGATACAGTAAATGTAACTCCAATGTGTATTATTAAGAATAAGGATAATAGTTATAGTTGGGGATATTTAGGAGATAATTATAGTGGATGGTTTCCGCTTTTAGCTGCTTATAATTATTTTATTATTGGAGGATTTGGTGGTATTGGTGATAAATGGAATGGTAATAATGGGCCTTTTTGGAATAGTTGGAAAAATGGTAATTATATTTATGCTCCGCTTTTTATACGTAATGTAAATGATCAAATTATCTTTCCGGAAGATCAATCTATTCCATCTACTATCTTTAGTGGTATACCAAATGGTCGAGATAATACAATTTTTTGGAATATATTTCGTCAAATGTTCAATATGTTAAAACGATGGGATGTAAATTGGGTAGTAGAACGCTGGCGATATAATATTACTTGGAATAGTTATACTAAAACTTTTGGCGATACTTCATCAGGTGTGGTAAATACATCTGATGATATTATGATGGCAATGGTGACTGGAAATTTTAATATTTTACCTAAAAATATTTACGGTATATATCCGGAATTATCTAAATTTTCTAAAGATCCGCATATTTGGAGTCATACAGTATTACCAAGTGGAAAAGTTATATTCGGTGAAAGTTCACGTGGTATGCCAACGGGAGAAATTGTCTATACAGGTGCTGGATACGATTTTGTAATCAGAACACAAATGCCTAATGTAAATGGCGATTTTTGTTCTGAATTTGCAGATTTTCGCGTATGTACACCAGGTTCTTTAGCGACTGGTGTAGGTGATCAAGAATTGTGGAAACAATTATTAACAGTATATGCTGAGCGATATATGTATACAGTTAACCCATTTCACTATACTCAATATCACAATTTTTCTGGTATTTTTGCACCAGATTTTCCGGATGTCACACCTAAAAAAGTAATTATCGATGATGCTAATTGGAAAACTCAGGAAAATGTATGTGTTAATAAGACATTTTACGATTTTGATGTATATTCCGGAAAAATTTCCACAAATCTTGCTTACACGGGTAAAGAGCAGGAATCATATATCCCATTACCAGTATATAATGGCGGTCAACAAAATGGACATATATTTATTGATACCCTGTCAAATTGTAATGATACAGATCCGACATTAAATGTAATACCTCATCCTAATCAAGGTTATCAAAACTCATTAGGAGGAAATATTAAATGTAATAATACAAATTCTAATAACCAGATGACAGTTGGGTTGAATGGACAGATCTATTATCCGTTTGCTACCGATAATTTTAATACAGGAGTAGTTGGTTATCAAGGTGATGGTATACGTGCTAATATTGGATCTTCACAAACACGATGGGGTATTAATTCACGCGGTATTTCTTGGAAATTTCAAGCACCTTTAGCGAATCGATTAATTTTAAAATCTGGATTGCGAAATTTAGATATTTTTCCAATAAAGAATGTAGATCTTAATAAAAAATGTAGAATTTATCCTAATAAATCCTTAATTATAATTTTATTAGTTTTATTAATAAGTTTAGTAATTTTACAATATAAATATAATGTAATTGGTTATAAAAATGGACGTATGTTCAATTTAATAGCTGGAATTTTAATCGCTAGTTTTATTATTATATTAGTTGTTGAACATGTAAAAGATAATAGTGAAAAATTAAATAAGTTACGAACCTATCTCATTCTTGTTTATCCAATGTCAAAAGATAGATGGATGCAAATGCCGTTACCCAAGTTAGAAAAATTCTTCTGTTCATTACATCATTGGTATAAAGGTAAAGGACTTCCATCACCAGTTGATTATTTAAATACTAATATTTGGCATAATGCACCACCATTTGGAGTAAATTCTAAATGGAGAGATTTTACCACTCGTAAAAATTGCATTTTAGCATATCCTCAAGCGTACAGTGAAATCGATGGACAATTAGAAATAGGACATGATTGGAAAGTCAGTACTAACTATTCTGAAACACCATCGGGAATATTATTCCGTGGAAGACAAATATTAAGCAGAGCAGCTAATATACAGAAATCTACATTTATGGAACCCTCTTATAATTTCTATATTGATACATTTAATAGTATGGCAAGTGTAAATGACACAGATCTCGATAGTTGGAAAAATGTACAGTACGTAGAAGTATCATCACAATGGGGACCTTTTCCAGATGGTATTTATTTTGATTGGGCACAAGGAACAGGTGTATGGTTAGATTTAAAACATCATCTAGTCGGATATAATGGATTAGATGTGTGCAGACGGGCTGGAGATGAAGTATTAGATTTAATTAGTAAAGGCGATATTGATGCACAAAATAATTTTAAATTGTTATGGCAAAATGAATGGGTTTTATCTGGATTAGATAATATGAAAGTTGATCCAAAAGGTGTTATCTATGATCAGACATCTGATCTGGATAGTCAATCCGGATGGTACGGTACAATTATTTGTACAAAGAATCAATATAATCAAATAGAAAATGCATATATAAATGGAGGTAAAAAAGGTAGTTGGAATAGTGATATACGATTATGCGCCGATGGTGATTTGTATAAACGTATAGCTGCTTATATCGATATGCAATATTATAATGTAACGACTGGAACATGGCAAAAGACTATGCCAACAATAGGGGGGTATATAGAAAATTATCCATTTCCATTACCATTCGGAAACGATTTGTTTATAGGAGATAGCAATGGTTTAGTAAATGTAAACGATTATGGGATCAAAATGCCATGGAAATATCAATTATTTAATATGGCGAATATGACACGTGTTTTTGCAATTAATGCGTTATTCTTAAACGAATTTGCAATATCAGAAGCTGAAATAACTCGAAAACGAGCAGATTACAATTATGTTGATATTCTTAAAGCTAATTCATGTAAGCCTTTAAAAACTCCAAGAACTTGGGAACAAGCGATAGATATTATTATAGATTTATTGCAAAAACCGATTGCGCATCCATTTTTCTCAATTTATACACGAACTATTTCAGCTGATTCTAAAGGGTATGTATATTTAGATGGACCAGTTACAGTATTATTAAATCCAGTTGAATGGAATGATAAATTACCACCTACTTTACAACGAATACAAACTGGTACACTCGATAAAAAAGTTTACCTACAAGATATAACACAAAATAAAGGTGTAGTATTAAGTACTGGAATCGATTTACCACAATTATTTGCTGCTGATCTTGAAATTGATCATTGGATGGCTATATTATCTAAAATAGCGGGATATGATTCAGTTGTGCGTATTCAACATTGGTGTGGTAATAAAAATTTAGCATACGATATCGAGATTATTAATATTTCTGATCCCATTTTTGGTAATTTATTAACAAATAAATTATATACTAATATTTACGAAGTTTGGAAAACATCAATAAATACACGTTTTTCAATACGTGATCCGTTTTATAACTCAAATACAGTTTATCCTGATGTATATAAAAATATAGATAAATTATCACAAAAAGATAAATCAGAAACGGCAATATGGGTTAAACCTCCCTGGATAGGCTACAATCCAGAAACTAATTTATACGGATGGCCTGTTCAAGATTATGGTGAATATATGGTAAATCAGCGTTTAAATTACTGTCCAGTAAGCGCTGAACAGGTAGGATTTAGTAATTCATACCCTGAATATAACGAATATATTATGCATCATTTTACGAAAAATTGTTAATTATAATTAAATTATTATTATTTAAAATAAAATAATATATTATAAAAGTAAAATGTTAATTCCGCAACATACAGTAATTAATTTATTAAAAGAAAAAGGTTTAGCAATAACAGGTGTTTTTCATATAGGGGCATTTGAATGTGAAGAATTAGAGTTTTATCAAAAATTAGGATTATCTCCTACAGATGTAGTTTGGATTGATGCTGTTAATGATAAAGTAATACAAGCAAAAGAACGAGGTATTCCAAATGTATTTAATGCTGTTATAACTGATAAAGATGATGAAATTGTAACATTTAATGTTTCAAATAATATAGCATCATCCAGTATTTTAGATTTATGCACTCATAAGATTGAACATCCTCATATTTTTTATACAAATTCATTTACTGCAAAAAGTATAACAGTTGCTTCATTTTTTGAAAAGAATAATATAGATTCTAGTAAATTAAATTTTTGGAATTTTGATATTCAAGGTGCTGAATTATTAGCTTTAAAAGGTGCCGAAAAATATTTACATAAAGTAGATGTTATCTATCTTGAAGTTAATATAAAAGAATTATATAAGGGTTGCGCGATGATGAGCGATATTGATTTATATTTAGCAGATTTTGGATTTATAAGAGTTATAACAGAAATGACTAGATATAGTTGGGGAGATGCGGTGTATATTAAAAAATAATTTAGTTTATGTAAAAATTTAGTTTTTGATAATATAAAAATATATTATCAAATATTTTATACTATTGTTTCGTATAATTCAATAAATTTTTTTAAGAAAAAAGAGTTATCACCTAAATGAACAGTGGAATCAGATAATTCATATTTTAAAGTTCCATCATCTCGTGTATAATAATCGTATGGATTAAAATATATATAATTATTTTTAATACAATATTGTTGAATACAATTATTCATTTTAATAGTATATCTAACTCTATCATTATCAGTGCCTACAAATGGAAATTCATGTAATATTGGACCATGTAAATTTTCATAATCATATTGTAATGTTGGAGGTATTATTCCAACAATTATAATTTGTTTATATATATTTATATTATTTTTTAGAGTATTAAAATAATTAGTTATTAATTCATTTATTATATCATCTTCATTTCTACCTGTATTTATTTGTTTTTGAATATGACATCTACAATCAATTTCACCATATAAAAAGCATAAAATACTATCCTTATTATGATAATTTTTATCAAAATTTACAATACTATTATCTCTACCAATTCTAAACATTGTTATAGAATTGCATGAATTATTTACATGAGGTAAATGTAAATTTTTAAAACTATGAACACCATGACTATCTCCATATATATATATCATTTATTAAATATTATATTATTATTTAAATACATAATTCATTTAATAAATGTCAAATTTTAAACAAAAAATAGCATTATTAACTGGTATTACTGGACAAGATGGTTCTTATTTAGCCGAATTACTACTTGGTAAAGGATATATTGTACATGGTATTATTCGCCGATCAAGTTCTTTTAACACTGCACGTATAAAACATATCTATAATAATAAGAATTTATTTTTACACTATGGTGATTTAACCGATATTTCTAATCTTACAACTATTATTTATAAAGTTCAGCCAGATGAGATCTATAATTTAGGCGCTCAAAGTCATGTCAAAGTATCATTCGAAATGGCTGATTACACAGCTCAAGTTGATGCATTAGGTACTTTACGAATTTTAGAAATAATTCGTTCTGCTGGTTTAGCTGATAAAACACGTTTTTATCAAGCATCAACAAGTGAACTTTATGGCAAAGTAAGAGAAGTTCCACAAACGGAAACTACACCTTTTTACCCACGTTCTCCTTATGGTGTAGCTAAACAATTTGCTTATTGGACTATTGTAAACTATCGCGAAGCTTATAATATGTATACTTGTAATGGCATACTTTTTAATCATGAATCACCTCGTAGAGGTCCAACTTTTGTATCTCGTAAGATCACAATGGCTGTTGCTCGTATTAATAAAGGTTTACAACAATGTCTATATTTAGGTAATCTTAATGCTAAACGAGATTGGGGTCATGCACGAGATTATGTAGAAATGATGTGGTTAATGTTACAACAGGATAGTCCAGATGACTTTGTTATTGCAACTGGAGTATTTAATTCGGTACGAGAATTTTGCGTACTTGCATTTAAAGAAGTAGGTCTTGAGATATCTTGGTCTGGAGAAGGATTAGATGAAATTGGTGTTGATCAAAATGGTAGAGTATTAATACGTGTTGATCCGAAATATTTTAGACCAACTGAAGTAGAAGAATTATTAGGAGATCCAACAAAAGCCAAGAGTTTATTAGGTTGGACTCCAAAAGTTACATTATCAGAATTAGTAAAAGAAATGGTAACAGAAGATATACGTATATTAGAAAATCCAATGATCGATTTAAATTATTAATATTTTATAATAAAAAATTATAAAATATATATTATACAACAGGATAAAAATAATTTAATATTCTCTTCATACATACTTCAGGTGATAAAGTATCTAAAATGTATTGTCTAGGATTATAATTTTTATAATTTAATACCATAGTATCAATAGATGTACTTATAGTTTGATTATCTGTATCTATAATCTTTATACCACACTCATCCGACCAATAAGGAACACTTGTACAAAATAAATTTTTAGGTTTTAAGTATTCATATGTAGAATTTACACCATCTCCTTTTTCATAATACATAGATCTTGCATCTAATACTAATAATGGAACATTCATAGACATAGCTTCTTCTAGTGCAAATCCTTGCGATTCATGAGCATCAATACTTATCATAAATTTTGACTTATGCAACGTCTTAATATAATCATTTTCCGAATATTGACCATATGTAAATATAGAATATGACAATCCTTTACTATTAAGAATACTTAATACTGTATTAATTGTATGTATTTCTCGTCGTTTAACGTATATAATACAATCTATAATTTTTTCTTGTGTTGTATCTGGTTTAAAAAAATCTGTATCTACCGCGAAAGGAAAACTGACAAGAGGTACTTTTAATGATGGTACCATTTCTAAATATAAATTTATAATCCATTCTGAAAGACAATTATAAACACATCTTTTTGAATATTCGGTATTTAATTTTCCAACAATAGATCCTTTAGGAAAGACCCAGTGTTGTGGACCATATATTATTTTAATATTTTCTGGTATTTTTTCAGGAGGAATATAAGTACTATTTGCTATTAATATATCATAATCATTTATTAATACACGATCGTAGTTAGTAGTAATTTCTAAATCAATTAGCATGGATTTACACATCATTTTTATAGCATGTAAATTTTTGTGATGCCCTGGTTCATAAAGTATTATTTTCATTTATTATATATTTAAATATTTATTTAAATATATAATAAATATTTATAAAATGATATATATTACAAATAATACTTGTACCCAACACAATATAGTAAAAGAAACGTATGATATTTATACATTTTTTTATATAAATAATGTTATATCTTATTCATTTGACGAATCTACATATGATACAATAAATATACATATAACAGAGTCTAGAGATTTAGATAATACAAATAAACTATATTTTATTCTTGAATACAATTATCCATCAAGAGATGCATTTGCACATTGGGTATATGAATCTGCTATATATTTAGAATTATTTATTATATTAAAAAAGAGATACAATAATTTAAAACTACTTTTACAGACTAGACATAACTTTAAAAAATTATTTTGTAATTTTTTTAATATAAGTGATGACGATATTATATATGAAATAGATACAAATAATACAAATAAATGCATATTTCCATCTCCTATATCATCACTTCATTTAAAAAATATAGATACCATAGATATATATAGAGAACAAATAAATAGATTCAAAAATTATATTTTAAAGTTTATGAACAACGTAAAAAACATTGAATATACAATAATGCCTAGACAAAGTAAAGAAAATTATAAAGGAAATGATCGAAATTACTCATTTACTGATATTATAAATCTTTTTCAAAATATAACATCAAAAACATATCACATACTTAATACCGATTATATTGAAAATTTACATACACAAATAAGTATAGTATCTAGTTCTAAAAATGTTATATTATCCGACGGATCTGCATTATTAGTAAATAATTTGTTTACTCATAATTCAAATATATTGATTATAGATAAATTTACTCAAAATCAAGCAGCTAATTATCCTAAAATGTCTTTGCTTTTAAAATATATATCAGAAATTAATGGTAATACACTTATATACTTTAATAATGATGTAGAAATATGTAATTATTTACAGACAGTTATATAATTTTTATATGAGAATCTAACCAAAATGTCTTTATATTTTTACCACAAGTTGTATTTGAATTTACAACAATACGTTTTTGTTTGTTATTATTTAAATAAGCTGCCCACCAACCAAGTGTTGATGTAGAATTTAGTATTAAATGATCACACAAAGTCATTAATGCAAAATCATTAATGGTATTTGTATTTTCAGAAAAAATAAATTGATCATGATTAATATTATTTTTACACCACATTATATCTTCTAAATTATCATTATTAATATCGGTAGAACCACCTGTAAAAATAATAAATTTCTTGTTAGTTATGTCTTCAAATTGCTTAAGCGCTTTTTTTATAAAAATAGCATTTTTAGTTTCATCAAAATGCGGATGGTCTCCTTTCCTAATATGTAAACCTATTATTTGATATCCTAAATAAGTACTTTTTAAATTTTTCATATAGTCAACCGGAATTTTCATATACTCATCTTTTAAAGTAAACTCTGCTTTAATAATATCTTTTATGTTATGAAAGTATAATTCTGATTCAAAATGACCATTTAAATTCGTATTATCTCTACAGTTCCAAAAATTATCATTGTAGTTATAACCATCTATTTCATTAAATTGATTATATTCTACAGTGTTATGTAATTCTTCAACTGTATATACCTCGCAATTTAATTTAAAACAATTTAATAGACATTTTTGCCCATGCCAAAATCTTTCATATAAATCAGGAGGTATTTTGGCCTTACAATTTAATTTACATGCTAATGCTTTCATTGCAGCATATTGAAACATAGCATTTCCAAGTCTACCTTTACGACCAAGCTCTGAAAATGTTATCATATTTTATAATAGATATATATCTTTAAATATATTTAAAGATATATCTATTATATAAAAATGTTTAATAATTGTGATTCAAAAACTAATGGAGAAGAAAAATTTTTCATAAATATAAAAGATAAAATAAATATTATATTTGACGTAGGTTCTCAAACAAATAGTGAATATCTTAATTTCAAAGGAGAAGTTCATTACTTTGAACCTGTAAATGAATTTATAGATAGTTTAAAAAATCAAAAAAATTTAAATACAATTTCATATTTTAATAACTTTGGATTAGCCAATGAAAATGCACAATTATATTATTATCCAAGATATCAATCATTTTATAATAGAATAAATAGTTGCCAAATTAGCGATGATTCTAATAAAATATTATTCGATGTTAAAAAAGGAAAAGATTATGTTATTCAGAAAAATATTAAATTTATAGATTTTCTTAAAATAGATACAGAAGGTTATGAATTGAATGTTTTACAAGGATTTGAAGATTTTTTAGAAAATATTAAAATAATACAATTTGAATATGGTGGAACATTTTTAGATAATAATATCAAATTAATTGATATTAAAAATTATTTAGAACATAAAGGATTTTATAAATTTTCATATTTAACTAATACGGATCCTAAACTTATAACAGATTTTAATGATCACTATCAATATTGTAATATAGTTTGTATAAATAAAAATAGTAATATTATTCCATTTTAAACATGTAATATCCAAAATTAGAGTATAAAATAACTTTTTACTTTATGTAATTCAAATATATATGGTTTGTATATATATTTAAAGAAATAAATATATATACAAACTTAAAATGGAAATAACATCATATTTATCTGAATGTATAAAGAATGATATAGCTGTATCTTTTTCAAAGTATGGGGATGGGGAATATAACTGTGTAACTGGACATCATGGTCATAATTGTGATAATGATAACTATACTAATAAACTAAAATATGCGTTAATTGAATCCTTTAAATATATGGTTAATGTAGATAATGCATATTTAGGTATTTGGCACAATACTTCGGTTACAAATTTTTGGGAAAGTTTAGCTAATACATCGGTTAAATGGGTAAATTATCACTCAATAATTATGAGCGATAATGAACCTAAAAAGGATAAAATAGAACTATACAAAACTATTCAAAAATCGCCTTTAAATAAATATATAATTTGTAATCTACTACTAGTTAAATCTCAATTATTATTTCACACAACAGATATGATAAATGTACCATTCAATAACTGGTTTGACAACAAATTTACCGAAATATTAGATAAAATTTGTAGTAATCTTTCTAAAAATACAACTGGAAAACCTGATATTGTAATAACGGCCTGTGGTATGTCGGCAAAAGTATTAATATGCGAATTAACTAAAAGATTTCCAAATAATATATACTTAGATTTTGGATCCGCGCTTGATATAATATGTACAAAACATGATACAAGAGGATGGAAGGCAACATATGACCAATATATAGATGATTTAAAAGAGATTATTCCAGATAATTGGGATGATCCAAAATATGATTATATATACCAAGAAGCTAAAATTAAATTAAGACAATTATAAATAAATTCATTTTAAAAGATTGTATTATTCTGTTAAAATGAATAATTTAGTATTAATAACTTCTATAATAAATACGCCCAACATACCATTATCTTATACTAATATTAGATCTACTTATACACCAGATGAACGATATGAACAATTGAAAAGAACTATAAACAGTGTTAGGGAAAAAATACCTAATATTGAAATTTTTTTAGTTGAGTGTTCAGATTTAACAGATATACAATTTGATTATTTAACAAAAAATACAAATTATTTCTTAAATTTATATGATAATGAAAGTGCAAGAGTTAACATATATAGTATTTCAAAATCATTAGGTGAAAATACAATGATTTATTATGCTTTACAAAAAATATTATTAAACGATATTGTATTTGATAATTTAATTAAAATATCTGGTCGATATTGGCTTTCAAATAATTTTAATTATGATTTTTTTAATAATAATAAAATTGTTATTAAATATATAGAAAAAGATTCTAATAATGTGTTAACTGCTTTATATAAATTACCTAAAAATTTATTACATAAGTATATGTTATATTTAGGTAATAATTTTGATAAGATGAAAGAATGTATAGGTTGTGAAGTTTTATTTGCACATTTCATAAAATCTATACAAAATGATTATGATATACTAATTATAGATCCTATAGGATTAACAGGATTTGTATCAGTTGATACAAATAATTTATGCAATTGTTAAATATAATTTAAGATTAATATAATATAAAGAGATATTTTTATATTATAAATGAGTATTATTAATAAAAAAATATTATTATTTGGAGGTTCTGGATCACTTGGTAATGAATTTATTCAAACACATATTAAAAATAATACTATTATAAATTATTCTAGAGATGAATGTAAACATTGGCAAATGAGTTTAAAGTACAAGACAGAACAATTATCTTATATTATTGGAGATATTCGTGATTATTCCAGAGTAGAAACTGCAATCTTAAGAGAAAATCCTGATATAATAATAATAATGGCTGCTTTAAAACATGTTGAAAGATGTGAATTTGCGATAGATGAATGTGTTAACACAAATTTTACAGGAACTTTAAATATATTAAATAGTGTTGAAAAAAATATAAATAAACTAACAAATATAGAATGCGTTGTTTTTGTTAGTTCTGATAAGGCTTGTGAACCAACAAATGTTTATGGGATGTCAAAAGCATTATCAGAATGTGCTATAGTTGAAAAATCTTTATATTGCAAAGGTTGTAAATTTATAAACATTAGATATGGTAATGTTTTAAATTCTAGAGGTAGTATAATTCCAATATTACATGAAAAAGGAAATGATCCAGATACCAAAGAATTCATTCTTACTCATCAAGATATGACTAGATTTGTAATGACTTTAGATCAAAGTGTAAAATTAATCGAGCATGCTATTTTACATGGAGAATCTGGAGATATTGTTATACCTAAGCTTATATCATTAAAATTAATAGATTTATTAGAAATATTTTCAGAAAAATATAATAAACCAATAAAATTAACATCTATTCGTCCTGGTGAAAAATTATTAGAATCTTTAATAAGTGAAACTCAAGCGATGCGTTTAATTAACGGACCAAATGGATATATGTATATTAAACCAACTTATAAACAATTAATTATAAATACTGATATAAAAAATTATAATAGTGAAATTAACCCGTTAAATAAAGATGAATTAAAATTATACTTAATTAAGTATAATTTACTCTAAAAATTATATATTTTAAATTGTTTTTGCTCTTTTATCTGATCTTCTAATATTGGTATATTAAAAGATAGGTTATATATAGAAGATAATGTTTTATCAACTATTATACTATTTTCCATCTTATTTATTTGTATATCTATATCGTATACATCTTTAATAATACAACATAATTCATATTTACTTTTAGCTACAGGTGAATATATATGTTTTACACCATTCCAAAACAGATTATTCTTAATTATCTCATCTATAAGTTTACAATATTGTAAACAAGTTATACCATTCCATAAATGATTTGTAAATCCATTTATAATACCTTTACTATTTTTTACCCATTCTAATAATGAATATTTATTATATATTTCTTCACCGATGATTGAAGTTCTAATTACTGTACAATTATCAGATTCGCCTAATGATTTACTTACACCATATATATTAGTTTCATCGTGAAAATCAGTCTCTATGTATTTACCCTTATTACCATTATAAACACAATCTGTTGTTGGTTGAATCATTTTAGCCGAATATTTTTTACAATATTTTGCTAATAACTGGGGAAATATGCTATTAATTATATAATATTCATTAAAATTTTTACTATTTTTAAATCTTTGCGGTATTAGACCTATACAATTTATTACACATGTTTTGTTATCTATATTTTTAGATAACAAAAATTCTTCTATATTATTAACATGAGTAAGTACATCAAATTCTTTTCTTGATATATAAATAGTGTTATATTGTTTGATTTTAGACATATAATTATATATATAATTTCCAAGCATACCATTAACTCCAAAAATTATTATTTTAGTAATCATTTGTAATATAATTATTATTACTTTAAATACTATTTCACATAATACTTTAAATCAAATTAAATTTTGTATTAGATACTATATCTTGTGGTAACATTTTCCATGTACATGACCCAATTCCTAAAGATGAAACTTTTAACTTTCCAAAAATATCTTCTAACCCATTAATTGTACTTAAAAATGATTTTTCGTTAATAGTTAAAGGTGAAGTAAACCGAACGAGTGTCATATGTAAAATATTGTTTTTATATGGTTCCATTAAAGGTAGACAAAGTCGACTAAATTCATGTCGAAGTTTATCTCGAATTAAATTAATATTAATAGATGGAACTCCAACTACAACAATAGATTTTGGCAACACAATAACTTTTGTAAATTCTATAAAAAATGAGGGAAATAAAGAAATACACATTGCTTCAACTGTTTTACTAAAATGTTCAGGAAAAATACATGAATTGTAAAAATCAAATCCTACAAGTTGTAATAATGTAAAGTGCAGAAGTCCTTCATTTATGTTATTAGTTAAGTCTTCAAAGTCTTTAAAGAAAATATGCGATTTTGATAAATTTTTTTCTATTAATTGTGTGCAATTAATAAAATTATAATTAGGATACCAATTTAACTCATTTGTAGTACAAAAAATCGCAAAACATTTCATATCATCATTTTCTAATAACAAAGAATCATAATTATAACCTTTTACTAGTTGTAGTGTATTTCTAGTAAACATTTCATCATATATTAATTTCATCTCTTTTTTAACAATAGTATTTATATTTTCTAGAGTAAATTGTGATATTTCTTGAATACTACGAAGCATCCAAAATTTAGGAACATTAATAGCATTAAATTTAGAATTATGTTGTAGACTTTCATTAATAACCTCAACAATATAATGTACACCCCATTCTCTAGTAGTTTTGGACATTACTTTTTTTGCATCGTTTACAAAATTATAACCATTCTTCCAAAAATAAACACCAATACATGCTAGTTCAGATGTAACTGTTCTAACACTTACTGAATTAACTGTTTCATTATCATTATTTAAATTTACATAACTCCAGTTCTGATCATTTGATTGATGAACTAATATACTACCTTCGCAATCTTGATTTATTAAAGAATCGATTCCATAAACTGATTCAGGCCAATTAAAATAAACAGTCCCATCACTGATTAAAATAGGTGTTGAATTATCAATATATTCACTTGCATATAATACACTATCAACTGCACCAATAGTATATTCAACTGGTATAATGATACATTTAGCATATTCACATATTTTAGGAAATAATGAATAGAGATTAAATCTTTTAATATGCGAACTACGAACAATAAAGATAAATTGTGGGTTAATACAAGATGTATTTAAATTTTTTATTATCACTTCTATAATTGGCATACCTCCTGAATCGGCTAACCATAAAGGTACTTCAATTGCATTTATATCACAACCACTTATCCAAAATTCATGAGGCGCTTTTGCTAAAGGAAATATAATGTTAACATCAATTTTATCTTTTTCATATTTTATAATTTTAGGAATAAGATATTCACATGTTATTTCATGAGGACCATCTACTTTAATTAAATTTGCTCTTGCACGAGTTGCTGCTTCAAATCCTTTTGTTGAATCTTCTATTACAATAATAGATGTTGGTGATACTCCAAATGCATTGGCTGCTTTAATGTAAATATCAGGTGCTGGTTTAGGTTCAATTACATCCTCGTTTGAAAAAAATGCATCTATTAGATCAAAAATGCCGATACTTTGTAAAAGTACTATTACAGAAGCTCTAATACAGTTAGATGCAACTGATATCGCAAAACCTAATGATTTTAGAGTTGTTAAAGTTAAAATTATATTTTTATCTTCTGAAATATCTGTTTTACACAATTCAAGCGTTATATCTTGTTTTAAATTCCAAATTTTCTTGTGTAATTCATGCAAAAGTCCTTTTTGCTGAGAAAGTATGTTTAGTTTTTGATTAGTAGATAATCCATCGTAAATCATTTCGTGTTCATTTCGTTTTATAATAAATTGATCTCCTGCAATTGAAGATATTGCATTATTTAATGCAATATAATGTATTTCTTTTGACTCAACCAAAACACCATCAAGATCAAACACAATAACTTTAGATTTTCCAGAAAGATAATTATCTGTAAAATTATTAGGTCGAAGATAATTATATAAAAACGAAGTATAATCTATAGGAACACCAAGACCCCACATTTTTTGACAAAAAGATATGGTATATTTAGCTCCGTTATTAATACCTTGATTATAGACAGGTGCAACATAAAATTCACCGTTTACCCGAATATTATTCGATATCATTTCTTCAGCCATTTTTACATATTTAATACCACTGCTAAAGTAATATATTCCAACTGTTGCATTTTCAGAAATAACAGTTTTTTCTTGAATATTATTTATATATCCATTATTATCAAGACTCGCGTAACTCCAACGAATATCATTAAGAGATCTATCAACATGAAAACATAATACATCACCATCAATATTGTTTGTAATAGATTTTATGCGTTTCCAATAAGATGATGAGTCCCATTCTACGTATTGATCACTATTAACAATTAATAGTGGAATTGTAGTAGAAATAAGATGTTTTGCAAGCAATGTTGTACACGCAGCACCTTCTGTTAATGACTCGCAATATACAACTTCACATGTAGGGCATAATTGTTTTAAATGATCATATACATTATACACCGAATCTTGTTCTCTTCGAATAATAAAAATAAAATGAGCATCAATTTCACTAGAATTAATATTATTGACCACCCATGTAATCATAGTTTTATATCCAACACGAATCATTGGTTTAGGACGGATAAATCCAACTTTTTTAAAACGAGATCCTTCACCTGCCATTGGGATAAGAATATTAACTCTAAATAGTGTATGATTTATTGATTGTAAATTTGACATTTTTATATTATAATCTTATTTTTATATATTATATGAGAATGCTGCGGCATCTAATGTTAGGTTATCTTTTTAAATTAATATCTATTTAAAGAGATGAGATATATAATAAAAAGATATGTATCGAACTTACCTTAAATCCAGTTTATCAACTTTTGATTTGATAAACAAGAATAAATACCTTCCAGATGGGGTCAAATATTGCAACGGATGTTGCCAAGATATTAGAAATCTTGAAGAATTTTCTAAAGTAAATAAAGATGGTTATTGTTCAGTTTGTCGAAAGTGCACAAATACTATACAATTAGCTAAGAAAAAAATTAAAAATGGCGAATTTACAGTTGAAGAGTTTAAAAATGATTATACTATTATGGACGATAAAACTACTGATATTGATAATGAATTAACACTGACTTGTTCTAGTTGTAAAGAAGACAAATCTGCTACTCAATTTGATAGCGCAAAACGACAATGCAAAGCATGCAAATCACTATCAGCTATAGAACGTAATAATAAAGATATGGATATCATTTATCGCGATATTGACAAATTAAAATTTGATCATATGATCGAATTAAAACGCTATATAACACAAATTCCGAAAGATAAATTAGTAAAAGTTATTTCACATTATAAAATAGGTCGTAAATCATCTGATACTAAAGATAGAATGATATTTAATATAACTGAACATTTCCAGTTATTGTCTAATCCTTATAAATGTGCTGGAAAATGTGGTGTTACTTTAACTACTCAATCTACCACATGCGAGAATTGTAAACGAATAACAAAAAAAGAAAAAGTTATCTTATCAATGGTATATTTTGAAGACAATGTATTGCCTACTATTACGGAAACTTTAATCTCAAAAATTGATGAAACCACTAAATGGACATATAATAAAAAACAACTAATTATGATAGCACATGCATTTAAATTACGTCCTGCAAACAAAGCAGATAGAGAGACTATTATTGAAATGATAAATAATAAGATTGATAAAATAAATGAGACGAAAAAACGTGAAGAAGCAATAGAAATTATTGAAAATAAAACAGAAAAATTACTAAAAGAAGCAAAAAGTGTTGATATAAGTGGTGTTGGTATTAGTATTCATTGTGAAAATAATGTAGAAAATGTAGAAAATGTAGAAATTGTAAACATGAAAAAAAATAATATACTAACATTAAATGATATTGAAATTATAGCTAGAAAATCAGATGGATTTATCAATGCGACACAAATGTGTAAAGCAGGTGGTAAACAATTTAAACATTGGAAAGAAAATAAACATTCAGAACAGTTTATTAAAATTCTTTCTTCGTCGGTCGGAATTCCGACAGACAAAATAATAAAGTACGAAAATGGCTCAAATAATGAAAGAAGTACATGGTGTTATCCTAGAGTTGCTATTAACATTGCACAGTGGATATCTGCTGAATTTGATGTTAAAGTAACAGGATGGGTACAAGAACTCTTAACAACCGGATCAGTTACTCTCAATCAAGAAAAAAGTGTTAAAGAATTAGATAATTTATGGAAACAAAAATTAAACAAAATACAGATAGAATTAAAACAAAAAGATGAAATATTGATTGATACGGTTTTGCAATTAGAAAGAGAGAAAAAGGAAAAAGAAGAAATTGAAATAAAGCATAAAAAATTATTGAAAAAACGGGTTCATTATAAATTCAAAACTGGTCCTTGTTTTTATATAATTAGCGATATTGATTCGGAAACGGTTCGCTACAAAATTGGCATTGATGATACCAGTATCAATGAACGTTTACGCACCTATCGTACTAGCATTCCAGGTACTAAATTGGAATTTTTGATATATACTGACAAAAATCGCTTAATTGAACAGTCGATATTACAAAGATACGAAGATTCAACCGGAAATTATACGAATCATGAATGGATTTTCAATATTGAAGTGGATAAACTAATAGAAGCAGTTAATACATATATCAATTTTGCAAACATTAAATGCGAATATGAGGTTAAAATTTGTGAATATAATAAAGATATTTTTATTATGAAAAACAGTTAATTGTATGTTGGGACGACAATATTAAATTATTATATTTTTAGAGTAAAATATAATAGAATTATTTACATAAAAGGATCCACATATTCAGGATTATAACGATCGTTATGATATTGCCAATACTCAGGTGCACCAAACTTAAAATTCTCTGGTACAATTTTTGCCTTATACCAAAACACGCAATCTTGCCAATTGTTTGTCTTACTCTGATTATCGACATATAATGCAGTATAATCATCGCTTATTTGGTCTAGAATAGTACAAAACAAGGTAAAATCAGGGATAATTGAGCAATAGTTTTCCCATAACGATTTGCGATTCTTTAAAATCGGTTCACGGAGTATAAAAACACCATCGACATTTGTTCGAATGACGGGTTTTACATCCATGCTGTATTGAAGCGAAAGAATGTACCAGAGCTTGAAATGACGGCCTCTTTTAAAAAGACCCTGTTGTAAGGGCTTATTAAAGAGTTTTGGATCATCAGTACAATCATCGAGTAAAAGTACACACCATGGATTCGGAAGGTGTTGTTTTGCTATTTTTTGACGTTTTATCAAATCTTTGACTTTTTCTTCATTATACTCATTGTATACAAAAGTACTGGGAAAAATGCGTCTATAAAATCCAGTACTGTCTTCTGAACCTGACATCGCCACTCCAACTGGGAAAATATGTTTTTTGGAGTATAATAGAGACGTAATAAGTGTACTTTTTCCTGTACCTGGTTTTCCAATTACGACAATTTTACTACCTCCATATTCAGGATCGTTCATACGCTTTGTACAAGGTGGAATTATCTCAAGATTTAGTTCTTTTATTTTAACAATTTCTGGACTGTTACTCATTTTTACTCCATTTTTCTTTATGTTTAAACCATATTTTATAAAATAAGTTTTGTAAAATAAAAATAAAAGAATATTTTAGTTTAATTTTATACGCTTATATATATGTTTATATAAAACTGGAAATGTATTGTATATATTGCTCTGGTTGTTGCGAATTTAGTATCAAACAATTTTTGCGTAAAATATAGAGAATATTAATTTAAATTAATATAATTTACTAATTGTTCCATTAGATTTCTAATAATTTCACAGCTTTTCATACTGCAAACAATATATGTCATATTTTCATTTATTTTATTTGCAAAAGTAAAAAATGTACTATTATTCAAAATAGGATATTTATGAGTAAATTCAGTTCGTTTTCCGTATGCCCAACCACCTTTTTGATATGTTATTTCGCCATCACTGTACAAATGATATATTGTGTTTGCATTTGGGGATTGATTATCACGAATAAGAGATACATTATGTAAATTATTAGCTAAATTATTAATAAACATTTTTACTGATATTGTAAGTTCATTTTTTTCCATGGTCGAAAGAGTTTTTATATATTGTTCAATCATAATATCAGTCGTAGTATCAGTCATATCAGTAGTACTATCATTATTCATATTATCATTCGTATAAGTATCATTCGTATAAGTATCATTCGTATAAGTATCATTCGTATAAGTATCATTCGTATAAGTATCATTCGTATAAGTATCGTTCGTATAAGTATCGTTCGTATAAGTATCGTTCGTATAAGTATCGTTCGTATAAGTATCGTTCGTATAAGTATCGTTCGTATAAGTATCATACGTATAAGTGTTATTCGCATAAGTATCGTTCGTATAAGTATCGTTCGTATAAGTATCATACGTATAAGTGTTATTCGCATAAGTATCATTCGTATAAGTATCATTCGTATAAGTATCGATATTCATAGTATTAGTATTCATAGTATTAGTATTCATAATATCAATATATAATTATTTTAACTAAAAAAATCAATTTTATTATGTTATTAATCAATAAATACTTCTTTAAATTTTTTCATAACATTATCAGGTGAAAATTCTTTATAACAATTTAAGTCTGTATTTATATATATATTTTTATCAAAATTAGTTAAAATATCATATAAATTATTTTCGGTGTAATAGATTGCTTTATCACCTAATATATTTTTATGATTAGTATTCCAAGTCCATCCACCGTAAGTGATAATGGGTTTATTATTAACTGAAAACTCTGCTATACTGAGACCAAATGTTTCGCCTAATTTTTGCGCATGAATCATAGCATCACAACTACATATAAATTTATTTTTATCTTCATTTATTGTTAATTTTTCTAAAAAAAATATATTTGAATGATGATCAAACCGCGGTGTATTTACAAAAATAAAATATAAATCTTTATTTTCTCGAATAACTTTTTTTATAATATCCTTTACAAAATCTATATTAAATGCATCAGATCCTCCATGATAACCAAATACAGTAGCCGATTCAGATATACCCAGTTCATTTCGTAAATTTTCTCCTGTTTCACTAGGAGGTAAACCAACCATATGAGGTACATATAAATTTATACCAAATTTATTTCCTAATACATCCGATACAGATGCATAAACATCTCCATGAGGTTCAGACAGATCAAATACACAGTGAATAACATTTTTTAATCTTGATAAATAACTATTCTCTCTTTTACCGTAATGTATTTGATAAAATATATTACAATTTGATAATATACTGTCTAATTCACTATAATTTTTATAAAAATATACATAAAAATACTTTTGAAACTTTCGTATTGCTATTAAATCATTTTTACTTTCATCTATACTACTATATGGAAGTACTATGATTGAATTATTTCCTAATATTTTTTCATTGTAATAAGCATAATCAAAAATGGCGGTGCATGATCCTCTTATATCAATTTGAGGTGTATGAAAAGCTATTTTTAGCATTTTATTATAAATAATTTATTTCTTTATATTAATAAAGAATTATGAATAGCCAACCTGGAAATATTTGGCTTAATTCTGAAGAAGAATATCTTAGAAAACTTCAAAAACAAATGATACATTTTGCCAATGTATATGAAGTTGCATATAGAGCTTTTTATAGACAAGAAAAAATAATAAAAATTCCTCTTATATTTATATCTGCAATAAATGGATTAGCTTCATTCGGAACTACATCATTTCCACCACAGTCACAAGCTTATATCCCATTGTGTGTAGGAATATTATCGATGATTGTAGGTATAGTAACAGGTATAGAGACTTATTTAGGAATAAGCTCAAATAGATCACAATCTAAAGATGCAGCTGCTAATTTTCGATCTTTATCTAGAACTATTGACGTAGAATTATCTTTACCAGTTCAAGATAGGTCACAAAATGGATCATCTTTTGTACGCACGATGTTCTCTAAAGCAGAAGCAATTTATGCATATTCACCACCAATTAATAAGAAACAATTAGTATTTGAACCAGAAAAAATTATATTACCTTTAAGTGAACAAAATCAATTTTTAAATTACCGAAATAGATCTCCTCAACGGTACGAACCAGATTCTAAAGATTTAGAAAATATATTTATCGATTCAACTCCTACTTCAAGTAATATTATAATTTAAAATAAAATATATGATATTTTATTTTATTTTAAGTTAAGTAACAGTTTTTCGTATTGTTCAAATGTTAATTTACCATTTGAAAATAACTCTGTTATTTTTTCTAATTTTAGTTTATCTAATTCATTAACACTGTTTTTTATAGTAGTAATACAATTATTATTACTAATTTCTATTATTTTTTGACGCATTTCTAATAATTCTTCTTTTGTTTCAGCATAACATAATTCATCATATACTTTATTATCATATTTAGAAGTAAATTTTCGATTCTTTTCGTATATGAATTTTTTGAATTCAGTTTCTGCAACTAATGAATTATAACATTGTCTAACTATAATCAGGTTAAACTTTGAGAAATTATTATTATGAGCTTTTTGTCTACCTGCAAAATTACTACTTTCCCCATATTTGAACACGCATTTACCATCTATTTCTCCTATATAAGCAAAATATAACACATTCTGTCCTGACCAATTATCATTTGTTTCATTAAATAATTTGGATAATGTATCAATAATCTCTACTAATGCACTTTTTGTATTATTACGATATTCTAATACATGGTCATTAAATTTATGTATAGCACTAATTGAACTATTTTCAATATCTATCAACCGAGATTTCCATATTTCGTCTAATTCTTTTGCTGTTTTTTCTTGATTGAGAGTAACTGATCCGGTTGTTAAGAGTTCTTGTATCCATCCTGTTACTTTAACATCAAATTCAGCAGATATCCACTGTGCAATGTTAATAGCAACTCTAGGATGACACCATGTACTTCTTTCATTATTTGAACCATTTTCGTACTTTATTATTTCGTCCATCGGAATTCCGATGGACGAAGAAAGAATTTTAATAAACTGTTCTGAATGTTTATTTTCTTTCCAATGATAAAATTGTTTACCACCTGCTTTACACATTTGTGTCGCATTAATAAATCCATCTAATTTTCTAGCTATAATTTCAATATTATTTAATGTTAGTATATTATTTTCTATAATCAAGTCAATATTATCTTCTATTTCAACTTCTTCATTTGCGTCACTATTTTCTTCTTCATCCTCACTTTTCTCATCTTCATCTTCATTATCATCTTTGTGAGTTGATATATAATTATTAATTTTACCTATTATAATATTTTTATTATCTTTAGCATACACTGGTATATTAAATTCCTTACATATATCTAATAATTCATTTCGTCTTAAATTATTATCGTCTATATTTATAGACTCTAAATCATTAATAATACCTGATTTAATTTTTTCTTTATTATCATGTTTTTCAGTTTGTTTTTTTATAGTGTATCGTTTATTTGCAACACGTGTTTTTTCAACATTATTATGTTGCCATTCTTTTTTAACTTTTAGACAATGTTCTTTGTTATTATGATAATACTCGGTACTACGAGTATTATGATAGTCTTTAGTTTTTTCTCTATCTTTTTTATAACATTCTTTACAACGAATATCGTAACCGTCGCTTTTATTTTTATTTACACCAAAATTATCAATACTTTTATTTAGTTTGCAACAACTACAAATTTTTTCTGTAATCGGTCCAGAATTTGGAAAGTCTTTATCTAACTCTGCTTCTAGTTCGTGGTATTTTTCACCATAATTAATATCTAAAAATTGCAAAAGTCCTTTTAAGCACTTTTCGTGTATCCAAGTATGGTTTTTACTATTAGTTATAATAAGAGAATTTTCTACTTTACTTAAGTATTCTTTAGCATTACTAGTTCTAGTCCAATTTGATAATGGTTTATTTCGTTGTTTACATAATTCACTGCAATCTATATACAGATCACTGGGTCTTTGGGTAAAATTTACTCCAAATAATGAGAAGTGTTTTAAAGTTTTATTAGCCATATATATAATAACATCTATTTCTTTAAATCATAATTTAAAAAAATAATTTTTAAAGGTATGCATAACCTTTTTATCTAATTATTCCGAATCATATTCGACTTCTCCTTGGAAATTTTCTTTTTCTATCTGTTCTTTTGATTTAATATAAATTGAAATTTTTCCTAATGAACCTACATTTGAACGGAAAAGAAGAGGTAAATTAGGTGCTGAAAATATCTGCATATTAGTACTTAATCCTGCTATTTTAGTAATACGAGTTAATTGTTCGGTAGAAATTTCCTGTGTATAGTCTGTTTGTTTATCAATAGATGTATCATTTTCGCCAAATTCCACTGTACGTTTAAGAATACCCCCAGAATCACAATTAAATGTTATTTGGAACTCGCTAAATGACACTTTAATACTGGACCCAATAGTTATCATGTCCTTACACATCTTTTGGAACTCTGAACTAAGTACAATTACTGGTTTTCCATATCCAGTTGGAATATCAATATCAATATTTTGGATATTTTGAATCTTTATATAAGAAGTTGTTACTCGAGTATTTTCTTTTGGGATAGCTTTAATAGCTAAATCATTAATTTCATTTTCATCAATATAAAGTTGAATAGAATCTTTTTTCTTTATAGATTTTAGCATTTTATGAAAATGATTTAAATTAAGTCCAATATGTAATTTATTTTTAGCTGTAAAACGATATAATGAAAAATTTTCAGAACTTAAATTTAAGTCTATAAGAGTTTTTCTATTATTATCCATCATTCGTAGTACAAATCCATCCTTATTAATTTCAAAACATCCTGTTTTTAAGTTATTACTCAGTAATTCAGATAAAACTTTAAGATGATATGCTTCTCCCGTTTTTGCATTAAAAATAATTGTCATTTTATTTTATCAAATTACACTTTAAACCTTAATTTTTTTATTTATACTTTCAGAATATAATAATTGTCGATCTATTAGATTTACATGCGAAAGTATCATTCGTCTACAACAATATTTTCGAAGTTCTAATAAATCTAAGGCTGCTTCATTTGACATATTATCTGTTTTTGTATATTGTTCATAAAGTGTCCATTTATTACCAACAACTTTACCACAACTATAACAACGTACTGGAATAATCATATTTATACTAATTTTTAAGTATAAATATAACAATCAAAAATCAATTTTATTAATTATATTTTTATTTATTTTTTAGCTGTAATAGCCGTTTTAATACCCATACAATTTAATTCTTGTATTAATAATTTACTCGCGTACGGTAAATTTACTTTTGACACAATATCGGAATCGCATAATTTACATTCATTTTGTGTTGTTGCAAAATTACCACACTTATCGCATACAATTACTTGATACGGATCTGATTGATCAAATAATCGCTCTTTTAGAAATCTACTGACACCATGAGCTATCATAGCATCTCTTTCCATCTCGCCGAATCTTAAACCACCTTCACGGCTGCGTCCTTCCAATGGCTGATGAGTCAAAGTAGTAACATGACCTTGTGCTCTACTATTTCCCGTCCACACAGCTTTACCATTTCGTCTAACATAAAATACTTCAGATGGAACTTGTAAACAGAATACAGGGCATTTTTCATTTTGTATAAATTGTTCCGTTTGTGTATTTATTTGATCGCGATTTACAGTTGGATTTAATTTCTTTTTATTAACATTAATTCGCAAAATATCTATTCCATTTATTTGCGTTGTGTAAATTGATATAATACTACTCCAACCAGCATGTAAACATAATTGTTGAAATTGATCTGCTAATTTTACTGAACTTGTATAATATAATTCACAATTTGTTTGATTATCGCTACTTAAAAGCATTCCATTTATCAAAATACGTACTTGATATTTACTTAATGTGAATACCCATTCAGGTAACTCAGTAATGCTTAGAGTTTGTATATATTGATGTAATTGATAATCATCTAAGATTAATTTTTCGTCTTTAGTTATTATATAATTATAACCAAGAATATTAAGAACTGTAGTTAATATATCTTTAACAGTTCTTTTATAGATGTTAATTTCTATATCATTGTATGATGATTTTGAACTTTTTGTATACCATATACCTAAAAATGTTAACCATGAATTCATATCCATACTTTTTTCTTTTATAGATTCAATAGCTGGTAAAATAAATTGATAGTCTATTTTTTCCCAAATTGCATTTGTTTTATATTTTACACTTTTTCCTACTATTTCATCGGCTCTTGAAAAATCATAAGGTAACCAACTGTTTTTATTATATAATGATACCCACATTCTATGATTTCCTGTTACAGCTAAATCAACATCTTGATTTTGAATATAATACATTGATTCTTCATAATCAGGATATAACATTATACTAATCGGTTTTTCGTAAGCGAGACATCCATCTTTTAGTGTTGCGATTTGGTCATCCATGTTTAATTCACTAGCTGTTTTCCAACCTTTTAAAGTAAGCACAAAAGTTCCCTGGATTTTTAAACAATGGATTTTATCTGCAACAAGATGTTTGAGTCTCTGATAATAAACTGTCCCGATAAATACTTGTACATCTAACATTTCTCCAGTCATACCATTATACATTTTTTCTAATCCATGTCGTTCAAACCCACATTTACTTAAATTATCACATAATTTATCTGCAATATCTGTATTTTCTTCTGTAAAAGGTGTTGCATCCCCAAATGTACCTTTTATAACTCCATATTTTCCTAAAACACATTCCATTAATTGATTAATAGTCATCCGACTTGGAATACAAGCTGGATTAATAATTAAGTCAGGTACCATCCCAGAACTAGTAAAAGGCATATCTTCTTGTCTATATACCATTCCACAAGTTCCTTTCTGGGCTGCACGCGAGTTTCCAGACCATACATTTTTTCCATTTTGTCGAACCATGAACACACCTGTTCGAACAGTTATACAGTAAACTTTACCTATATAGTCAATATAATTTTCAATTTCTCTATTTCTATTCTTCCTTTTATGCCCATGATTTATTTCAGGTTCATTTTTATGAACAATTACAGTTATAACCCAATTGTCACTTGTAGTACATCCATCTTTAATAGTACCACTCTTTCTACTATCTGGTACACGACAATTAGTGGAATATCCAGCATGCAATGCTAATCTTGATATATCATCGCATAATATTTTAGAACTTGTATAATACATTCGAGTATTACTAGATAAAATACATCTATTGCCAAGTTCTAGAGAATTTAATAATAATTGGCATTGATTCTTATCAAGAGACCATACCCAAATAGGTAAATATTTATTAATAGAACCTACATCATATATTTTCATATATTTTGCTAAATCTCTATCATGAATGTACCAATTAACTATACTTTTTTCAACAATACGATTATCAATATTCATATTTTTATCTTTTTTAATAACGAATCCCATATTAGTAACAGCTTTATCATATGCTTTTTGAACTTTGTGTTTATTTGCAGCTATAACAACATTATTTCCATGCGTCCAACCTTCAGCTATCCAGATTCCAAAAAATACGAGCCAATCGTTTATATTAACTTTTTTAGGAAATTCCCCAGGTATTATAAAATCATTTCCAATCCAATTTTCAGGTTTAAATAGTTTAATATTCTTTTTATATTTTAGTCGTTTACCAAAACAATCACTTGCTTGCATAAATTCAAATTCTTTTTTATAATTACTACTTTTACCAAATCTACGTTTAATCCACATTCTATGATTTGGAGTTACTGTTAAATCTACTAATTGAGATGTTAAATTATATAATTGACCTGAATAATCGTATTGATGCAATTCAAGTGGATTTTCGTATTTAACATTATCATTTTCCAAAGTAGCAACTTTATCATTTAAAGTTATATCTTCTATATTTTTCCAACCATTTGTAGTTAATACTTCAGTTTCATTTGTGAAACACGCAAGTTTATCTCCTACTTCAGGTCTACGTGGAGTGCGAATTACAACTTTTATTAATTTATATCCACTTGGTGTAGTATGTTTATAAACACGATCTACATAACCTTCTTCTCCTTTTTTAATAACAAGACTGCAATCTGATATTTCTTCTTCATTATTTTTATTAGTTTGAATAAAAATTTTTCCAATAATAACATCACCTTTTTCTACACGGACACCTTTTCGTACAACACCACTTTCATCTAATAAGCAATAATTTGCATCTTTTCGACGTTTATCGACTGGAATTAAACCAATTCGTTCGAAATTATAAGTTCCTTGTTTTTTCTCCTCTTCAGAAAAAGTTCTGTAAGAAGTTATGTGAAATAATCCTCTATCAATAGCACTTTTATTCATTATAATAGAGTCTTCTTGGTTAAACCCTGTGTATGTTGCAATTGCAACAATAGCATTAATACCAGAAGGCATATCATTAAAACCCATAAAATCAGATGGTTTAGTACTAACTAACGGTCTCTGTGGGTAATCTAAAACATGTACAATTGTGTCAGTTCTTATTAAATGAGATAAAGCAAACATTCCGATTGCTTGTTTTCCCATTGATGAATTATGTACACAAAAAGAATCTCCTGCTATAAAACTATGATTCTCCGATTCCGTAGTTATGTCAGCAATTAGACAATTAAGTTGTGTAATTTTTGTATCAATATTGATAAATATAGCTTTATTTAGCATTTTTTGATTAGAAAACCATTTTAAATAATTTACTGTCTTATTTACTTTATAAATACAAAATTTGACATATTCACTATAAAAAGGTAATGTTTGATTATCGTTATCAGGAAAAATACAAACATTAGTTGCATCTTTTGCTTGCACCCATCCTTTTGTTGTTAAAATAGGATGATCTTCTGTGCAAGTTATTGATCGTCCAGTTTCGGTTGTTATTTTAATAATTCGTTTATGTGTATTTTCTATGTACTGATTTATAACAGTTGTAATACTTTGCTCACATGTTATTGGATTTACTGTTATCACTTTATCACCTATTTTAATATCTTTTATCTCTTTTCTAGTACCATTTCCCATTAATACGCGTTCATTTATATGAAGACATTGATAACAATTTCTAGGCGCTTGGCTGTTTGCTGGAAATGGAATAATTGATGCCATAACACCTAACATCATAGAAGGTGAAATTTCACAATAATCATTACGATGTTTTGTTAAATCGCTTTGATTAAATGCGATTACTGCATTATTAGCCTCGTAATTATCAATATATTTAATTAAACCTCTTTTTACTAAATCATTCCATTCAATACCATCATTTTCATTAATATGTAATTTATCTCCATTTACTGTAAAAACTGGTCGTAACATACGACCTTCGTCTGAATATATATTAATCTCTTCATCCATTTTATCGTAACTAATTGAAACATCAGTAGGTATAAGATTTGATTTTTTATATAAATTAATTTCTTCTATAAATTTAGCTTGGTTTTCAGCAATTCCTAAAAATATACCATTAAGAAAAACTTTAGTCTTAGTGTTTGGACCATTATAGTTATATAATAATATTAAATGTTCAGAATTTTCAATAATTTCTTTAATTATAACAGTGGGAATACGATGTGAAATTCGTGTTAATAGAGAAAAATTTAACACTATACCTACGGCTGCTCCTTCTGGAGTTTCAGCAGGACACAAGAACATAATTTGACTTGGATTAATTTGTCTAATTTTTGAATTTTTTCCCTCTTTACCTGATTGCGACATAACACGTCGTAAATGAGATAAAGTTGCACCATAAGTTAATCTAGATAAAATTTGAGAAACACCAGCTCGTACATAACTCTTTTGACAACCCCAATTACCTGTTGAAAAACAGTGTTTAAGACCGACTGTAATAGTATTAACACGTGGTAAAATTGACATTATATCCGGTTTTGTCTTCTTTTTTTCCAATTGCATCATAATATTGCTAATATAACGTTTAAAAAGTGTTCTAAATAATTCAGAACATAATATACCAGCTGGTTCAATACGTTTATTAATATAGTTATCACGATCATCTTCTTGACGAGATCCCATATAAGTAGAAATTAATTTATTAATCATATGACCTAAAAAATAAGCTTTTTCTCGAATTGATACAGTTACACCTAAATGTGGAAATAATTCATTTTCTACAACTTGTAGTGCATAATCATGCCGATCACTATCTTTAATAGTATGCATAGCAGATTTACCAATATATTTTAACGCGTCTTCTTGTGTTTGAATGAAATAAGAATCTCTTAATAACATACGAATAAAAATACTAGCTTTTTCATTCGTGATTCCAATAAAATTAGTGATATCATCATCTAGTAAAAATCCGAGTGCTTTAAATATAATACCAACTGGTATAGTATCTTTAATATGAGGTAAAGAAAACACAATATTTCTATTATCTATACATATCATAGCTTGTACTAAGACAGAATGTCCAGTTTCTTCTGACATACTGCGAATTTCAGCTACATATTTGTATTTTTCTCCTGGTTTTTGAGCAAAAACCATAACTTTGTTATATAAAGCTCTAATCTGAGCAATGAGTACACGTTCTTTACCTCGAATAATAAAATATCCTCCTTGGTCATACTCGCATTCACCTGCTCGAATTCGTTCATCTGATGTAGATCTACTTAAATGACATCTATTAGAACGTAACATAATAGGAGTTCTTCCGATAACTACTCGTTTGTGTACGATTGTTTCAACACAAACTTCATCTTCTTCAAATATTTCAGTTATATCTGCATAAATAGGAGAATCATAATTAATATCTAATTGTCTAGCTTCATTTGGAAGCACATTTTTAAGTGAGCGATCTTCTTGTATAAGCGATGGAAAAGGTACATATATATTGCTAAATGTTACTTTATAACATTGGTTTTTTTTTCGCGAAATATAAAAACTAGCCTCTTCATTAAGGATACGTTCAATATCTTTATCAATATATTGATTAAAAGACTCTATTTGATGTTGAACAAATCCATTTTGTTTAAAATTATTTTCTAATATTTTCCATACCACATTTTCTGCTAACATATTTAAAAAATAGTTATTTTATTTTTTTTTAAATCAATTTTAAAATTATTACTTAAAAAAATCATATAAGATAAAAATAAAATAAAAAAAATCTTGAAATAGAATAAAATGTCAAATGAATACAATGGAATTAGCATGACATCAGCATGCAGTTATGCTACTTTAAATCGCTACAATAATGGATCTCAAGGAATGAACGCTCCTGTTCCCGCTACAACAGTGTCTGGAAAATACATAGTACCATCATATTCAGCTCCTGGATATAATACCCTCATGCACGATCAAGGCCCTTCATGTTCTGGATACTTCAATATCCAAGGTGCTTATGGAAAATCGGCTGGCAGCTGTGGTACAAAATATGTTACTAAATTATGTAATTAAACTATGTAATTAATATATAAAACTATTCAAAAATTTATAACAAAAGATGTTATAAATTATAAATTATTCATACTGTAAACAATCTGTTATATCATAATTATTATTTTTCTTAAGACGATCAAAATATCTATTTACGTTATCATCCGGTACGATTATTATTATCTTATTATCTAGACAATAATAACGATGTAATGATAAATCTTTTAGCATATTTATGTTATCTATATTATCATCTCTATAATAAATTACTTCTTTATAAGATTTATTTATACATATTTCAATGACTTCCGATAAATTATTTATACTGTTTATGGTTTCTTTATAGAAATTAATCTCATTTTTTAACCTTTCTTCAAGTGAAATAGATAAAGATTTACCATTAAATTGAATATCAGTATCTACAATATTATTTCCATCGTAAAAATCACTGTAAATAAGATGAGGGGTTGGGTAGTATATATTTACTATATCTGCTGATTTTTGTATCATTGTATCAATACAGTTTGTCATACCGATTTTATTAATAAAGTCTAATAGTTTCATGGCACCACTTTTTGTTATTATGTATCCACCTGTACCGCCAGGTGAAATTGTTAATGATTTTACAACACCCCATTTTTCTATAGTTGGCATTTTTTCCTTATTGTATGTATCATCCGATTTAATATATTGGTGATACGCTAAGAATATAATCTCCCATGATTTATCCTTATTAGTATTGTAAAGATATAGTAATTTTTTGTCAAAATTATCGGTAAAATCTAAGTCATCTTCAAGAATAATGAACATATCATAATCAGAATTTATTAACTCAATATATAGCTTTATATGAGACATTGCACATCCTACTGCACCTACACGCATATTATAATCATTTCCATCAAATATTTGTTGTAATTGATCAGTAGATTTAAGTTTATTACCATCGATAGCTGAAAATCGTTCGTAATTTAAAAACTTCAAATCTTTTGCCTTTTCGTTGAATTTTTCCCATCGATCAGGTCGTCGATCTAAGTTAACAATGTATGTTTTTATCCGTTTATCAAAATCGTTTAATGTGACATTAGTTATGTCTATATTTTCACTTTTGATTTCAGTTGTCGCTGTATTTTCATTTTCAATGCATTGTTGTTCTTTTCCTGAAAATTGATGTTCATTATTTAATTTATAAGCATTTAATTTAGTTTCATCATGTCTTTCAGATGTTAAGCGTCCAATATGAATACAATAAATACTTTCTAAAAAAGTAGATATATAACCTTTATTTTGGAATCTATGGCTATAATCCATTTCAAAATGGTTAATATGTTCATTAAAATCGCCTAATTCTCTTAATACTTGAGTTCTGAATAACGATGGTCTAAATGAGAAATGAGGCCAATAATTACAGTGATTTCCGGTAATACCATGTTTTTCTGTCCATTTTGCCTTTAGTTCATCATTATTTACATATTCATGTACATAAAAACGTACACCATTTTTTGTAACTGAAAATAATCCACCTTTTGTTTGTACTACATGTGAAGGAATTTCCGCATAATTTTTATTTAATAAACATTGCATAAATGTATAATCATGTCCTAATACACTTAGACAATCGGATATGTAATTTCTCTTATAAAAGAACTTCCAATCATCTTCCATATGAAATATATAAGGTGTTTTTACAAAATTTTTTATAATGTTCATACTACGAGGATGACCTTTTTCATCCATATCTTTAAAATAAAACTGGAAAAATGGATATAATTCTTTCATTTTAGCACGATCTTCATCTGAACTATTATCATCAACACAAAACCAAGTATCGATTAGATGCAAATCAGTACAACAATTAATAAAAGAATTAATTGTCTTTTCAAACAGGTCAAAACGTTTACATGTAGTAATAGTAAATGTAATCATAGGAAAATTTCGTGGTTTTTTATTTGTAATTTCTTGTACCTTTTCCTTATTATAGTAAATAAATGTGTTTTCTATTTTATCAATATTTAAATGTTGATTAAATATAGTACGTGCAGCTATATCTTCTGAAATATTTGATAAAGCTAATATACGATTACTAATATCATAAGCTTTAACGTATTCTTGTAGATAATATAAACATAATACATATTCGTCTCTTATATCGTAACAATGCGGGAATCTTTCTTCAAAAAAATTTCCAAACAATACTCCCAAATTATATAATGCATTATATCTACAATATCGTATTATATTGATAGCCGTTGATTCATCATGGTTATCAATAAAATTACCTGTAAGAAATTCTATCATTTATAATTATTTATCAAGTCTCTAAATCAAAATAAAATTGAATTTTTTACAAAACTAATTTCAATAAAATATTGAAAATGAACGTTATTAAAGGTATTGAATTTATTATTAAAAATGCTATTGAACAATACGCTTGTAAAATAGCTGATAAATATGATAATATAGAATTAGGCGAGTTAGAAGATTTATGGAATGAAATTTCTGAAGATATAAAAATATCAATATCTGTAAATAGTAAACAAAGTAAAAGTAAATCTAAAATTAAAACTGAAGAGGTTCATGTAGATACTAAAAAAACTACAAATAGTGGTTGTCAATATGTGTTTTCAAGAGGTCAAAATTCAGGAGAAACATGTGGTAGTAAAACTGTAATTAATACGGTATATTGTAGCCGTCATAAAAAACAAGAAGGAAAAGAACCTAAAACTAAGAAAATTATTCCAACTGTAGATAAAACTGTTAAACCAGTTTTAACTAAACATAAAATTATAAATAAGTTATGGCATCAAGAAACCGGATTAGTCTTTGATACAATTAAAGACGAAAAAATAGTTATCGGAAAAGTTTTAGATAATAAAGTAATAAGTCTGACCGCGGAAGATGTTGAAACTTGTAAAAATTGGAGATTTAAATACGATTCTACAGTTCTAGAAGATAGTAAAACTAAAAAAGTTACTCAGAAAGAAATAGAAAAATTACAACAAAAATCTATTGAAGATGTTTTAAAGACTATAAAAGTTCAAAAAAATAATGAAGTTAGCGAAGATGAGGATTACGAAATTGAAGATGATTAGTCAGTATTACGCTTTTGTATTGTATTCATAAAATTTATATAAATTTTATGAAGTAAAATAATATAAATTATCTAAAAAAAGTACTTTATATAATTAAATGGAAGAAGATTATACATCTAAAATAAATAGTTTAACAAAACAAGTAAAACAGTTTGTAAAAATACCTAGAAGTAATAGTTCTTTTATATCTAATACTCTAGATACTTTTAAATCACCTAAATTATGGTATATATTAGTTCCATTTATTATACTTATTTTACTAATAATTATAAAACCTACTGTTATCATGAATGAAAATATCACATCCGATAATAAGGTTAAATTGACTATTGGGTATAAAAAACTTTTCTTAACTACTATTATATTAGGTATTCTTATTGATATAGCATTATATATTCATAATTACCGAAATAAAAAATAAAAATATTATTTAGTTTGTTTTCTACTTAAATAATAATGCTTTAGCAACCAAAAAATTAATATTATTAAGAGTGTCTTAATACCTAATAACATGTAAACAGATGTACTTGTAGATGGAATAAATCTGATAATTAAATTATCTACAAATGAACTAGATAATAATAAAAATAATAAACCTACTAATATAGCATCTTTAAATTCGGTAACAACATTATTTATTTCTGTATTATGAGTTTTAAATAATGTATTAACAATCTGTATTTCATGTTGTGAAGGTTGAGTTGTATCAGCTGGTAACTGTGTAATTAGATCCCCGCCTGAATTAAAATCTAAATTTTTTTGGTTATTATATTGAAATTGTAGCGTATTAGACATTTTTGTTATTAATATTTAAATACTTTAAATAAAAAATACATAAAAATTAAGTTATTTAAGATTATTATAATGTTAAATAAAAATGACTCTTACAATAAAAAAACTCGAAAATTTATTGTACACTCGTGGATTTTTAGCAAAAAGATACTATAGTATAAATGATAGTTATGTATACATTGAATTAATTAATATAAATACAGCTGATACATGTATGTTATATATACCTTCTAAATATGATATAAAAGTAGATAAACTAGAAAATGTATTTAAAATAGATTACATCAATGTTGATGAAAATGGAAATATTCCTGTTGATTATGCAGGAGAAGCTGATCCAGATAATATAGAAAAACAATATGATAATATTGATATTGAAGATGATGCTAAAAATTTGATTAGTAAATTAGAAAACAACTATAACCATCCAATTAAGTTATCAGAACGTAATCAAAATGATAACAAAGAGTTAGTCGATATCATTCGTCAATTAAAACGTTTACGTTTTTGTGTACAAACTATAAAATATAAAGTTGTAATTATGTATAATTCTTACTTATGTTGTATTAAACGCGATGATACTATACAATGTTTTACTATTTACGATTCTAATAATAAATGCCGAAAACTAATGATATCTCTTGATTTAGAGACATTATACGAAAAAATAGGTGAAAAGAGTAATTTTAATACTATTTCAAATGATATAAAAACTGTATACAATGGAATTTATCGAGTATTTGATAAAAATCAATATAAGCACACGGAAAATATTGAAAAAATATCTGAAAATATAGGTAAAATAAAACTCTTTTCAGATAATATTTTTAAGAAAAAAATGGAATATAATAATTATCTAGTTAAATTAGAAATATTATTAGAAAGTCTAATAGAACCAGAAAAACAAATAACCGAAAAAATAGCTGAAATTGAGAGTAAATATAAATACAGCAAAACGTTACAATCAGATATGGAAAAGTCTCAACTGATAGCAAAACAAAACGAAGAGTTAGAAAAGCTAAATATAGTTAAACAAGATATTATAAAAAATATTATCTCTATAAAAAATAAACACGAAGAATTAACTCTAATTATAGATAAAATTATGTTTGATAATCATATAATGCTGGATTGTATAATTAAAAATTTTATAAAATTATCAGAATTTTAAATTTTCTTTATATAATATAAAATGTATATGAGAGATGAAAATGGAAATATTATTAAACCTCAGTTTGAACAATATAAAAAGCGCGATGAAATACCTTATTCTTTAAAACCTGCAATGCCTTTATGGTTAATAATTGTTATTGTTATTTTAGTTTTATGTGTATTATATTTGATAATAAAATATATAATAAAAATGAATGATAGAAAACGTGTACAAATTGAAAATTTTGGCTATAAATTTTATTAACTAATGAGAATTATGTAATTTTATAACATATTATTGTTATAAAATTTATTTTACTTATTTATTAGCTAACAATAATTGTCCAATTTTACCAGATTTTTTAACATATCTTTTGGTTTCTGGATTAAATATTGTATCAGAGTCTTCATCACTCTCATTTTCAACTTTATCGGACTCTTTTGGTTTTTCAACTTTTTTCTTGTCATATCCCCCGCATGTATTATCTTCTAATAGTAAATTATGTTCAATAAACCATTTTTTTAATTCTGAACATATAGAATTTTTAGACTCTAAACCCCAGAATAAAAGCATTCGAATATCTTCGGCCTTTGATTCCTTCCGCATTTTAGGAGTGAGAAGTTCTTTTATATATCTATATTTACTGGCTTTTTTTGAGTTAATATTATTATCAATATGATTTAATAAATCTTTTTTTGTACTAAGTTCAGGCATAAAATCATTTGGAACATTTACTTTTAAATGTAACATTATTTTTATTAATTCAGGATTTGTCCAACTAATGCAATTTAAACCAGTTTTTATGGGACGATGATCTTTATCCTTTTTATCTTGTATATCTATATCTCGTATATCACGAATACAAAAAATATTTTTAATATTATTATATAAACCATAAAATCCATACTGATTATTTTTTATTATATTCTCTTTTATAATATCTTTCTCTCTTTCTATTATATCAATATACTCATCTGAGCAATTAACCCACTCATCATCTTTTAAACAACGTAATATATCATTTGTATTTGTATCATACATATATGAAGATATCCAGACTCCATTAATTTCTTTATAATAATTTTTAAAATATTCTAGTAATATATTTTGTAAATCTTTATTTTTATTTATATTACGTTTTTTTGCTAATATAGCATACTCTATGAAGTATTCTTTGATTTCAACTGGTAATTTTACCATTATTTCTCTTAAATCATTAAGTGTAAAAGAATTACATACTTGTCCTATTAATATAGGTATAGAATCATTATATAATTTATTGATAATATTAGTAAAATTAGTATCGGTATTTACCGTTATATATTCTGTATAATATTCAAGTGATAAATTTCCAAATGTAGATAAATTATTAACTAAAAAATAAATATCTTTTTCTTCTCTTAGATATGAGACAAAACCATATTTATTAATTATCATTATATTTTCATCAATTATACGACGTAAAGAAGTAATAATTAAAAAAAGTGAGTATTTATCAAGTGTTCTTTCTATAATATTTAAATGCACCTGAAAATTAGACTTAAAAATGTTTTTTACTTCTTCTATAATATTTTTTATTACATTATCTGAATAATATAATTGATAAGTAGAAATATCTAGTATTGGTGTTATATTACTAATTTCATCGCATTTATAATTACAACTCATATAATCACATTCTCTTTCACCATCGAACCCAGTAACGTGATTGCGATTATAATTTAAAGCACAGTCAAATGCAGATTCTTTAATAATTCGTTCTATTTTTTTAATATTAACATCTTTAACTTCTGAAACTTCATACATTTCTAAATCAATACTATTTACGGTGTCTATATTAGGCATTGATACTTGTTGATATATTTCTACAATTGGATTATATCCTGCATTTATAAGATCTTGATGTGAATTTAAACGATAACCACGCGCAATAGCTTGTGATGTTTCCGAATAATTCCAATGAGGTGTCATGATAATTTCAACCTGGATATTTTTTAATGAAAATCCTTCGCTTATAACTTTTGAACCAATAATAACATTTATAATTTTACCATTCATATTATCCGGCTGGTTAAACCTATTAATTATTTTTCGTATATCTTTTTGAGAAGATGTTAAATTAGATATTAAACCAAACCGAGGCATTATATCATTTTCTGTACCTGAAGATGCTCTAAACCCAAAAAGTTTAAGTATCTCTGAAAATAAAATAATACCACTTCCTTGTACAAATTCACAATATACAAATACTGATTTATCATTTATTTGCGCTTCTAAAATTATATTTATTGCATCTGCATATTTACTAGAAAATTTGCGTAATTTACTCAAAGTTTCTGTGTTATTTGCACCTTTTATAGCATTTATTAATTCGGTATTTAAACTATAGTTATATAATTTTTTATTTACACCATACTGATCTATAATTCGTTTTTCATGAGATATAATATATTTTTTAAAACCATCTGGTCCATAACTACCATCGGGAAACACAAATAAACTAGCTTGTCGAGATAATGAATATACACCCATTTGTTCAGTCTTATCTTTATTATAAGCAGAACTATATGATTCGGTCTGAAATTCACTCATCGTATCAACATCTACAAGAAAATATTTTAAAGAACCAATTTTTTTACCATTAAAGACTTTTTTAACAGTAGATCTCATTGTGTCTAAATAAGATACTCTACCCTTAAAAATATTCTTTAATTCTGCAATTTTATCACTTTTTATAATATAAAAATTTTCGTCTTCGCTAGACTTAGATAAAAATTCATCAATAAAATCTTCTTTTTCCTTTAGTTGTTCAGATAATGGTAGTATAAGATTCATAACTGATGATATTTCTGCTGGATTATCTTTCATTGGTGTTCCAGACATTAATAAAATTTTAGAGTTCTTTATTAGGTGTAAAAATGTATGAACATTATCATATATGTTAGAAGTAGACTTTTTATCTTGTATACGTATATTATGAACTTCATCAATCACTATAATCATATTTGAATATATTTTTTCTATATTTGCATGGCTTAATTTAGAAATTTTTTTTGCAAATTTTTCGAAAGTCTCAAATGTATAGTATTCTCCTAGTTTTTTATTTACTCTATGTATTTTTTCTAATTCTGTTAATCTATCATAATCATCCGGTATATATTGACCTTTTGTACAATAAAATAATAACTCATTTTTAAAATTATTTATTAAACCATCTCCTCTTGCTAAAATTAAGGCACCTTTAAATGTGCTATTTTCACTTTTTATTTGTTCTATTGCTGCAACAGCTGAACATGTTTTACCGCTACCTAAACTGTGAAATAATAATAGTTGATCATACATTGTTCTAGATGAGAAGAATCTTGATATTATTTTTTGATGTCTTAATAATTCACCGCGTTCAACAATTTCTATTTCTGGTAATTTATATTCATAAAATTCTTTTTTACTATAAATAGTCTCGTTAAAATTTATATTTGACGTATTGAATATATCTTCATCGTGCTTATGAATATCCGGATATTTTGGAAAAAAATCAACAAGATTCATTATTTATTATTAATAGCAAAATCATTTTTTAAAATAGAATTTTTATCTTATTAGCATGTTTTTTACAAGTATGTAATTGCGTATATATTGATGGTTTACAACATTTTTTTCCATCTGAATGAATATATGTACATCGATAGGTAAAATAACCATTTTTTTGCATAATTTTATTTAATCTCCATTCATGACTTGCTTGATCAAAATCAATATTTATAGATGAAGTATCCATATATTTTTATATAAATTATATAAAAATATATTTTTATCGTAAAAATAGTTAATGTAACATATTATTATTCGGACTACTCTTAGCACTATGTTTAGCACTATGTTTAGGACTATGTTTAGGACTACTCTTCACACTACTATATTCCTCTAAAGTAATATTTGGAAAATTAAGATTAAAAATTTGCTGTATTAAAGGATCTTCATTTTTAAATACATACTCTATTCTCTTATGTTTATTACGACCAATAACTTCGTAATGATTATTTTCAAATATCATAAGAATCATTGATATTCGTTTTTTAATATTCGAGTGATCTATTACACCGTAACTAGGTAATAAATCACTGTTATTTAAAAAGTATATATCGTGCTCAATAATATTTGAAATATTACTAATTAAAAATGCATCTAAAATTGGCTTACCAATTTTTAAATATTCTATATAAGTATTAAAAGCATTATTTTCCGCTTTTTTAATAACCATATTTAATAAATTATTTGCTAAATTTTTAATATAAGTTATTTTTTTGCTTGAAACATTTTCTAACGATTCTAAACTATCAATGTAGTTATTCATATTGCTATATATTTCTGTTATATATTCTTCTATAGTTTGATATTCAATTTGTAAAATATTATCTTCAAAGCCATCATCAAATGGTATAATTTCTGTTAATAAACTATAAGATTCTAACTTATTAACATTATTATCAATTAATTTTTTAAGAATTTTCATAGCTTCAATATCTATTTTTAGTTTAGTATTATCGTAATTTTGTATACATGTATACAAATTATTTATAAGATTATAAATATGTTCTTGAAACATTACTTTTATCTTATAATGACATGTATAGCTAGCCCATTGTAGCTTATTTTTACATAATGTATCTATAATAATATTACTAAATTTGGATACTACTTGTTTACGCATATCTACATTTATATCTAAATACTCTGGTGAATAGGCGCAAAAAATGGCATGTAATAAAGAATTATTATATGTGATTTCAGTTCGTATTAGTTTATCTGTATAAATAGATGATTTTATTACGATATTTTTATCTACCTTTTTTTTATCTACTATAGTATCAGTCATCGTTAGAATAACTAATCTCTTTTTTAAATCGCAATTATTCGCGATTTTTATCTTCTTCAGTACTTTTCAAATGAATATTTATAAATTTATATAAGAGTTGTTTTAAAGGAGATGGAAATTTTTCAAAATCAAATTCTATAATATTATGATTAGAAGTTGCTTCATATGGTAAAAAATTTTTAGATTCAATATCTTTATCTTTATTAGTTTCATCCTTATTCTGAATCTCTTTGTTATCATTATAATAAGATATAATAAGAGCATATATAAGTTCTGCACCACTATTATCGATAGTGGTAGTTTTATCGATAAATTCTTTTTTTTGTTTTATAGTTAATTCTTTTTTGGGTAAGTTGTTTAATAAGCTTGTATATAACGGGAAATTCATTTTATTAGTTTTTATTTTCTTAAAATAAAAATTCAATTATATTTATTTAGATACACTCATACCAGCCATAGACGGTAATTCAACTCGTCTTCGAGAATGTGATACATTTGTTTGCTCTTTACCATATGCTTCTTCAAATTCTAAATAACATACATCATCATCTGGTCCACATAATGGATGCCCAATAGTATATGATGGTATTTTAGCACCACGTGTATCCTCTTTAACATTTTCAGAAGTAAATTTTTGTTTATTTTGTACTTTTTGTGATACTTCAAAAACAAAACGGGAAATTTCTTTTGCATCATGAGGACCACCATATCGCATAAACGGTCTACCATTTATATATAGAATAATATATGGTACGTATGTAATTGGTGCTACAGTATCTTTTGACATACGTATACATTGCATATTTGTACTAACATTGATCATACCAAATTGACACCCACCAATTGATCCCGGTAATTTCTTAAAAATAGGAATTAATGTCTGGCAATGTTGACACTGTGTAGAATAAAAAAGAATAAGAGAAAATCCCGGAATTGAGTGACACATAATATCACCTTTTGTTCCTTTACTAATTGTAAAATCATCAGATGTTAAAAATAATAGGCCGCTCATTTTATGTTATATAAATAAAACATTTAAATATGTATTTAAAATCTTAAAAAAATCGTTAAGTTAAAAAAACTTGTTATTAATTAAAATGAGTAATGTTATAACAGTAAATAATAATCTCGATATACCATTTGGAGCCCTTAGTAACAATTATAAAGATACTATAAAAATTGAAGGTATTGATTGGCAATCTGTTACACAATATGCATACACAAAATTATTACCTAAAGATTATAAGGTGCTATATGAAAAATTTTTAAAAATTACCCCTACAAATATTATTCAAAATAAATTTGAAGAATATATGAAAGAAATTACCATTAGTAGCATTCGAATGTCTTTAGAAAAAATTTTAAAAGAAAAATTTAACAATAAACACCTTGTTGATCTATTATTAAAAACAAAAGATTATAATATATATTATATTAGTTATAATGGTATTTTAGGTGTAGATGAAAATCACAAAGGTAACAATTTATTTGGTATTTATCTTATGCAAATGCGTAATAAATTTAAAAGAGAAATGAATGTGATTCAAGCCGAAAATGATATTTACAATAGTTTTTTAGTTGAAAAAGCTTTAAAAGACTTATATATGAGTGGTTTCGATATAAAAAATTTTCAAAGTATTGACGAAATTTTTAAAGCATACGCTAGACAATATGGTCCTAACGCATTAACAAAAACAAGTAAAGAAGCAGTTATTCAAATGTATAATAGAAATCAAATTAAAAAATATGATACAATTGAATCCCTTATTAAAGTTATTCGACGTGAAAATATTCGAAGTCTTCGTCAAAAACTATTATATGAACGTAAAAATAAAATATTCGATGTGTACCTTGATAACATGTTAAGAAAAAATTATCCAAATTTATCCTTAAATGACTATAAATTAGCTAAAACAACATTTATTAATGAAAATATTAATGAGAAAAATAGACTTATTGATACTGTTTATAATAAATATATAGAACGTAAATTAGCAATGTCTCTTATGGATGATATAAATAGAGTTTTAGAATCTCTACCTCCAATTCCAAGTGAATCTGATATATTAAATGAATCAGAAAATATTCAAAATGCGGAAGAACCTATTTCTCCTCGTACACAATTTTTACGCAATATAATGGGTATAGATGTAAAAACATCAAATACAAATTATCAAATCGCAAATGAAATAGAAATATATGATTATAAAGGTGAATATACCGAATTATCACCGGTAGTATTTACTGGAATGGTTAATATTGATAATAAATTATTTCCTACTATATTACATTATATTTATTACAATTTACTCTTACTATTAAGAGTTAAAGATGCATATCAAATGTTATTAACTATAAATAATGGATTACCTGAAAATAAAGATCATTTTGTAAGTATACAAAAACTTCAGGACGAATATTTCAATATTTACGACCATTATTATGATAACCTTGAAAAATATATAAAAATAGGTTTAGATGCAAAATTTAGCTATAATTTTTTTATACAAACATTATTACTTACAAATGATGCTAATATTGTAATAAAAGATGATATTTATCAAAATTTAGTAAAAAATAATTGTACTGGTAAATATCTTGTTCAACTAAGAACAAAATTACAGTCTTATTATAATGCAAATAATGTGATTATTTCAAACGATAATATAGGAGAATTTTTAACAACAGATCCAATTTTAATTAAATGGATAACTTTACGGGCTAATAATGACTATAATATAATTAGTATGGTTAAACAGTATGTTATAGATAAAAATATATCGAGTAATTTTGAATTATCCAAAGAAAATGTAAGAATAATTATGAATATTTTATATCAATCTTGTGCTAAATTGCAAATATGGAGCAATAAAGTAACTTATCAAGTACCTGATTATTTTAAAAATATTTTTAAAAATCGTAAACTATTTTTATCTGAAGATATTATCCAATTATTATGGCGACGTATTGCAGTTATGATATACGTGATAAAAACTTATGTAAGTAATCCACCCTCATCTTACGATATTAAGAAAATTTTAATTAATACACAATATATGAATTCTAAACCAGAAATTTGCGAAGAAATAATATCAGATACTACAAGTAATTGTATTTTATTGGCTCTAATTAATGTACTTAAAAATATTATTAGATTTAACAAATTACTTGAATTTAAGACTGTGATAGACACAAAATTCCAAAAAAATAAAAAAATTCAAAATAATACTGATAATGATATAAAAACATTTATAAATGAAACTACTAGATTAAAACATACTGAAAAAATATTAAAAGAATTAAGTTACAAAGATACTGAATTTGAAGATAAACAAGTGGAAGACTTAAAATTAAGACTCTCGGAAAAAAGTAATACAATAGGAGAATCGCCCGAAATTTTATTAGCAGCTTCCATTATACTAGGTAAACAAATATCGAATAACGATTTAAAAGTATATTTATCACAGTCTTATGTAAATAATAATACAAGAGATGAAATAGAACAGGATGTTCTAGCTGAAGATATAGAAAGCAAAGTAGAAGAATCATCTGATACTGATACTGAATTTATATTCCCAACTGAAGATGGAGAAGAACACGAAGATGAAGATGAAACATTTGATAGTGCACCTTCTGATTATGTAAAGTTAATAAATATTCTTAAAACGATCGACGAAGTAGATCAAAGCGATGTAGAAGAAGTAGCTAATTATCTTATGGCAGCAGTTGAACTAATTAAAAATTATAAAATGTCAAAGCAGGTTAAAACTAATCGAATTAACTTTTTTGCCTTTAGTAAATAAAAAATAAAATTGATATTTAAAAATTGATGTTTAGAATAAAAATAAATTAAAAAATGTCGTTCAGTGAAATGTTAGCAAATAACATAAATAAAGTTGTTAATATGTACGTAGATAATATTGCAAAAAAATATAACTTAAATAAACAAGAATTATTATCGATTTGGAATAATATAGAAACAGATAAAACTTCTGTTGTAAATACAAACACTACAAATCTTCCTTCTCGTGAACTAGAAAAGTGTGGTAAACCAGAATTAATCACTTTATGTAAAGAGAAAAAACTTAAATGTACTGGTACCAAAGCTGAATTAGTAGCTCGTTTAGTAAGTGCTGATAATAATTCTACTAATAAAGATAACGAAAAGGAAAATAAAAAGATTGTTAATAACACTGTGCCACCAGTAGTAAATAAACTTTTATCACAAAATAAAACAATCGCTATTAGACGAAATAAATATGGTAATTATGAACACCCAGAAACATCTTTAATTTTTAATAATAAAACACAAAAAGTAATTGGTAAACAAAATGATGATGGAACTATAGCTGATCTTACACTTGAAGATATTGATATTTGTAATCAGTATAAATTTATATATGATGTACCAAATAATTTAGATAAAAAAGCTAATCCAAATGTAAAAGTAGATGATTTAGATTCGGATGTTATGTCAGAAGAAGATGAAATCATCGATGAAGATGATGAAGATATTGATAATGAAGAAGAGGAAGATGAAGAATTTGAAGAAGAAATCGAAGAAGATGAGATGATTGATGACTAAAAATTTATCATATTAGTTGTAATTATTATTTTATAATTTTATAAGATAATATATAATAAATGGATAACAACAATAAATTTATACAATCACAATCTAATATTTTAGAATCTGATTTTGTTGAAAAAGAAGGTCCAAAAGTCTATATTTTTGGAATTAAATTTGATCAAGTTGGGCTTATTACTTGTATATTAGCTATTATAATATGGATCGTAATTTTTCAGATTACGGGATTGTATAATTCTTCAGTCCCAAATAAAATATTATTTTACGGTGTTATAGTGTTTTGGATTGTACAACTAATTTTAGAAAAAGAGGAAAAAACAGCTTATATAACTCAAGAAGAAGAAACTTTAAATAATGTACGAGAAATTTCGCTTGTTACATTTGGATCAACTATGCTATTAATGAGTATTTTGTTATATTCTGATAAATTTACAATTAATGATAGTAATAAGAACAATTATCTTATTCTTATGATTGTAAATATATTATTGATAGCAAGTTTAATATCAGTTAGCATTCCTAATAAGGCAGATAATTTTAGAACTCTACGTATGGTCCGAATACTATTTTTAGATACCGGTTTTTATGTCTTAATCGCATTCTTATTAAAATTTTTATCAAATAAAATAAAGATTCAATAACGATTTCGTAAAAAGTTATTCGAGTAATTAGTAAAATTACTAAAACTAATTTGTTTACTTGATTTAGCCTGTATATTATGTAAATTTAACTGAACCGCTCCGCAACGACTTTCGATACCACATATATTTTTACCCATCTTTATAGTAAAATATCCGGGAAATACCTCATTTATTGGCCAATTATGCCCCCATGAATTTTTACATATCCAATAACCTTCTGTATATCCATCACGTGGATCAACTCCTGGATCACAATAACCCACTATTTCAATTGCATGTCCGCCTACAAAATTTTTGCTAATATTGATATACGGTCTATCCTCGCGAAATGAGAACAAATCATCATATACAGCAATTGTTGCAAAAAATGGTCCATTCGTAACTAAGTCTCGTTTCATATTCAGTATATTATTTTTTAAGATTTTCGGATCTGGTTTAGTATTTGGTTCAATATATTCAACAATGCTATATACCGAATTTTTATATAACTGGATTCCAAATCCAGATTCTAATTTCGGACAAATTCCACTTATTTTATTTGAATCTAACTGATTATATGGTATGTCATCTGCTTTTCCTAATACAAAGTTAGTATTAATCATCCAGTTAAATATATCTTCGGGAGACTCTCCGTCACAACCTTTTGACGGATCATAACATTCTAATAATTGTTGTGCTGATAATCTAATTTTGATGGTTCCATTATATTCAACAATCATTCGATCACCAATTAAACCAGTGACAACAAAAGCCCAACAAGAACCACATACAATACCTTGATTACCTGCTTCTAATAAGTTATAAAAATTATAACAGAAAAAATTACTTACATCTATATCAGGTTGAACCCGTATTTCGGATTTTAGTTTTGTAAGGGGAGTATTAACTATATAATTAAAACTATAAAAATCTTGTAAAGGTAAATAAGACAGAGAATTTGATATAATAAAATTATCTCTCCTATTTAACAATAATACAAATATTAAATATATTATAATTGATGTTAATACTATACTAATAATATAATTCATATAAATTTATTTATGTAAATAAATAAATTTTTAATAAATAAATGGAACGTAAAGCAGAAAAAAAATTATTTATTTATAAACAAGGTGATGTATATTTATGTTTTACTAGAGATGAATTGGATAAATTTCGCGGATATATAAATATCGATCAACTATACGAAATATCATCTAAAACCGATTTTGACTTATGCAACCGAAAAATAAGTATCCAAAATGAACCACATAATGTAGTTAAAAATTTAATAATGTATAATCTCCGTGAACGCAATATGTCATCTATAATAATTGAAAATATACTAGCTAGAGCTGATTTTATTGATTTTATCCGTTTAGATCGCGATTTACAAGCTAAAATTTCAAGTAAAGGGTATAATTTAATATACGATTTTATCGATCTTATCAATGGAGTGAATCCGGTTACCAAGAAAGTGTTATTATGGCATTCCGTAATACGCGAAGATGATCGTTATAAATTATATGGTATGTTTATCATATGTATGCAACTTTTTAGCGATGGCAATCACAGAACAACGGCTTATATGTTAAGAAAATATACTAAGATGAGGGAAGTTGAGATTAACCAGTTTATAAAGAATATATCCGGTCGTCGTAATATATGTGAACGTAATGGTATTTACCATTTACCATCTGATCAAGCAGTTGGTGAAATACAAAGACAGAACTTAAGCGAATTTTATAATAATCTACCTAATGTTTTAGCCGAATTTACTCGTTAATTATAAATCTATACCGAAATAACATACATTTTAACATTTTTTATAGAATTTATTAAAATTTAGATAATTTATAAATTCTATAAAAAGAGATAGTTTTAAAAATAAAATATTTAACCAAAAAATATGTTAAACGACAACCTACATTACATTATGATGTTCCAAATGTAATCTACATATTAACCACACCAACCCATAATCTAGAAGGTTATATACTAGGAAAAGCAGAAAATCTTACAAATAGACTATCGGTGTATAATAAAACCGATGAGCATGAAGTACTCTATTATCAAGGATGCAGAGATGAGACATGTATGAAAATAGCAGAACAGATGATTTTTTATAACTTGGAACAATATAGAGAATAAGCAAATAGAGAGCGATTCGTATTACCAGAGAGTTGTGATATAAACTTATTTATCAATGAGATTAAGAATACAATTCGGATTTTAAATAAAGAATAATTATTTTAAAACTTTAAAGTTTTAAAAATAAAATATAAAATATAAACTTTATACTTTTAAAAATACTTTTTCTGAAAAATTAAATATAAAAAATTTCTAAAACACACAAAATTTGTGTGAAAAATCGATCGGACAAAAAAAGATTTATTTTTCTGAAAATAAACTGAACTGAATGTGATAAAATTATAATAAGTATTTCATAAGAAAATTAAAGTTAAAAATATATTATCAAAAAGTGAAAGTGAATTGTATTTAATTTATATTTTTTACTTTAAAAGATTTTTAAATAATCTTAAAAATTTAAGAATTTTATAGATTTTTATTAATATGATTTAAAAATAAGAATGCTACATATAAATGACATCTCATAATTGTGAATTTTGTAATACTGAATTTTCAAGAAAAACTGCTTTAGTACATCATAAAAAAACAGCAAAATATTGTCTGATTCGTCAAGGATTTATAATAGAAGAACCAGAACAAATTTCAATCGATAAATTTAAATGTGAATATTGTAGTAAAATATTTACAACAAAATTTAATGTAAATGTGCATATGACAACATGTCATGTAAAAAAAGAAAAAATAGAAGCAGATAAAGATAAAAAAATTCAAGAATTATTAAATGAAAATATAGAATTAAAAAATGTTGAAAAAAATTTAAAATTATTACAAGAACAATTTCAAGAACAAAGAAATAATTACGAACGGCAAATTACAGAATTAAAAATTCAAATCGAAAAACTACAAGACACGATAGCCTCTATAGCTGCTCAACCAAAAACTGTACATAATAATACTAAGACCAATAACAATAATAGCCGTGTTAATATTATCAATAGTTTAGCTCCAATGACCGATGATGAGTACAAAAAACTTGGTGATATGTTACAACGTAGTCATCTTGAGCGTGGTGTTGATGGATTCGCTGATTTAGCGATCCAGTTTTTCCAGGGTAAAGCCATTTGTACCGACCTATCACGGCGCATGGTTACTCACAAAGATGCAGAAGGACGGGTGGTGAGCGATCCTAATATGACCAGATTAACAACTAAATTTTTTGGTGGATTAATGGACAAAAATCGTCAATTAACACTTGAGATATTAACTGACTTACAAAAACGATTAGAAGATAAGGAGATCGATTACGAAGAGTTTATGAATATTCTTGTGCGATTTTCCGATCAAAAATTCACAGTGCGTAAGTTAGCGGATGGTGACGATAAGAATGAAGCTAACGATGAGAAAGGTGAGTATTTGCAATTTAAGAATACATATGTAAACAAGGTATGTGATAAGATATACGTTAAGAATAATTAGATTCTATTATAATAGAATTTACAAAGATTTTTATAACAAAATTTTGTTATAAAAATAATAATATATATTAATCTAATATTTATCTATTTTTTTCAAATTCCATATTTAACCGATCAACAAGGCGTGAAACATCACATATTTCTTGGTTACCATTTACTTTTACTGTCATCGTAGGATCGATACCTGTTTCAGAATACGCAAGTTGATATATTCTACCAGTTACGTCTCTCACGGTTCCGTCATATGATATTTTTATATCTTCCATTAATTTTACTATACGTCGTTGCATATACCCCGACGTTGCTGTACCCATTGCTGTCAAATTATTCTTTTATATTTATATAAAAGATGGACTATATCTTAAGCAAGTATAAGTTGGCTAGACTCACTTACCGATTACCGTTAAGTAATGTTATAAAAATTGTATTAATTGGTATATTATTTATAATGTAGTCGTATTTATTTATATTTGATAAAAATAATATTTTTGATGAATCCAAAAATAAATCTATTATATGACAAAGTATTTTAATTTCAGTATAACAAATTCTTAAAAATTTTATATTATTATCAATACAATATATAGTTTTTTTAATGTCAAATTTTTGCACTTTTTTTAAAGATTCTTCTGTTGAAGTATATATTCCATACAATTGAAAATGTTGAATCCCATCAAATTCTATGGCTATATTAAATTTTGGTAAATAAAAATCAAATCTTTGATTATTAGACAATAAATATTCTCTAAAATAATGTATGTTTTTAGAATCTAAATACTTAGATATTAATCGTTCACCATGTGAACTTTTACATTTAGGACACCAAGTTCCATATTTTATTCTATCTAATCTAGCATCCCAAGTACATTTGCAAATATTACATTTCCATATAAGATTTGTTTTATTATTAATATATTCTAAAGATAAACATTCTCCATTTCTTTCATTAGCAATTTTCTTTGCAACATTTATATTATTATTAAATCTACCTGAACAGTAAGGACACCATTGATTATTAATTTTAATTGATTTAAAATCAGTTGACCATTTATTTTTACAAACATTGCATAAAAATAACAAATCTTTCTTATTATTAATATAAATATTTGATAAACATTCCCCATTTTTGTTTTTAACAAAATTTTTTACTTCTTCTATAGTATATTTTTTTCTTCTAGACATTTATAAAATTAAATATAAAAATTTAATTAAATATCAATTTTATTAATAACATTACAAGTCTCTGTGGAAAAACCATATCCTTGCCTTATCGGACTTAGGTTTTGTAACCGCGGATTGTCCAATTTTCAGAATTATTACCATGTTCGAGTCTATTAAACTGAATATTATAGATAGTTTCCATTCTATAAGTGGTATCTGAAACTCTAAGGAGTTTCCCGTCTTTATAAATAATCTTGCCGTATATAAAAATACGACTAGAGAGTAACTGTTTATCAGCTCCCTTTTACGGACACAACTTTATCCGAAACACCTTCTCTTCCACTCATTCCATGCATGTAAAATTCTTTAGGATTTAAACCGTGTATAAATGAAGATGATATAAATCCTCTTGATTCATACTCTTGTTCAACTGTTAAATTTTCAAATGGGTAATGTGGAAGACTACGTTTTCCATTATTTAATAATAGAGGTACACGTTGTCCTCGTAAATTTTGCTGTCCAAGCAACCCAGTGATTTGCGCAATATTGAAGAAGTCTCCCTTCGAACCGCTATTTACGGTCGATAAGAAGTTGTTAGTTGGAGCTAATGCATCTTTTGCAATTTTTAAACCAATATCTTTGGCTTTACTCAAAGCGGCGTTAATACGTAATTCGCGAATATTAGGATTGTTTGTAGTAGTTTTTATATTTTCTGCTTCGATAAAACATTTTTCGACTACATCACGAATTTGTTGTTTTTTGTTTACACCATTATTATTTATTTCAGTAGGTGGAATTATACAATCTTTTATTCCTACAGTAAATCCAGATACTAAGAGCCAATTATTCGCAATAAACTGTATAGTATCAATAAATTGCGATGCTCTATCCGCACCGTATTCTTTATTTATTATTTGAATGATTGAATTATTAGTAGCTCCTATAACTGATTTTTCTAAAGCGCCTTCGTAAATGACTCCTTTATAAATACGTAACCAGGGTTCTTGTGGATCTGCATTATTATGCTTTTCATAATTAAAATCATCTGGTAAAATTAGCGATACTAAACCTTTACCATTAAAACATTGTGCCTTTTTTCCTTTTTCTATTAAAACGCGTCGAATATGCTGTATACGTTTTAACACATCTGGTAATACGTCATCTCCAATTTTCAGAGAGATATTAAAAAACTGTTCTTTTGTTAATTTTTGTGTTCCTAAACTCATTCGGTAAGCTCCTAATAGCGAATCTTGGACAATACACATATTAGGTTTACTTCCCTGAGGAGAAATTATATTATATTTTGCCGCTGACAATAATCGCAATTCTGTTTGCGATTCCAATGTCTGCGCGACATGTATGTTCATTTCATCACCATCAAAGTCAGCATTAAAAGACTTGCAAATTGCAAGATTCATTCTTAAAGTTTTATATGGTTTTATAATTACTTCCATAGCTTGCATGGACGCTTTATGTAACAACTTCATATTTATATGAAGATTAGACTATACCTTAAGCCTTCAATGGAATTATGGCAATTCCTCAGACCGATTCCCGTTTCTGCTTTAATAACTATTTAAAAATGTAATTTTAGAATATAAATATGAATACTATTAAAAAATTATTATATGGAATATTAGAAAATAAAAACTATAATCGAATATTTAGTTCTTTTTATGTTAAAACATCGACACCGCCTTTGCAAAAAATTCTTGATGAACGTGAAATATGTGATCTAGAATGTTTATCTCTTTCTATTTTTTCTCCAATATCAACATATATGTCTAGAAGACAATTTGAGACCTGTTTACATAATATGAAAGTTGATGATAATATTTTTCCTATTCCAATCACTTGCAGTGTATCTTCTTTTATTGAAAAAGGAAAAGTGATTCAATTGAGATCTAATAAAGGTGTAATTCACGCAGAGCTTACGGTAGAAGAATGTTGGTCTATTGATTTAGAGAAAGAATGTACCTTAGTATTTGGATGTTTTGATAAAAATCATCCATATATTGCGTATCAGTTATCAAAAAAAGATTCTTTTTATGTTTCCGGATCTATTAAATATAAACCTGTACCATATCATCTTTCTTTTATTGATAATCGCTTAACTCCAGATCAAGTAAAATTATGGCGTGGAAATTTACCTCTTATTGGATTTCAAACTAGAAATCCTCTTCACTGTTCACATATTGAACTTATTAAGAATTCACTAACTAAAGTTCCAGATGCAAAAATACTTTTACATCCAGTTGAAGGTGTAACGCAAGAATGTGACATTCCGTTTTCTGTAAGAATGCGTTGTTATAAAAGTGTTGTTCCTTATTTATCTAACTGTAATTTAGGAATTCTTCCCTTAAGTATGCGCATGGCCGGTCCACGAGAGGCTGTTTGGCATGCTATTATTCGACGTAATTACGGTTGTACTCATTTTATTGTAGGACGTGATCACGCAGGACCGTCGTATAAGAAGAGTGATGGTACACGGTTTTACGATGAGATGGCAGCTCAAAAATTAGCCATTTCAGTAGAATCGGCTATAGGTATAAAAATATTAGCATCTGATGAAGTTGTGTATTGCGAAGATACAAAGGAATATATGGAATTACATAAAACAAAAGATCTTACAATAAAGACTATTTCTGGTACACAGTTTAGAAAAATGTTAGAAACTGGTAGTGATATACCGAATTGGTATAGTTATCCAGATGTAATAACTTTTCTTAAACAATATTATCAAAAACCTCGTGGTGTATGTTATTATTTTGTTGGAATTTCTGGAAGCGGAAAGAGCACTCTCGCAGAAATACTGTGTGCAAAACTAGAAGAATTACATCCTACCCGAGCTGTAACTTTGTTAGATGCGGATATCATTCGTAGTCATATATCGAAAGGTCTTGGGTTTTCTAAAGAGGATAGGTCTACAAATGTTCGTCGTATTGGTTATGTAGCTTCTGAAATTGTAAAACATGGAGGAATTGTTGTAGTGGCCAATATAGCTCCGTTTGACGAAGATAGAGTTTTTAATAGAAATCTAATCCAAAAATATGGAGAATACAATCAGATCTTTATGAATATACCACTAGAGGAGTGTTCAAGGCGTGATGTTAAAGGACTTTATTCAGATTCAAAATTAGGAGTTGTTAAAAATTTAACAGGTGTTTCTGATCCGTTTGAAATTCCTACTGATTCATCTCTAGATATCGGATTAATGAGTTTAGATGATATGAAAAATCTCTTATTTAAACATTTCAATCTTTAAAAAATTAGTTTTATATATTTACAAAAATTTATAAAATTTAGCAGCTGCAGTCGTTGAACGCTCTCCATATACAAGCCATTATAAGTACTTAGGAGTTCGATGCTGATTATCCAATTTCTGATATTTTTACCATCCGCTAGGTTATTACCCTGCTGCGCATTATTAATTTCTTAGTAATTGCGGTAATCAGAACTATAAGGAGTTTCCAGCAATTGAGGAATCTTGCCGTATATATACGACTAGATAGTTATATTAATAGGTAATTTACACTGTTTATCTAAAATGGTATATTACCTAACCATTTTAGCAGCTATCTGTTCCGACCTTACATAATTTTCAAAGTCGGCTGACGATTAAGTAATACTATATCTCGGTTCATTAATTTTCTTTCTACTATATCACCTATTTCTAATTTATATTCACGTCGTGTAGGATACTTTAGATCTACTAGAAATTCTTCATTTCGTTTCACACGATCTCCATCTTTAAGTCGTTCTTTACCAGTTTCTACACGGATCTGATCACCGTTTTGTCGATAAATTATATCACCGTATAATAATTCGGTACCTTTTCGGAAAAGCGCTCGTTCAAGATTAATACGTGTTTTACCGTTATTTTTTAATACATAATTTGCACGTCCGCTGTTCACTATTTGTGTTAATATTTCTATATTGAATGGTGCAACTTTAACTGGAACGGTTAAAATTTCTGCCATTTCTCGTGGAACAGCTAGTTCTCCTAATTTTAACGTAGGATCAGGTCCAATTACAGTACGCGCACTTTGATTGCATCGTTTACCCATTATATTATTTCTTATCTGTCCTTCTTTACCAGTTATTCGTTCTTTAATTCCTTTAATAGGACGCCCATTAGTTGTATGCGAAGCGCGACCAGAAGAGTTATTAAATAATGTTAATATACGAAATTTAAGAGTTTGAATATATTTTTGTCTATTTGTTTCATCAATAGATGTCGATAAGATACTATCACCCAGATGATTATTAGCTTTAATAATTTCACAATTATGCGTAATAGTAAAATCTTTAAGCAAAAATCTATTATTTGTATTATCAACTTTAAAACCATTATATTTACCTTTTCCAAATGGAATAATAGATATACCAGTTGTTAAAACATTTTTTTTATTATTTCGAACTTGTTTTTTTCTATCTAGAATAATAGGAATATCTGATAAATGATCCCCAGATATTACTAGTTTTTTATATAATCCAATTTTTCCATATTTTAGTTCTTCAGTAATAAAACAAGAAAAACCTAAAGAGCGAACTAATGTAATTATACCATCGATAATATTTTGATGTTCAGGAATAGCTTGAGTAATTGATATAGATCCTTTACCAAATAATATTCCATTTGTATCAATTAATCCTGCTAGTAAATTAAGTCGAGTTTCTCTGTCATTTATTATATAATCTTGGGGAATATGTTTATACGTCCCTTTATAATTTGAACTAACTAGATTATATTTTTTTAGTAATACTTTAAGAGGATTAATACAATCTCCTTTTTTATATGTTTGTTTAATATAAATATTACCTGGTATCAATTTAATTAATCTTTTTATTCCAAGTTTTTCCAATTCTTCGTCAGAAGAACATGCATATGATATTTTTTTAGAACATCCTTTGCAATTTTTATTACTAGATTCAAATGACCCAACACATGACTTACCTTTCCATCCTCTACCTCTAAGTCTAATATTAAAACTACATGATCCTGTATGATAAACTTCAGCGTTATTAGATCTAGCCCATTCTACCCATTTATGTACTAGTTCATGATCATTGCTTGAAAATCCATTACCTCTAGAAGATCCATCACCTAACCACATTCCTAAAATATAAGGATCGATTAATACTTCTTTTTTTTCCCAATTAACTAAAGGACATTTAATTCCTTTAAACATTTTTTGTGTAGATATATTCATTTTCATATATTCTTCGATAGAAATATCAAAAGTATCTATATCATTAATTAGATCTTTTCTATAGTCTATACTTCTTATTTCACCTTTTCTTCCTTTATTTTCATGTAAACATACAGATCTTATACATCTAGTCTTTTTTTTGACATCATAAAAAATAATTTGATAAGCATCTTTAGATTTATTGTAAAATATAGTTTTATGCCCTGAAAATTTTAAAGTTAATTTATGTTTACTGTTAACAATATAATTATCTCCATTTTGTTGTCGTACTTCAAATAATTCATCAAATCCTTCACATACATCTAGAACAGTAGTGATCTTTCCATCATCTCCTATTAACTTATCACCTGGAATAATATCACATGCCATTTTAATATCTCCATTCCATAAAATAACTTCTGTATTATGATGTAAACAATACTGATTAGTAATATCGTCATCGCATATATTACCATCAGCTTTAACAAATGGTCGATCAGCCGGTGGAAGTACAAGTAAATTTGTCATAATAAAATTACGTGGATGCACTAAATTCGGATTAAATCCTAATAATTCGACATCCTCATCTGTAACATTTTCAAAAGTCTTTTTAATTTCATCAACTGTTAACGCAATAGTAACTTTATTTTTTTGTGTATCGGTATAAATCATTGATATAACACCATCAATTACATTGTGTTTAATTTCAGGTTGATTGTTATTACAACCATCTTGACAGCAAATATCAACTTTTTCTATTTTTTCCAAAATTTTTAGAAATCTACTATTTCCTTTATACTTATTTAATCCATTTAAATAAATTTGATCTTTTAACAGTAATAATTTATTACATTTTGTACAGAAACATTTAAAAAATGATATTACTTGTTTATAATATAAAGGATGCACAATTGCTTCATTTAGTGCAATATAACCGAAATGACCGACACATACATCGGAATTAGCTAAGCATGTAACACATTGTTTAGTATTATCTAGTGTACCCATTCGTTCATCATATACCGAACCGGGACCACTGCGTTTTGTATTATCAATTTTACATACAGCCATTTTTTCTATTTCGTCTTTCGAATATACACTAAATGTAATATTTTCTATTTCTTTTACATCTTGGTTCATATTCTAAAAATAATCATGTAAATTTAAAAGATAATTTCAATTTTAAATTTAAAAAAACATACATAAATTATCGGTTAATATTAAAAGTGATGATTTTATATATTACCATAAGGTGAGAATACAATTAAAATTTTAAATAAAGAAAAAGTATTTTAAAACTTAACTTTATACTTTTAAAAATACTTTTTCTGAAAAATAAAAAATAAAAATTTCTAAAACACACAAGATTTTGTGTAAAAATTGTTCTCCCGAAAAAAGATTTATTTTTATGAAAATAAACTGAAGCGAAGATGTAAAAATAATAATAAAGTTTTATACTGATATATAGTTTATTTTATTGATAATTTTTTAAACTGAATATAGTTTAAAAATTATCAATAAAAATTTTTCTTATAAAATTAAAGAAAAATTTTTCTTTAAAAAAAGCAAAAAACTTAATTTTTCTTTAAAAAAAGCAAAAAACTTAATTTTTCTTTAAAAAAAGCAAAAAACTTAATTTTTCTTTAAAAAAAGCAAAAAACCTAATTTTTCTTTAAAAAAAGAAAAAAACCTAATTTTTCTTTAAAAAAAGAAAAAAACCTAATTTTTCTTTAAAAAAAGCAAAAAACTTAATTTTTCTTTAAAAAAAGCAAAAAACTTAATTTTTCTTTAAAAAAAGCAAAAAACCTAATTTTTCTTTAAAAAAAGAAAAAAACCTAATTTTTCTTTAAAAAAAGAAAAAAACCTAATTTTTCTTTAAAAAAAGAAAAAAATAATTTAAAGAAAAATTTTATAATATAAAATGCAATGTCAATACTGTAAAAAAACATTTTCCTCAAAAGGTAATTTAAATACACATGAAAAAAGTGCTAAATATTGTTTAGAATTAAAAAAAAAAAGTAATATTGAATATACTTTTGAAATTTATAATTGTAAGCATTGTAATAAAGATTTTTCTCAAAAGTCTAATTTAGATAAACATATAACTATATGTAAAATAAAGAATAATGAAGATCAAAAAAATTCATATGAAAAACAACTTCAAGAAAAAGATAAACAAATATTAGAACTAAAATCACAAATAGAAAAACTTCAAGACGTGATAGCTTCTATTGAAGCTCAACCAAAAATTATTCAAAACACTGTTCAAACAACTAATGATACAACAAAGAATACTATTAATAATAGGGTTAATATTATTAATAATTTAGTTCCGATAACTGATGATGAATATAAAAAATTACCAGACATGTTAAAACGTGAATATGTTGAAAGCGGATTGGATGGATATGTTAAATTAGCAACTGAATTTTATAAAGACAAAGCTGTTTGTACCGATTTATCTCGTAAAATGATTACGCATAAAGATGCAGATGGTAAAATAGTGGTAGATCCGAATATGAGTAAATTAACCACTAAATTTTTTAGTGCTATATTAACAAAAAATCGCCAAGTACTTGGTGATATTCTGAAAGAAATAGAAGAAAAATTGGATGACAGTAAAATTGATCATGATGAATATTTTAGCGGTTGTTGTAAATTTTCGCAGCAACGACTTAATACACGTCTATTAGCAGAAGGAGACGAACCAAGAGAAGCTGGCGATGAATATCTTGAATTTAAAAATTCGTATACTAATAAAATATGCGATAATATATACGTAAAGTAATCATAAATATATAATTATATAAATATTTTTAATTCATATTTATATAAATCAGTTAAAAATGTAATACTATGTTTATACAAAAAAGATCTCCAACAATAAAACGGTCATCTGGAAATTCTACTGTATATATGCATAACGAATATGTAATAAAATATTTCAAAGATTTAAAAGTTATGAAAACTGAGTTAAACAATACAGCAAGTATAGTGGGTAAAGGAGTAGTAAGAATTTTAGATTGTGACGAAAGTCTAAAAATTATTAAGTATGAGAGATTAAAAACAATTAGTAATTTAGAATCATATTTAGACATAAAAAATATATTACTTGATATATCAATAGCGTTATATAATATCCACAAATCGGGTTATTATCACGGTGATGTTTCGGTTCATAATATTGGACTTAACAGTAAAGATAAATATGTACTTTACGATTTTGAAAATTCTGGCAAGTTACCGGATAACATAATGGAAAAAACAGAAAAGCAGTATAAAGATGTTGAAATGTTCTTAGAAAATCTAATTATTAATTGTAAATCTTATTTTAATACGCAAACTGTTTTATACAAAATACTAAATGAGATGAAAAAATCTTTTACCAAAACTGAATATATGTATATAAAATCGTTTAACAATAGTTATAAAAAACGCGAAATTCGGTTTTATAACTATAACACAGAAGATTTTATTCAGACTTTAAATTCTATACTATAAAATACAACTTATATTAAATACTTTTTAATTTCACTAATAACGTCATCTGGTAAAATTGGTTTATCTTTTCTAAGGCGTTCCAAGTTTACAAGATCTGAATCTAATTGCAAAGAGGGAAATAAGTGATATTGCCGATAATTATTAATTTTTCTAAGCCCATCTCGATAACGATTTGTTAAACGTTTTAGTTGTGTTTTTCGTGAATCTGCGTTTGTTATGTTTGCATATATTTTCTTTTCAGCCCAAATAATTTTTTTGCAATAATTTATTTTTTCTATATCTACTTTTAAACAATCAATAAGATATACAATATCAACCATCTTATCCATATTACATGTAAAATAACTTACATCGGTAATTAGTTTAATTAATCCTGAAACACTTTTTTGATTTTTTAATTTTAAATGTTTTTTCTTAATATGATCTACTAATATTGTAAGAGTTTCTATATCTCCATTTACAACTGCTGCTTGTCGTAAAGTAGAAATACCTATAATAATATTGTGGTCAGTTAATAAGATTTTTAATATATCTACATGGCCATATATACTACAAATGTATACTAGTTTATTTTTCTCCTTAACATCTATATTATAAGTTGATAATAATAAGTTTACTGTATTTTTATATCCTTCATGACATGCAGTGCGGATAGCCTTAATATATTCTTGTGGATTTAATCTAACGCGAACATCAGCTAATAATATTTTACTTATTTCTGTATGACCATTTGATAGACTTGCCAAAACACCTTTATTAATTTGTTCTGTTATATCAATACGTGGATGAGAACATAAAAGACTAAAAGTGTCCATATGACCAAAAGTACACGCCTTTATAAAACCTAAATAATTTGGTGTTATACGTGAATCGTTTAATAATAAATTTACGATATCTACACGATTATTTTCACATGCTATAACAAAACCTTCATTATTTTCAGATGCGGGATCAACTCTATCATCGGTTAATAATAGTTTAACTATGTCGATATGACCATATTTACACGAAGATATAAATACGCTATTATTATAACACGAAGGATCAATATTTGTACTTAATAAACGCTTAACTTCATTTAAATTTCCATACTCGCATGCGTATCTTAATTGTAGATTATTTAATTGCTCATCATTTCTAAATATTTTAGTTATAAATATATTAAAAAAATTACTAGTTTCAATAAACTCGAATAATTTCTTTATAATCACATTTTTAAAAGAATGTTTTTTTAATATAGAATGATAACTTTTAGGTAAAGATAAAATAGAGAATATACAACACAATCTAATTATTTTCATATTTTTACTATCATTAAAATTATAATTTATCTGTTTATCAACATGATATTTAATAATTTTGTAAAGTTTTTTATCGTAATCATCTTGATGTGGAATAGTAGATAATTTTTTTATGTTGTTAATCGTTATTACTAGTGTGGATTTGCAATTAATTATATCTTCAAATGATACAGTATTTGGTATAAAAATATTTTTACTCTCTAAAAATTGAGTATAATTATATTTATCCATATGTTTTAAATCTTCTAAACTATCTACGATATCTGAATCTGATATAATCATATTCTCTATGTTCATAATATTCATATCATCCATATCATCATCTATAATTTGATCCATATTATCCATATTATCATCTATAATTTCATCCATATTATCTATATTATGATATTTTTACGAATAGTCTTTTGAAAAATTCAATTTGTTTTATACTATAAAACAAATATTAATTATATAACATAAGACATACTTACTAAATCACATGAGTATAATTTCTTCTAATACAACACTTATTTTTTATATATCAATTATATTAAGAGTATTTAATATAATTAAAAATAGTTAAAAATTTTAGTCTTTACAAAGGTGGTAACTTTTTACCATTATTTTCATAATCAACCAAGTCTTCTTCTTCTAATACTACTGCATCACCTGAATCAATATTATCTTGTAATGTACGAATACGATATCCTTTCCATTTACAACCTCTATCACAATCACCCCATAGACGTTCAAAATATTCTTTAACCTCATTTTTAATAGGAATTGAATGATGTGGAAACGATTCTTTAAACCATTCTTTAAACTGTGCATATAATTCAATCATAGTTAAAGACACTTCATTTTCTTCAATAATACATTCTTCAATAAACTGACGATAAATATCATTTTGTTTACGGTAAATAGCGGTTGCTTGACGAACTTTTTCAGGTTCAATACGTACTGTAATTTTTTGTCTGTGTTGAAGTAAAATCCAAGCAAAAGGTTGTAACATACCTGGTATTTTTTTAGTGAATTCTTTATCCATAGGAAAGCGTTTTTGTAATATTTGTTCTTCATATGTTTCTGGACATGGTTCACCAGGACGCACGAAAGTCGACTCGAATGGGATCACGCGCACACGGTTCCATGTAGCTTTATCCGAATACTTTAATTTAGGTAATTTATTTGTAATAAAAATTAGCTTGAATAACGGTTGGATTTCACGCGTTGCTTTACCTTTTTCAAAAAGATCACGAGCCCAATAACTATCATTTCCTGAAAGACTTTTCATTGTACCAATATTAATTTGTTCATCGCCATCTGGTTCTTCTAGGACTGCCCATCGTACACCCGATCCAGCACGTGCTAATTCAGGATTAGCACCACCAGTTTGAGTCTTTTTACCCGTAATCAGAGTTGTGCTAAATTTAATTGCTAGATCACCAAGCATTTTTTCAAATAGTGATTGTGTAACAGATTTACCGTTATCACCTTCACCGGTCCAGAATAATACTACTTTTTGGTGATTACCACCTACAAATACATCAGAAGCCATATCCATAAAATATTGACGAAGTGATTTGTCAGGAAACACTTGTTCTAAATAATTATGTACAAACAATACTTCTTCATCGTCTTCAGAATATTCTACATATTCAATTGGCATAGCTTTGCTTAAGAAATCTTCAGGTCTTCCATTCCGGAAAATATTTAGTTTTAAGTCGTACACACCGTTTTTAAATGCAATTAAATAAGGATTAGTATCCAATTTTTGTCGAAATCGTCGATCATAAAATACCTCTTCGCATTCGACCATTACATTATTTTTATAAGGAGCACATTTTAAATTACTGGATAATTTTTGTACCTGTTTTAGTCTAGTATTATGAACTAATTCTTCTGTTCTATCAGCTGTTTCAGCTGCACTGCTTACACAACTTTTAGACATTTTAACATATTTATCAAGTACTTCGCTAGAAATTTTTTCTCGTAATGTAATTCCATTATCAACTTCTTCCCATTTATGATTTATAAATTGATACCAAATTGGAGATGCAATAGAAGCACACACAAATTCAGTAGAATATTCTTGATATAGTAACTTAGCAATATCATTATGTGAGCCTTGTACGGCTTCATTAATATAATGTTGAGCTTTTTCTTTTATAAATTCACGATATTTATCGGGACTATCGATACTAGCAAAATATCGTAATGTTCCTAAAGTCAAATCTTTTTTCACCATTCGCTCCCATTCATAAATACATCTAGATTCATCGTATGATTCTTCGCATCGCGCGGAGAAATCTAACCATTGATCGAGAGCTTCAGAACTTCCATCTCCAATATTATAGAGAATCCAACCGATAGTCATCCATTCATTGCGATCTTCAGAGCGAAAAAGTGCGAGCATTGGTAATAATTTACCCGATATTTCAAGTGCTTCTGAAACTGATACTTTATTAACTTTTTGTACTTGTTTTTTAACCATTAATTTTTCTTTTAACGGAGAGATTAGACCGTGCTTAAGTTCATGAGTAGTGCGACCATAAGGTATAATACTTAAAATACGCGGTAAATATTCACATACACGTCCTTTAATATTTATTAATTGTTCTCGTATATCATATATACGATAACGTTTAAAAGCGTCTTCTAGAGTAACTTCTTGGAAATCTGAGTTAATAACTTTAGTAACTCTATATGGTTCCATATCTTCACTTTTTCGACTACCATATAATAACCATGAAACAGTGCAGCATGATTTATCAATCAGATTTCCTGAATCTTCAAACCCAAGATTCGCGAATAAATCAAGTTCACGTAAATTTTCTTGTACTCTAGGTATTAAATGCACTTCTTGATCTACTTTACTTAAAAAAATATTAGGCCAATGTAGATGAAATCCAGATTTAAAATATTTAATATCACCTTTCATAACTGTATACATTGGTTTTTCCAACACCACACATAATAAATTTTCATCTCGACATTCGTCTACTATATTCCGTAGTACAGATTGATATATTTGAACAACTTGGGATAATTGAGAATCTGTATATAAATGATTATTATCAATAGTTAAGCCTAAACCTTCTAGTTCATTCTCTTTTACTTTAATATCAAGATCGCATAATACGGGTAAATAGTATTGCGGTTTTTCCGCAACTCCAACAATAGCATTTTTATTATTTTTTATTAAATTACAATATGATACCCAAAATTCTTCTAATTCTTGTCTATTAAATTGAAACTTACCTTTAGGCTGTAACATTGATATATGTGTAAAAAATGCACTTTCAACATAATGTGCTTTAAGTATTTCTTGTACAGTTTTTTGGTTATCCATTTGTTTCTACTTTTAAACAATTTTTATTTTTTTCAATTTTATTTTTAACAGTGGATATATTAGCAGATGTATATTATGCTAATATAATATTTTTAATTTCAATTTAAATAATACTATTTTTATATAAAATGTCTGAAAATACGATCGATGATGAATATGAAAAATTACCAAATAATGGTGATGAATTGCAAGATTTAACAGGTGGTACTGTTACAACTACAACAAATCTTAATACTACTGATATAAATACGGAAGATAATTTAACAACACAAAATGAGACACAAAATGAGACACAAAATGAGACACAAAATGAGACACAAAATGAGACACAAAATGATATATATGTTATTAGTATTAACAATGAACCGTTTTTCTATGTTGATAATTACGATGATGGGCTTGAATATATGTGGAAATACACAAGACAATTAATGTTTGAAGAACAATTATTTGATAAATGTCATATCCATCAAGCAAATCATAATGAACTTCATATTATTCATATTGAGCGTTTTTATATTATGTCTTATGAAGAAGTTTTGCATCGTGTCAATATAAATACAGTAAAAAAATTAAATAAAGTTTTGTAATTTTTTAAAAATATTTTATATTAATCTAATTAATATAAAATCTAATTAAGTACATATTCATAATATATCATTTGCCAAAAATAACTATCAAGTCCACCTGTATTAAGAAAGCATCGATGTACATAATCTGTACTTAATTCTTTTAATCTGAACATTGTAAAACAGTAATATACTGTATTTTCACGCAGGCGTATTTCCATAAACATATGATCATTCCAAGTATGTTGATTACGTTCAAATATATCACAAATATTAGTTAAAGTATATTCTGTATTTCCATGTAGATAATTTTTTTCTTTTCTATAAACACATTTTGTTATATTATCGTATTTTTTTATATTTAACTTATTAATCACTCCAAAACTTAATCGTATATCTATATCTTCAATATACGATATTATTTCTAATATAACATCGTAAGGAATATTACTCATTTTAATTTGTTTATTACTTTCTTTATTTTTAGAAATCAATTATATATTTAAATCAATTTAAACAAAAACATTTATTATATAAAATGTCAAATTTTAAACATGAAGAATGGGATGCTGAAAATTCGTTAACCTCTCCCGAAGATCGTAATCGGGAAAAGCAATGGCGTCCCGATCAACGATCACCTCCCCTTACAGAAACTGAAGTAGATGCCGCCTTAACTGAGTTAAATAATAGTGCTTTTGTAAAGAAGTTTCCACGTGTAGATCGTACTTATGCTGATCCACCTTTACCGTTACAGACAATTGGATTAGTTTCGTTTACTCCGGCTAAAGGTGCTCAACCAAATGAGAACGGTGTTTATGGATTTGCCAAATTACGTGGTAATTTTGCTACTATGTTGGAAGCAGATCAACGCGCTGAGTATTTAATCCGCAATGCTGATTCATATCATAGTATTTATCATACTTATGTAGGTCGTCCTTTCCCATTAACTGTTTCATCAAAATATTCGGCTGAGACAGCCGAAGTAGATATTCGTACTGAAACTACCAAATCGGTATCGCAAAATATTAAAAACAAAAAAGATGAGGAACAACGAATTGTGAATGAGATTAAAGAGAAAGAGGAACGCTTACTTGAAGAGACTCGAAGTGCTGAAGAAAAAGGTGAAGATCCATATGAACACTATGTAACTTTACGAGTTAAAAAAGCTCAATTAACCTGGACTTATCTAGAGCATATTAAGAAGATGGCAGAGGTTAAGAAGATTCTTATTCGAACACGAAAAGAAGTAGCTGACATGGATGCCGAAAATGAGACTTATAAAGAGAGTTATTTCGAAAAGTACATGAAAGCACGTGCTGATGCAGGTGTTAAAGAAAGCGCAGAAGAACTACAAGATAATTTTATTAAATATCTTGTAGAAGATGTTAAACTAGATTTTGATGAATAAAATTTTATGTAAATATATATTTAACTTCACTATTATTAGTTACTATATTTTTACTCATTCGATAATCATTTTCTAATATATCCACAATTTCTTCATAGCCATTTTTTTTCGCGAAAGTTAAAGCTGATGATTTTCTAGCATGTGGATCAACACATGGATGTACCAATAATAATCGGACTATTTCTGTATGACCATAATTACTAGCTATAATTATTGCTTCATTATTCTGGTCAGTTGGATCTACTCTTTTATCCGATAATAGTAATTGAACAATATCATAATATCCATATTCACTTGCAATTATAATTGCTGTGTTATAATCAATAGAGGGATCAATATTATAACCATATACTAATAATTTAACTATTTGTACATTTCCATTGTAGATCGCATGTTTAAAACCACGTTTTTTACTTAATTTTATATCTAAATTTTTAGTTATAATTGTATTTAATATTAATCCAAGTATAATAATATTACCGTGATAACATGCTTTAAGAAATACTTTATCAATGTTAATACCTTTTTCATTAAGTAGTATGTTAACCATTTTATAATCGGCTATTTTAATAGCATATTGTAATAATTTATCTTTATTAATAGTCATTGTATATGGTATTTATAAAAAATATTTTTTTATAAATCAATTTTATTATAGAATGTAATTACTAAGTCATATAAATCACAAAAGATATCTAAAATAATTTTATTAATATTTATTATAAGATATTGTATTTTGCCAAAAATAAAAATAAAAATAAATAATATATATATTAATAAAATGGTCTCTAATTCATCGCATGTAGAAATTAATTGTTTTGCCGAAGGTTCAAAAATTTTGTGCTTAGAAAATGATAAAGAAATATATTTACCTATTGAACGTATTCGTAAAGGTATGCTTGTAAAGACCTTAACAAGTGGTTATTTACCAGTTGAGATGATTGGTGTTAGAAAAATGTTCAATGGCGGAGATGATCAACCCTTAAAAGATCGTCTATATCGATTATCACCTGCTAAATATCCAGGTTTATTAGAAGATTTGCTACTTACTGGTATACATTCTGTTTTGGTGGATAATGTCAGCGATGAACTAAGTCTTGAAATAATAAATGTAATGGGTCGAGTATTTACTGCTGAGGGTAAAATTCGATTACCAGTGTTTCTAGATAAAAATTCAATTCCATACGAGATAAATGGTACTTTTAATATTTATCATTTAGCATTACAAAATGAAAATTATTATGGTTATTATGGTATATATGCAAATGGATTATTAGTTGAAACATGTTCAAAAAGATATTTAGCAGATTCATTACTAATGAATTTACTATAAAATAGTATTTTATTATAATTTTATAAATGTTTAATATAAAATTATTTACCTACAATCACTACATTTTCGTATATATAAAAAATATATGGCAATTAATACGGATATTACAGTTATACCGATGCCAATATATAACATTAATTTTTTATTCTGTTTATAACTACCTACACCAGAGCTGGCACTTATACCAATCCCGGTCAATGCCAAAGGAATAGCGACACAGGCACCGCAAAAATTTTCACGAATTGGTTCCTTTTGATTTTCTTTCAGATCTCTGTATTTCATTTTTATTTAATATAAATATAAATTATCATCTTTAAATAATTTTACATCTATATTCTTCCAAAGTCATCTTCCTAACGAATAATATCATCTTCTCCTAAATAATCACCAATTTGCGTCTCTGTAAATTCTAAAAGGTCATTACCAGTATTTTCAATACGATGTAAGGTTTCTTTAGGAATATATATATATATGTTGATTAGTTGATAATGGTAGTTTATCTTTACCTATTTGTACTATTGCATTTCCCTTTACAATTACCCAATGTTCGCTACGGTGATTATGTGATTGAAGAAATAATCGTTTACCAGGATAAACTACAATATGTTTAACTTTAAATCCACTATTATCATGTCCTTCAATATTTATGTACCATCCCCATGGTCTGAAAGCTTTTTTTATGAACAATAGTTTCAGAAGGGTGTAAATGCAAATAAACCAGCGTTACACATATAATTACCTGAATTATAATATTCTTTAGCAATTTCATAATTTGGTTTTTCGACAAATTGTTGTGTATTGCCATAATTATCAACTTTAATATAACCATATCCAGTTTAAATACGTGTTGGTTTAATACCAAATGTAATAATTGCATTATCTATTTTTGTTATTGCCTTATTACAACAATTAATAAACTCATCTTCATGCATAACATGATCCGATGGCATTACAATCGTATAATCTTCTATATCTCCGATAAGCGCAGATATACATATTGCAGCAGCTGAATCACGACCTATAGGTTCGCTTATAATAGTTATAGTTGACATATCTAAATTGAGTTCATTAATCTGGTTTTCAATAATAAATGCGTGTTCTTTATTACAAATAATAATACGACCGCAATCTAATTTTTTACTTCGCATAACAGTATTTTGTAACATACTCATTTCATTTGTTAAGTTTAATAATTGTTTAGGAATTTTTCTCTTGATAATGGCCATAATCGAGACCCTGAACCACCACATAGTATAACACAATTTAACATTTTTAATTTAAAGATTAGTAACATTAAATATAAAATAATTATGAATCGCTTTATTAGAAAATTTAGTGTAGCATCAAGTCTTAAATCGGTTGGTATCAATAATAATAATATACTGCGTAATTTAAGTATTGGAGAAATATATGAAATTGGTTTGCAAATACCGGTAACTGATCAATCAATCCGGGCTACTGCTATTACCTCAACCGGTGCACTTGCTGCCTATTCTGGTGCTAAAACTGGTCGTACACCAACCGATAAGAGAATTGTGGATAATGAAGTATCAAAAGATATTTGGTGGGGAAAAGTTAATATAAAATTAGATGAATTATCATGGAATATTAATCGGAATCGCGCAACCGATTATTTAAATACTCGACGACGATTATATGTCCAAGATGGTTATGCCGGTTGGGATCCTAAATATCGTTTAAAAGTACGCGTTATTAGTTGTCGATCATATCACGCATTATTTATGCAAAATATGTTAATTCGTCCTACCGAAGAAGAATTAAAAAGAGACTTTAGTAATGGTGCTGATTATACCATATTTAATGCTGGTGAATTTCCTGCAAATTCACTAACCAAAGGTATGACTTCTAATACATCAGTAGACTTAAATTTAAGCACAAAAGAAATGGTTATATTGGGTACTCAATATGCCGGAGAGATGAAAAAAGGTATTTTTACCATTATGCATCATCTTATGCCACTAAAAGGTGTGCTGTCACTGCATTCTTCGGCCAATGAAGGTGTAAAAGGAGATGTAACAATTTTATTTGGACTAAGCGGTACTGGAAAAACAACGCTTTCAGCCGATCCTAAACGCAGATTAATCGGTGATGATGAGCATTGTTGGAGTGATGATGGTGTATATAATATTGAAGGTGGATGTTACGCAAAATGTGTAAATCTGACTCGTGAAAAAGAACCAGATATTTGGGATGCAATAAAGTTTGGTACAGTATTGGAGAATGTAATATTAGATCCTAATTCTCGAGTTGTTGATTTTAACGATACAACGATTACCGAAAATACGAGAGCTTCATATCCTCTTGAGTACATTAAAGGAGTAAAAATACCCGCTATGGCCGGTCATCCCAAAAATATTATCTTCTTAACGTGTGATGCATTTGGTGTATTACCACCTGTTTCAAAACTAACTCCGGAACAAGCTATGTATCACTTTATTTCGGGGTACACAGCAAAAGTAGCCGGTACTGAGGTTGGTGTAAAAGAGCCTACTGCTACTTTTTCAGCTTGTTTCGGTGAAGCATTTTTAGTACATAATCCGTTATTATACGCAGAAATGTTGATGCAAAAGATGCGCAAACATAATACAACTGCTTGGTTAGTGAACACAGGATGGGTTAAAGGATCAGCTAGCACAGGTGGATATCGCATGCCTTTACGTGATACTCGTCTAATTATTGATGCTATTCATAACGGAGAATTAGAGAAGAGTAAAATGCAGACTTTACCATTATTCGATCTAAATGTACCGAGTACTTGTACTGGAGTAGCAAGTGATTTATTGTGGCCTGAATGGAAAGGAAAAGAAGCAGAATATCAAAAAAATTTAGAAAAGTTGCACAGTATGTTTATAAATAATTTTAAACGTTTTGAAAATAGTAATTAGATAATTTTAAAAATTAATTTATATATAAAATATATAAATTAAATGGATATATCTGTTCCGAAAATATCGGATATACCAGTATCTACATTTGTTGGAATATCAATAATTATTATTTTTTGTCTATACACAGTTAATATTTTAAAATATATTCCATGTGGAAAAGATTTTATATCAGTATTTTCGGCTAATTTTATTCATATTGAGAGTTATCATTGTATGAGTAATCTATATGCTCTTTATGCGTTATCACGAGTTGAAAAAGAATTAGGAGCAAAAAAGTTTTTTACCTTATTAATATTCTTATTAATTTTTAATACAATAATTGAAGTAGTTATACATAAATTAATTCCTACTATACCATGTAGTATTGGATTATCGGGGGTATTATTTGGAATTATGACATACGAAATAATAACCAAGAACGAATTAGATTTCTTCATCATTACTTCTATTATTGCTACAGTAGCAATGCCTTCTATAATGAGTAGAAGAGTATCTCTTTTAGCTCATTCAATAGGTGCTTTTTCGGGTATAATCGGTGGATTATTATATAAAAAAATAGTATTTAAATAACATATATCGATATATAAATGTCTGATTATTTATTCGGTATAAATATAGCTAAAGTAGCTGATTATTTTTATCCAACATACGGACCACGATATCAATATCAATTTCAGAGTTTAAATAAAGCATTTCCGGAATCCGGTGATATTAAACCTTATTCTATTATTCATTTAGATATTACATTTTTCTACGATGCACATATATTTTCTAATATAAAAGTACCTTTTATCCTAATTAGTAACGATAATGCATACACAGTGCCTTATATTAATTATTTTGATGAATATGTGCATCAAGCCACTAAATATATACTTGATAATCCCAATTTAGTTAAATGGTATTCGATTAATGTGGATTCAGATCATCCTAAATTAGCGCTTATACCATTAGGTTTACCCAAACATATGCCCTTGATTGAGGAAATTTTTGGAGATAATGATTTTAAGGATAAAAAATTCATTACTTGGTATACCCAAGCATTACCGGATCCGGTTACCGATTATATAAAATATAATTTGAATATAAATGCTAAAACTAATATTATAAAAAATGATAAAAAATTATTGTACCTTAAATTTAGCACTTATAACACACGAAAAACTTTCCACAAGTTTCAAGATATTCGAAAAATATTTATTGATAAATTAACTGATATGAACATGGCAGTTGATGAGACTATTACTGATTGGAAACAATATATGAATAGCTTAAAAGATTATAAATTTGTATTGTGTTTACCAGGAATTGGTATTGATTGTTATCGAACTTGGGAATCGCTGACAGTTGGTGTTATACCGATTGTCTTAAATACTAGTATAAATCCTCTATACGAAGATTTACCGGTGGTAATGATAAACAGTCCCGAAGATCTAACTGAAGAATTTTTAAATACACAGTTTGTTATAATATCAGAAAAAGTAGATACATATAATTGGCAAAAGTTAAAGACAAGTTACTGGACTGATATGATATTAAGGACACGCGATGAGGCGATGAAAAATAAATAATATATAAATAATATATATAAATTAATTTTATACAAAAAATTGTATAAAATTATACTTAAAAAAATATAAATTTTTACTTTTTACTTTTTTTAGTACTACCTGTTGCAGGTACTGCTTCCATTGTTTTAAGCCATTTGGTATATTCAACTTCAAATTCTTTTAACTCATTCAACCACATCTTCTTCTCAGTTGTATTTTCAATATCGGTTATTTTATTTTTTATAACGGTAATTTCGGCTTTTAACTGTTCAATTTTATCTTTTGTAAAAGTGCGCACTTGTAATTTAAGTAGATAGTCATAACCATTGGTCGTAGTGGTGTCTTCATCGGAACTATTAGATTTTTCCTGTTTATCATATTTTCGTTTTTCTAATTCTCTTAAGATAACATCTTCTTTTTCATTCATAATATTTAGACTTTTTGCGATTACTTCGCCAATAAAACGTTCTTTGTTACTCAAAAACTTCATTTCAGTTTTTAAAGTATTAAGAATATATTTTTTACGTTTCGCATATAATTCTAAGCGAACTTTACAGAATTCGTTAATTATTTCGTCTACTGTATTATATTTTTTAATGTTTTCTTGAGCGTCAAATAATACCATGTTTGAAGTGTAAAGATAACTATGTAATTTTAAACTTTCAATACTGCAATTAAATCCATCATCTGATTCGGTTAACGCAAAATTAACAGTTTTAGGTGATGAATAGTTTTTCATACTTTTTAATAATTTGTTCTCGATATGATCTTCACATATTTCCTTGAATTTATCGGTCCACATATTGATTGGTAATTCAGTAATAATCGTTGTATTTTTTGGTCCTTTTTCACAAATACCGTATGTGATATACTTATGATCATCATTCTTTTCAATCTTTCCTGTAAATCCTCGATACCAAGGAGTTAATTCAGGTAATATAGTCATAGTGGCATTGGTATCTGGATCTTCGATAAATATTTCCCCATCGTTATCTAGCCAAGTTCGAATACAACTAATAATATCCAATGGATTGTAAGCTGGAATATTACAAGACCAACCTGTACCAATCCCGCATGATATTCCATTCACTAATAGCATGGGTAAAATAGGTACATAATAATAAGGTTCAACACTGTCTCCATCATCTTCTATGTATTGGAGTAAATTATCGTCTTCTTCGCGAAAGATAAGATTCGTTAAAGCATCCATTTTTGTGTAAATATAACGTGCGCTAGCTGCATCTTTACCGCCAGCAATTCGGGTTCCAAACATTCCATCCCGATATAGTAAGGGGATATTATTTGATCCAGGAAATTCTTGCGCCATGTTAATAATGGTCTCGTATAAGTTTTGTTCACCGTGATGATAATTACTATGTTCGGCTACATAACCGCCTAATTGAGCAACTTTAAGCGATTGTCCGGTGTATTTTAATTTTTTCTTTTTAAGTGCAAAAAGTACTTTACGTTGTGATGTTTTTAAACCATCTATTAAATTAGGAATACTACGCTTACAATCATCTCTTGAAAATTTAATTGTTTCATTATTTAAAAAATAAGATATATTCATGTTGACGATTTCACCTTCATCATCAAGTGATATTGAATTATTCGCATTATATTGCGCTAACCATTCTTTCCGATTATCGGCAAATTTTTTGTTAAATACTTTGTTCATATTAGTATTAGTGTCTGCATCATTTACATATTCGATCATTTTAAGACCAAATGTATCAGGTACATCTTCTGGTTTTGTAGTACCAAGACCTTTGTAATATTTCTTTTTAAAATTTGTGGTTTGTTGAGCTGCATATTCACGAAATTTGCGCTCATCGTAAAATAATAAGTCTCCACGTGGTTTAAAAACACGTACAATAGGTGTTTTCATGCTAATAAGAAAAGGCGTAGGTCTTTCTAAAAGTGTGGGGAATAGACTGTGAAAAAAATTCATTAATAAAGACTCTATATGGAGGCCATCAACATCAGCATCGGTTAAAAACATAACTTGACCGTAATTTAATGTTTTAAAATGTTTATCATCTTTATAATCAACATCGTATTTAAGTCCTAATGCTTGAATTAAATCAGATATTACATTATTTTTGGCTATAATTGCAGGTGAAGAATTGCGTACATTTAAACACTTACCGCGTAATGCAAGTATACCCCACCAGTTACGTCCTGATTTTCCATAGACTCCTTTTTCAATTCCGGCAACTGCATAAGTTTTGGCTGATAATCCCTCGCATAGGATAAGACCACAATCTAATGCTTTTTTTCCACCGGCTTCATTTGCCGGATCATAACCTTCAATTTTTACAAACTTCTTTTTGCTTTGTGATTTTTTTAATACTCCCATTTCTTTACTACGAATTATATTCTCAATATCTTCCACTATTGACCATTTCATTATCGCATTTACATGAGTTGTTTTAACTTCTGCAACTACATTTGGTGATTCAAGTAATGTTTTCTCTTGACTTGAAAATGCTGGATTAACAATGTTGCATACTACAAATATTCTGAAAAATTGCTTAATGTCTTTAATTGTGAGTTGAGGTTTTCCCTTTTTATTAAATTTAGATACTAAAGGTCGGAATAATTCTTCACTCCAATTATTGACATGTACACCGCCATTTCGAGTATAAATACCATTTACAAACGATATTGCTTCAAATTCTGAAGCCGGTGTTACTACTACTTCAGAAGTACTAGTTTTTATTAAAAGACACTCGTCAGTGGGAGTATCATATAATTTAGCATATTGCGCTAAATCTTTAATCAAGATTTTTTTGTCCTGTATTTCATCAGTTGTTAAATATATATTTATTTTAGTCAACATCGCAGAATCTAAGACATATTTAATATATAAATTAACTATATCATCTGTATATTCTGAAACACCAAATTGTTTAAAATCTAGAATCCATTGTACTTCCGTATATCCTTTTGTTAATTTAGTATTTTCAATTACTGGTCCAGTTGTAGTCTTCATATTTTCGGTCCATGTTTGTGTTAATATTTTTTTATTATTTGGATCTAATCCTTTTACACTAAATTTAGAAGAGAAGATGTTTGTACATTTAGTTCCAAGACCATTTCTACCGGAAGTTAGCCTTTCTTCTTCGTCATCATAATTTGAACCAGTTAACAATTGTCCAAAAATCAGACTGTGATTATAACATTTTTCGATTTCATCCATTTCAACTGGAATTATGTCTCCATCGTTCCAAATAGATGTTTCACCGGTTTTTTTACTTATGTTTACTCGAATTGTAGTACAAGGTGTTTTTGTATTTTTTGATCTCTCCGCGTTATCAATTGCATTTGATAATACTTCAATAAAGATTCTAGCAATACCTGGTGATGTTTTAATATTCTTTTTAATTATTTTATAATCATCATTTTCGATAATTGCAATATATTCTTCTTGGTCTCTAAGTTTAGTAGATCCAATGTACATATCGGGTCTAAGTAATACGTGTTCGAGAGGATCTTTTTTTACATATTTCTTTTTAGAGTTAGTATCAAGTACAGGATTATTAATTTTTTTAGGTGGCATATTATTAAATTTAAAATCGGAACTATATTTAAAAAATCAATTTTAAATTTTCTTGATAAGCTATAAATGTACAAGTATTCGTTACCCAATATGCTCAACGAGTATAAGAAAAATAAGTCTTTAATTGATGCTTATTTAAAACGTCAACCAGTAGAAGGATTAAAAGATGGACAATCCGGATTAATTTTAGGTATGGAAATTGGTGTATTTTTATTAATGATGACAATTGGTTTAATCCTATTTTTCTGGGCACTTGTAGTATCGATTAAATATTGGGATCGGTTAAGTGATATTATGAAAGTGTTATTGATTATATCTTGGTTTATTGCACCGCCAATTTTACCACTTATCATTGTCTATATCGGTAAAGGATCTGATTCACAACAACAAATGAGTCGTTATCGTTCGTATTAAATGTAATTGAATTTTTAAAACAATAATTTTAAAAATTAGTAATATGAATAACCAAAAATATAATTCAGAATTAGAGATTATAGGAGAACTTAAACGTAGAAATCGGCATGCTGAATGGGTTAAATGCGGAGGCCTATTTGGCTTAACAAGCGATACTCTACAAGCTAAAATTTTCTTAGTTAGACCGTTTAAATATTACGATATTAATGAAAATATTGTAAATGTATCAATGGTACAAAGTACCTATAGAGTAGATGTTGATAATATACCAGTTTTTCGACAAGTAGTCCAAAAAGATCCACATTTTGTCGATGTCGATAAGTTTAAATTTTGTTCATTATTGCAATTTTTATCTACTAGTGGATTAGCAACATGTTGTGCGCTAAGTATGATAATAGGTGATAAAAAATTTTTAGCGCATATAACCGCGACAACTGAAGCTGGTCCAATTGTCTATCATATTAATAAAGCATTACATGAACAAAAATTAGATAAAACATCTATCCAAAATATACAAATTTTTGTTGGTGATTTAGATACTACTTATTCATTATATAAGATAAGTAGTATATTAAATTTATTAAGTATAAACGAAAAAGATGTAATTACTAAATATATGTATATGTTTGATCATGTACGAGTGTGAGTATAAAGAAATTGAATTGAATTTTTAGAAAATTTTTCTAAAAATTAATAATATATGGAAACACAATTTAAGTATAATTCTGAAGAAAATATTATACATATTCTTAAAGCAAAAAATCGTTACGATGATTGGGTTGAATATGGCTGTAATTTTGGCTTAACGAGTGATAGATTAGGAGGTATTTTTACAGATAAACCGTATAAATATTACAATATTGATGACAATATAGTAAATGTAACGATTGTACAAAATGCATATCGACATGATGTGGATAATATTCCGGTTTTTGCCCAACTTATTGGATCGGATCCTAGTTTTGTCTACCAAAGCGAATTTAAATTATGTTCGTCTATAAAATTGTTAACTACTGGAAATTTGGGTACATCATGTGCTTTAAGTATGACTATAGGTGATCAAAAACTGTTAGCATGTATCGGATCGACAACGCAAACCGATAGGCTAATTAATAAGGTTAAGAGAATATTAAATAACGATCAGAGAGTTAACGATCCGAGAGTTAACGATCCGAGAGTTAATATTACAAATATACAAATTTTTGTTGGTGATTTAGATAAAATGTTCTGTTCATTCTATAAAATAAAAAATATATTAAAACTTCTAAATATTGATGAAAAAGATGTGTATGTTACATATGTAGGTATGAATAATATATCAGTATAAATTATTCCATTAGAGTCATACCGGATAATTCTCGTAAATATCGTTTACTGGTACTCTCAACTAGTAAACCGTTTGCGTATATACCATAATTATTGTAATAACTTTCATTTTCAAGAGCTATATGCCATATATTATACATACCTTCTTTCGTGTATACATCAGATCTATCATCTATACAAGCAATTAACCGATATTTATCATCGGTAATATAAATTTTTCCAGAAATTTCCTTAGTTTTTTTAATTTGATCATCTGATAATTTATCTACTAATATCGAATGACAACCTGTCATAATTAAATCAGATAATACATCAGGATAATTTTTAGCTGTGCAAATATAGAGTCTATCTTTAGATCTCATATTATTACTAGGATTATATATTTTTCGAGTGCCAATACTGTCAACGCGTAAATAGTCATGTTTATAAGTTTTGACAAGGTCACCAGGACGGATATTTTCTATATTAATGTATTCTTCTATTTTATCCTTATTAAGACACAAAATTTGTGTACCCTCGTTAAAACATGGTACAGGCGGTGAAGGTTGATATGTATCACCAGAAATATTCCAATTATATGTGTTTACTAATATATTACGACCATTTAATCCAGCACTTGTATAAGTTAATCCTTGAACACCGAAATATACCCCATATAATAAAGATAATTGAGACCAATTATTTAAAATATTATTATAATTAGTAGTACTTAAATTAGTACCATCAAGCATTTGACTCATATCATTAACATTGCTAACATTCCAACTACTTATATCCTGATTAAATAAAGTAGCACCAAGTAACATACCACTCATATTCGTAACATTGCTAACATCCCAGCCACTTATATCTCCATTAAACACACTAGTACCAAAACTTATAAAAAACATTTGGCTCATATTTGTAATTATTGACATTGTTGGTAAAGTACTAGGTACAACAGTTAATGATAAAGCATCCCTAAATATATTAGTTAAATTAGTCAATCCAATTTCACCAAAACTTGTACATTCAGTTAAATATATAATTGGACTTATAATTGATTGACCACCAGTACTTGTAATACCTGAACCATTTATATTTATATTATAAACTCCATCATTTAGATAAGTATGACTAGTATTAGTATTAGTATTTCCATCTCCCCACACTATACTGCTAACTGAACCACCACTTAAATTTAAAGTTATTGTATCACCACTATTATTATTTGCAATATCAATTGTAAGATTTAAAGAACTCATTATTTAATATATAATATTATATTAAAATATTTTATTTTTTTAAACAACATTTTTTATATTTTAATCCACTTCCACATGAGCATTTGGTATTTACACCAATTTTAGTGGTATTCTTATTTTGACCTGGTATTTTTACTCCTAAATTTTTCAATATATTATGAGCGAAATTCGGATCCATATTCATTGGATCATCAATTTTTTCGGCTAATTGTGATAAAATATTTATCTTTTCACGACTTAGTGTATTTGGATTGATCCCCATACTTTTAAGAATTTGCAGCATATTATCGGTATTTTCCATTTTTACAGTATAAAGCTTATTCTTTAATATAAAAATTTTTTAGAGAATCGATATACGAATCTTTTGAATACCATCCATTTTTACCATTTGTTATATCCATAATTGATTTGAAAATATATTCGTAATTATGTGCCACATTATACATATCAAACATCTGAACTGCGTGATCACGAATGTATTGTCTATTGAATTTACCATCTAGTGCCATTTGTACAGCATAGCAATAATCAGCTAGTGTATGACATCGTAGTCCGCATTTAAATTGTTCAATATTATCAATAAATCCACCCCAGTCACTTGCGATAACAGGTGTTCCGCATAATTGCGCTTCTACTGCAACACTGCAAAAAGGTTCTAAAAATTTAGAAGGTGCAATAACAGCTATTAAACTAGCTAAGTATTCCGAACGTTGTACGCCATGAATTGGTGCTTGATATACAATATTCTTTTCGCATAAATATTTACTCGGATCTCCTTGACCGCATAATACGAACTGTACATGTGGAAATCGACGAGCAATTTCTACAATAATACTACAACCTTTTACGTCTTCAATACGACCTAAAAATCCAACGCGATTTGGTGTTGGATTTGCATTAAATTTCCAATCATCTATATTATAAAAATTTGAACATATAAACCAATAATTTTGCGGATTTTTATTCTCTGTACCAAGAGTGCGTGACATCCATCCATTTGATTCAAATACTCGAAAATTTTTATTGGATCCTGCATAACCAATGCTATATTCAACTACAACATAATTATTATCTTTTATAGCAATATTATGAGAATTTGCTAACGGAATACATACAATATCGGTTCCGGTACCGCGATAATTATTTTTTAACTTTTCACGAAGACGATTATTAAATGTTTTACATAAAGGTGTATCCCAGTTAAATATAACATTATTTAAAAATGTTGGATCATTTAAGCGATTTGTAGCTTCTATTCGTGACATTTGCGGATTCAAAAACATCATTGAATCAATTCTTAATTCGGTCCATTCATGTAGGCTTAATACTTCGATATCCACATTGGCTCCACTTTGGGCTGTTTCTACACCGTAATGATAGACTTCAAAACCCCGACTTCGCATCATGGGTGAAAATCTCTGTACTTTTCCAGTAAAAGCACAATGGCTATATTCGTCTCTTGTAATAGTATATGGTACAGCTAATAAATGTAAACGTATGTTCATTTTATATTTAATTTTATATTTAGACATTTAATGTTTAAATATAATATAATAATTTTTATAATTATAAAGATAATAAAACTGTGAATACTAATTTATTACTATTTTTACTTGCAATAATTTTAAAATTATGATTATTTTGTACACCAGTAATATTATGTTTAACAATACGATTAGAATTTGTATATGAGTACAAAGTAAATCGTGGTGAACTAATATCACTTTTAACCCATGCTTTGGCTTTATTTAAAGCCATTTCTATATTATTAAAATTTTGGGCTAAATAGATATTATTGTCGATTAGAGAATTTTCAAAGAAATAAGGATCCGTATAATCAAATACTATAGTTGAATGTAAAAAGAAATTTGTCTGACGTTCATTAATCCATTTAGATAAAGAATCTATACCTTCTAATATAACTTGAAAATTATATGTATCAAAATCATTTAAATCAGTATAATAATTATCGATTGTGTTTGTATTATGGTAAGCTAATATTTTAAGTTTATTTCGTAAAAAACTTATACGTAAAACATAAATTAAACGCTTCAACATTTCTTCTGAGTTGATTACAAGTCTATTATTAGCCATTAAACCACTATTTATTGAAAATATTTTATCGACAGTTCCATACTGAAAACCTGAATTAATGATTATGTATTGGTTTACAAATTCTGATATATTTTCAAGGCTCATTTCAGTTTCGTTCTTATCAAACAAAAATCTTGAATATAACCATAACATGTATTGTGTAATATAACGAGCTAATTTTTTGTATTCATTATAAGTAACTAATGCTGAATTGCTAGTATTATCAATATAACTAACATTATCTGTTTTATATATTGGAATGCCATTTATAGACTCGTGATCAATTACCGGTATAATTACTTTTACATTTCCAATTTTTCCAAAAATATTTTTTAAATTATTATTAACGACAGTTTGACCAGATACAATCATCTTTAGCCGAGAGGCTAAATTAAGAGCTAATTTGATGTCTATTTTAGTTATCGCAAAAGTATCTAATTCAATTGTTTTAAGCGGAGGTATAGGTGTTGTTAACAATGTTACGAGTTTCTGATTATACACTAGTTGTAATAAACGTGTTTTGCCATACGTATCAATATACTGACCATTAAACTTTAAATTTAAATTTATATTTATATTAAATGTAGTATATTTAATAGGTTTATTAAGTGTATAAGTTTTGCGTAATTGGTCAAAAATATTTCGTACATTAATAGAAATACCAGAATCGTAGGAAAATATGTATTGAATATTTGTAGATTCTGTTTCTTTCCATCGGCAGATTAATTCACAACGTGGATATTTTGCATTATCTGATTCACTGCCTATATGTTCGAATATAAATATACATTGTTCTTTACGTTCGTATTTATAATATCCTTTTATGTAACGAGGTAAACTCATTTCACCGTTTATAGTATTTCTTGTAAAAATAAAAATATTACAATTAAAATAAGTTTCAATTAAAGATATAAAATTATGTGGAGAAAAATAAATAGTATTATCTTTTATTTTATCAATAATTTCTGAAATGGAATGATCAAATAGTTCTTGTTTACATAAAGCAGCATATTCAGGAGTTGCTAATTCTAGTCGTAAACGATCGGTATCTTCTACATTCTGTTTAAGCGCTTCTGCAACACATGTGATAAAACTATTTTTTGTATCAACAACACCTTTTCGGACAAAAATATAATCTTTTTCAGTATCAATAATTTGAAACATTTTGTCAATATTTAATGGTAAAATACCAAATTTATTAGGCATTACAAATTTATTTGTCTTAATAAGATTTTGTTGTTTTCCTTCTTTTATTATTAAATCTTCTCCATAATAATAATGACGAAAGATTGAACCTTCTTTTTCTGTTTGATTTCGGGTAGAACAACACGGTAAATACGGAAATATTTCCGAGTTTGAAACAAGTAAATATGGATATATATGCCCTGATTTTGTGTGATTAGTACATGTGTAATTATATTGTTTTCCTTCTTCTGGAGTTTTAGGAAATTCTATAACAATATTACCTTTTTGTCTTTCTTTTTCTGCTTCTTTATCTGATATAACAGCTGGTACATGTGTGCATTTACGAGTATGACCGCTAATCAGTCTATGTTTTTTAGTTTTTATATCTTCTATATCAGCTATATAAGAATCTTCTATAGAATCTTTTAAATATTCTTTATAGAAATTAACTATTTCTGTATAGTTTTGGTTATATAAATAGAATAAATTAGTAATTATTTTTTGAAACTCTTTTATAGCTTCAATATTTTTTGCATTAATTTTTATATTAATATAATTAGATTTAACGGGAAAAATATTTGGAAAATTTTTTAATAATTTATCATTTTCTTCTATAGTTTTTTGTGTAAGAGTAGCTGTTATATAACCGGTTATATCACTGTTAGAATAAATATAAATATTATTTTTATTTTTAGTTGCTTTTTCATGTTCATTAATTGAGATTAAACTAGAAAAAAGTGGATTGTTCATTGCAAGATCGGCAAAAACATAATTATTCATCTTTTGATTAGGAATAAAAAATACGCCTTTAACTTCCAATTCATCTACTGATTCTACTGCATCTTGAGTATAATCGATAACTTTTAAAAAGTTATTAAAAAGCTCATTATTTGTATCTGTAACATCACGAGTCATATTAGCTATTATTTTATTATTATTTTCAGTATCAATTGTACATAAAATTTGATCATCATCTTTATTATAGTTTTTTGAATTTTTAAATAATACTATGCCAAAGTCTACAGGTGTTGACCAGTCAACACGGGGTATAAAATTTTTTAAAATTTTGTAGAAATTATTGAATTTTGCAAATGAAATTTTATCATTTAATTTAATCCGGTTAAATATTTCCATTATATTATTATCAATCGGTTTAAAAATTATATTAAACTTAATAGTTTCTGGTTGAAAAGTACTAAAATTAATATTTTCTTGTATATTTGCTATATTTATAATATTATCATATTCTATTATAATTTTTGTCTGTTGGTCGGTGTCTTCTATAAATTTTTTTATCTGTTTATCTAGATCTGTTTTTATAGTAGTTTTACGTTCCCATATATCAATAATATTTTTAGAAATATCTAAATTTTCTAAATATGTATTTTTAAACTGATTAGGATATTGTCTAATTTCATTTTCAATATTTTTATTATAAACAATAAAAAGTGGTATAATATCATCTTCAAATGAAATATTTTGTTGTTGCAATTTATCCTGAATATTTAAATCTCTGAAATCAGTTATTGTTATTGTTTTTATAGTTTCTTTTAAATCTTCAACTTCTATATTTATATCATTTATTGAAGGTATACCATTTTTAAAATACAAATATTTAGGTAATGTTTTTAAACTGACAGCTATTCGATTAATAATACTCAGAATAGTGTCTAATTTATATGTTTTTAATTCTTTACCATTCACTAACATGTTCTTTGTTAAAAGAGAAGTTTAATTATTAAATTAATATTATTTAATAATTTTTTAAATAGAGTTGCTAAAACTTTGTAAACTACTAACTGAACGGTCTCCAGAATAAGTTTTTACATTTTTACCATTAACAAAAGCGCATATATGAGGAAATCCGCTGAATGATTTATCTATATTTTTTAATACAGATGATAATTCTTTTTCACCAAGTTGGTCTCCATCTATTTGTATTGTTGCGTATATTATAGATTTATTATTTTTATTTGCGACTTCTTGAAAAGCTGGTTTCATAACAGTGCAATAATGGCAATAATTTGCTTGCATTAGTAAAATAATAGGTAATTTAGAATCTAGTAATTGTTTGTTAATTATTTCTCCATTTTTATTAAAATCGGAAATCTGTAGATATGGAATTTTTTGAAAATATTTGCTATTCATGATTTTTATAAATAATAAATATTTTTTTTTAAATATATTATATATGATAAAATGTCATTTCGTATTAATAGATCGTCATCTATAAAATTGTCATCGACTGCACAATTATCAATATATAACGCTAATATGTTATATAATACAAATATAGATCCTAATTTAGTTAATAATACACAAACTGGTTCAGTTTTATACTATAATGGAACAAATTGGACAGCTAGTACAGGAGCTATTGGATTTGGAAGTACTGGACCGACAGGTCCAACTGGATCTGTAGGACCCATAGGACCTATTGGGCCAACCGGATCATTTACTGGCTATGTAAATAGTGCTATTTTACCATCAACTGGTTACGATGCAGATGCAGGTAATGTAGCATTAAATATATCATATACAGGGTATTTTTATTCACCCGCAACAGGTAAAACAGGAGGTATTGATATAGGATCTCCAGAGTATCCTTTTGCAAATTTATGGGTTGGAGATGTGCAAGTATCTGCGCAGAGTATATGGATTGGAGGTGTACCAATTAGTTCCGAAAATAATACAATTATATTACCTACTGGAACTACAATAGGTGGTATATCTCCTGGAACAATTCAAATTAACGGTACATTTAATGGGACTGGCGGTCCTCCTATGTTTACAACTGGATTAGTAGGTTATGGTCTTCTAGATGCGCAAAATCCATCTAATTTGTGGGTAAATACAAGTCCTAGCGGTGTGTGGACTGATGTAGGGCCTGTTCAAGGTAATCCTGGTACACAAGGTGTACAAGGTGTAACCGGAGCTACTGGAGCTACTGGAGCTACTGGAGCTATGGGAGATGTAGGAGCTACAGGTGCTATGGGACCAGCTGGTGTTACTGGAGTTGGAGTAGCAGGAGTTACTGGAGCTACAGGAGTTATGGGACCGGCTGGTGCTACTGGAGTTGGAGTAGTCGGAGCTACAGGAGCTATGGGAGCCGTAGGAGCTACAGGAGCTATGGGACCTGCTGGTGCTACCGGAGCTATGGGATCAGCTGGTGCTAGTGGAGTTGCTGGTTCTACTGGGGTTATGGGACCGGCTGGTGCTACTGGAGCTATGGGATCGGTTGGTGCTACAGGAGTTGGAGTCACAGGAGCTACAGGAGCTATGGGACTGGCTGGTGCTACTGGAGCTATGGGATCAGTTGGTGCTACTGGAGCTGGAGTCACAGGAGCTACGGGAGCTATGGGACCAGCCGGTGCTACTGGAGCTGATGGTGCTACAGGATCAGTTGGTGCTACAGGAGCCGGAGTCACAGGAGCTACAGGAGCTATGGGACCGGCTGGTGCTACGGGAGCTGATGGTGCTACTGGAGCTGGAGTCACAGGAGCCACAGGAGCTATAGGACCGGCTGGCGCTACTGGAGTTATGGGATCGGTTGGTGCTACTGGAGCCGGAGTCACAGGAGCCACAGGAGTTATGGGACCAGCTGGTGCTACTGGAGCTAATGGTGCTACAGGAGCTGGTGTGACAGGAGCCACAGGAGTTATGGGACCAGATGGTGCTACTGGAGCTGATGGTGCTACAGGAGCTGGAGTCACAGGAGCTACAGGAGTTATGGGACCGGCTGGTGCTACGGGAGCTATGGGATCAGTTGGTGCTACAGGAGCTGGTGTCACAGGAGCCACAGGAGTTATGGGACCAGCTGGTGCTACTGGAGCTGATGGTGCTACAGGAGCTGGTGTCACAGGAGCTACGGGAGTTATGGGACCAGCTGGTGCTACTGGAGCTGATGGTGCTACAGGAGCTGGAGTCACAGGAGCTACAGGAGTTATGGGACCGGCTGGTGCTACGGGAGCTGATGGTGCTACTGGAGCTGGAGTCACAGGAGCCACAGGAGCTATAGGACCGGCTGGCGCTACTGGAGGTATGGGAGCGGTTGG